GGTGATTGGTGGGTATTGAACCCTCAACGAGGCCGCTCAAATAATTCGGCGGTTGTGGTTCGGCATAGGGTTGATGAAGAAGTATTTTTTGATTTATGGAAAAAAATAGAATTATCCGGTTCAGGAGAACCAGGATTCTTTTTCACAAACGATGCCGATTGGGGATTGAATCCTTGTGCTGAAATTAGCTTACGAGCTTTTCAATTTTGTAATCTCTGCACAATTCATGCAGGAAATATTGAAAGCCAAGAAGATTTTAACGCTCGTGCGAAAGCGGCAGCTTTTATAGGAACACTACAAGCTTCATACACAAATTTTCATTATCTTCGTGATATATGGAAAAAGACAACCGAAAAGGAAGCTTTGATCGGAATTTCTATGACTGGAGTAGCTTCTGGCGGCGTATTAGAATTAGATATTAAAGAAGCTGCCAAAATTGTCAAAGATGAAAATCAAAGAGTGGCAAATATTATTGGTATAAAGCCAGCCGCGCGCACTACAACGGTAAAACCAGAAGGAACTTCTAGTTTAGTTTTAGGAACATCTTCTGGTATACACGCTTGGCACAACGATTATTATGTACGTAGATTAAGAGTTGGAAAAGATGAGCCAATATATACATATCTCATAAATAATCATCCTGAAATTATTGAAGACGAATATTTTAAACCTCATCAGCAAGCGGTTATTTCTATTCCACAAAAAGCTCCAAATGGTGCTATTACAAGACAAGAGACAGCACTTGATCTTTTGAAAAGAGTAATAACCATCAATAAAAATTGGATTGTACCGGGTCACCGTAAAGGGGTTAATAAAAATAATGTATCTACAACCGTAACGATTAAGCCAAACGAATGGGATAGTGTAGGAGAATGGATGTGGGCAAATCGAGATAATTTTACCGCTCTTTCTGTTTTACCATACTCAGATCATAGTTATATCCAAGCACCGTTTGAAGATATATCAGAAATCGATTATAATAATGCCGTAAAAAGTTTACATTCTATAAACTTGGACAATATAATTGAAGTCGATGATAATACCGTATTAGCAGATAATTTAGCCTGCTCAAATGGGGGATGCGAGCTTTAATTTTAACATCTAATTGAAAGAAAATGAAATGAACGCTGAAATTTATTCAAAAGACAACTGCACTTATTGCACCATGGCCAAGAAACTTTTTGAAAAGGAAAATATTTCCTACATAGAAGTTAATGCCGTTGAAAACCGGGAATATTTATTCGAAAGAGTTACCAAAGAAACCGGATTTCCACCGAAAACAGTTCCTCAAATATGGATTGATGACAAATATATTGGAGGATTTTCTCATTTACAAGAATGGATAAAGGCTCCGTGGGAGCGATAGACTCCGATGATTAACAAAAAAATCGAGTTCATCATGAATTTGATTACCGAAACTCGGAAAATAAAAACTGATCTTGGAATAGCCAACAAAATAATTCCTGGATTGTATATAACTCCTTCCGAAAAATGGCAATTAGACATTATAAACGAAATGATGGATCAAATAAAGGCCATGTGTAAAGTTAATGATATTATAATAGTACCTAACCATTTGTGTGTAGACGAAAATTTTATTAACGACCACATCAATGTATTCATGTCATCATCTTCAGATAAACCATTAATTAAAATATTTTAAGAAAGAAAAATGAACGCTGAAATTTATACGAAATCAATTTGTCCATACTGCACCAGAGCTAAAAGAATTTTTGAAAAAGAAAATATTTCCTACACAGAAATTAACGCAGTTGAAAATTTAGAAGAATTAAAAACGAAGGTGATTGCCGCTATCGGGTCTCCACCTCAAAAAGTTCCTCAAATTTGGATTGATGAAAAATATATTGGGGGTTACGACCAATTGGTGTCATGGGTTGAAAAAATGAAAACACCGCTGATTGAAAATTCTTTATCGACCATATAAACGTTTCATAAACAGCCAAAAAATATTTTTCGAATCTGGTTGACGAACCCGAAGTTTTAGGCGTATGTTTATGGCCTGGATCAATTCGATCCAAACTTTAACCAGGATTAACGAAATACATGTCGATTTTCGATAAGATTCACGACGAACTTTTTGAAAGTGATCCAAAAACTAAACAAGTAGTCAAGCCGGTAACAGTACCGCCTATCGCTACTTCTCCATCTCCGATCACACCTTATAATTTTGGTACAGATACCGCGCCAGTAGTTGGCGGGGCTCCAGCGGCTCCGGTGTATGCTCCTTCTACGGGCGGCACAATTAACCCAGATGCCATGAAGGCCGTTACAGATGGCGTCTTTGTTCCAATAAACGGGCGGCCTTCACGTTATGTGATTTTCTCAAAGATTTATGAGACGGTTGGTCACAATCCACAAACTGCTCTTATGACCATGCAAGCTATGGACCCATCCATTACCGCCAAAACAATTTTGGATGATATCAGTTCTCACCTATCTTTGCTTGATCAAGTTACCGCAAGCGCGGAAGCCACATTCATTCGTGTGGCTACTGAACGTCTGGGTGGCGCCGATCAAAAGATCAAGGAATTGACTACGCTTAACGAACAAGCGCAAGCAGAAATTGCTCGTCATCAAAAAGAAACAGGTGAACGCATCGGGCAAATTTCTCAATTACAAAATGAGCGCGCAACAGACGAAGCTCAAATTGGGCAAGCTAAAGCTGCGGCCATTGCTGCTGAAGGAGTTGTGAAGTCGCAACTTTTGACGGCACAAACAATCCTGTCAACTATTCAATAAGGAACTCATTTAATGAGCAATGAAGTTACCGAGTGGCATCCGCCACAGGAAAAGATTATCCATGGCGTTGTTCAATGGAGCCTGATTGGCGTCGGCATTGTTGCGGCTGCATTCGCAGTTAAGACGTTTGTTCCAACTATTCGTGATGCAGTAGCTCTTCTTACCGATCTTTTAACCAATTTGTGGCATGGTGGCATCGCCATAATGGCATGTTTGACTTTGTATATCATCTATGTACAAGTTTTCACTAAAAAGGGAAAAATCAACGCTCTGTTCGCGCAAGCATATTCAAGTGCTATTCATCAACTGACACTTGAACTCCTGAACGTTGATCCCATGTCACCTCTGAAAGATAATTTGGTTGCTGTTCAATTAAAGAAGGCAAATTTTGATGAACAATTTGCCAAATTTGATGGTCAAATTTCTGCATTTAAGATGCAAGAAGATGATTTGCGAGCACAATCAGATAAAGCCGAAAAGATGGCAAAGGCTGCGCATGGCCAAGGCAATGATATAAAAATGAACCAACTTCTTTATCAAGCTGGCAGCACTAAAAGTGCCGCCGATGATATCGAGAAAATGCGTATGCGTTTGGTTCCTGTGCGCGCCATCATTGTTCGGCTTCAAAGTGAAGCGGCAGATATTATCTGGAAACTTGGAATTGACATCCAAACTACCGAAAAAAAGTGGAATGCTGCTAATGCTTTGACTGGTCTCGAAAAGTCGGCTCGTAGTATTATGTCTTCCTCTGACAAGAGTGGATTGGCTGCTGAAGCGCAGAATATTATCAATACCAAGTATTCTGTTGCCATTGGTCGCCTAGCAAATCTGGAAACTACCGCTATGCCACTGTTGGATTCTGCCGATCTTGAAAAGGCCACTTATAGCCAAGAATATCTCGACAAATGGAATGCTGAAGCCGCGCCTATGATCACGGCCCAAGTTATTCCAATGTCGCAAACCCTTCCTGCTCCGTCTTCTTTTGATGCTCTATTGACAAAGAGATAAAAAACTAGCTTAGCTACGAACTAACGCAAGAACCTTTCCACACATTCACACACAAAAACAGGAGATAAAAGGTCATCATGGCCGGATTAAAGACTCGATATAAGGTTGCTTTAGGTGCTGTCGGCTTGGGAGTTTCCCTTTTTGCAGGCCATGCCGCACTAAAAGCAGGCTTTCTTCCCTCAGTAGCCAAAATGGTTGCTGTTGTACCCGACAAGGTGAATATCGCTACCCTTGGTGGCAATATTCAAAAGCAGCCATCTCAAAACTATGAGCTTCCTGCGGCGCCGGAAGCGGGGGCTCCAACTCGAACCCTTCTGGTTATTCCGTGGCAAGCGGACGGTTCGATTATTCTTGCGAACAATGGTGTCGGCAACGATTGCAGCGGTTCTCTGATGCAAAAGTTTGCAGGCGCCTGTCTAGTCATCGGTCGCCAAGATGACTACGGAAAGATGGCTGACGCTATCTTGAAGTTTGCTACCGATTTTTCCTCTGGAAATCCTAATCCTGGTGGTGCTGCCTACATCTCGATCATGGGCGGCGGCGAAGCGGCTTGGCTTGCGGGGCTCAAGCCTCAAATGGACAAGCTCGGCCTGCACCTGAAGGTGTTCGGTGTTACTGGCTTCTCCTATGGGGAAGACAAGTGCATGGGGCCTGATTTGGGTGGCGATCCGAACAAGGCCAAGGGTGCTCTGATTGCGGCCAGCCCGCGAGACGGAGATTGGGACGTTTGCTTGAAGTGGGCGTCAGATAATAATATTCCGGTAAACTCTGACAGCACAATTTATGATCCCGGCGCGATTAATTTCGTGGATACAGACGGCTTCCAAACGGCGGATGACAAGTTCATTACCGGCGCCTGCGAAGATCGGGACGAAGCTAAGGGCGGCGTAAAGACCGGCAAGCGCGTGCATGTCTGCGTCAACGGTGTTGCAACGTGGACACCCGGTGACGTGACGGTCATGCAAAAGAAGGGTGGTATTGTGACTTGGGCTTCAACGAAGCTCTATGATCAGCAAATGCCAGCCGTTCTCATCGGTATCAAGGAAGAAATGGATAAGCATCCTGCCTTTGTGACGGGTATGCTCCGTGCGACTGACCGTGCGTCATTCCAAATTCGGACTACTCCGGATGGCGTTCACCGTATGGCCGTGGCGGAAGCCAAGGTCTTTGGGACTGCCGGTGGTGACGAAGCTGATCCCGCGTATTGGGAAAAGTATTTCGTCGGATATGATTCGCCCGATGGCAAGGTTCGTCTCGGTGGTTCGCGTGTTTCGACCTTGGCCGAAGTTCGAGATTTCATGGGAATGACTCCTGGCACCTTCAATATCTACAAGGGCGTGTATGAAGTCTTTGGCGGCTACGATGTGAAGTATTATCCTACGACGGTTCCTTCGGTTCCGAAGTTCGAAGATATTATGGACACCAGCTATATTTCGGCGGCTCTTGCTGGCGTGAATATGTCTGCGCCGACGACTACGGATTTTGCCACGGCAAAGACCATCACGTCTCCGGTCTCTACCAAGGCGGTTCACATCGAATTCGATACTGGTAAGGCGACTATTCGGCCTTCGTCGCGGCCCCAACTGCTTGATATTGCCAACATGGCGGCGCAAACCAATCTGATCATTCGAATCAGCGGTTTCACTGACAATACGGGCGATCCCGATGCGAACGTAGCTCTGTCTCGGGCTCGCGCTAAGGCCGTTGCTGATGCTCTGACGAAGATGGGTGCGCTCACCTTCGGCGGGAACCGGATCGAACCGCCGCGTGGTTACGGTGCGGATCAACCGGTAGCCGATAACTCGACCCCGGAAGGCCGCGCTGCTAACCGGCGTGTGGAAATCGTCCTCGGTCAATAATGGAATAGGGAGGCGTCGAAACGCCTCCCGACTTCTTTTGTAAAAATAATGAACCTACAAATTGTCCACAATCCGACTGAAACATCCAAGAATCTTTTCGGAAAACTTTTCGAGCCGCGAGCCAAAGTTTCGGCAATTACTAATTGGACACTATTTGTTGGGTGGCTTTTGTTCACCATTTTTTGTTGGCAAATTGTTATTCCACATATGTCTAAACTGGTTCCGATGCCTTCTGAAGTCATGCATTCATTTGCGACACTTTGGAAGCAAGGTCTGATTGTCAATCTTTCCAGCGGTAACGGTGGAAATATGGTGGCCAGCATTATTACCAGCCTGAGTGCGATTTTTATCGCAATGATCCTGGGTCTCAGCCTGTCTTATCTTTCAACAATTTCATTTTTTTCCGCACCTGTCAGAGCCATTGGGAGTGGTCGTGTTCTCAGTTTAACGGGTATGACCTTCATTTTCGTTTTGGCCACGCCTAACGGTTTTTGGTTGAAAGTCGCAACCTTGACGTTCTCAATTGTTGTCTTTTTGATTAACAGTATGCTTCAAGTTATTGATGATATCCCAGAATCTAAGTTTGATCATGCTCGCACATTAGGTCTTTCAAAAATTCAAGTGTTGTATGAGGTTGTCATTCGTGGAACATTGGCTTCAGCATTTGATATTATTCGAATGAATGCCGCCATGGCTTATATGATGTTGGCGGCGGTCGAAGCTAATTCTCGTTCAGATGGTGGTATTGGTATTGTGTTAATCGAACTGGCTAGACAATCAAATTATGCCGGTATCTTCGCCGTCCAATTGATGATATTTGTTGTCGGTATGGGTCAAGATCAACTTATTCAGTTCGTAAAAAATACAGTGTGCCCATACACCAAAACGAAATAAGGAGAATTTAAATGGAAACCGGATATGAATATTCTTTCGGCAAGTCTCTCCTTGATGTTAAGGGCCTCTCTGTAAAATTTAAAAATAAAAATGGCGACGAAACTGTCGTTCTCCGAGACGTAAATTTCGATATAAAAAATATTACACGTCCTGGTAGAAAGCAAGGTCAAGTTGATGCTCTTCTGGCGCCCAGTGGTTGTGGAAAATGTTTTGCCAAAGGCACTATGATATTGATGCATGATGGTTCAATCAAACCAGTTGAAAATGTATCTGTTGGTGATAAAGTTATGGGACCTGATAGCAAAGCAAGAAATGTTACAAGTCTTGGTAATGGTTTTGAGAAAATGTATAAAATCAAACCCGTAAAAGGAGAATCATTTACTGTAAATGGTTCTCATATATTACATTTATCATATAATTCAGATCATAATAAAATGAGAAATAATGAAACAGTAGATATATCAGTAAATGATTATTTGTTAAAATCAAATAATTTTAAAAATCTGACAAAATTAAAAAGAACAGGAGTCGATTTTCCAAGCCAAAAAGTAGAGCTTTCGGCATATATGCTTGGCCTTTGGTTAGCTGATGGAAATTCAGATTGTTTTAGGATAACGAATGAAGACGCTGAAATAGTTGACCATATTATCGAATTTGCCAATATATATGATCTTAAAGTTAGTCCATATGTGCCTAATATCTATGGACTAACTGCTGGACATGATAGGACAAAATCACCAACCTCATTTTTACATAGATTGAACTTATTGAATAACAAACATATACCATCTTGCTATCTAATAAATGATAGAAATACCAGATTAGAGCTTTTAGCTGGTTTGCTAGATGGTGATGGACATTTACATGGAAATTGTTTTGAAATAATTACCAAATTTTCAGAATTAGCGAAAAATATTTTGTTTCTCTCGCGTTCTTTGGGTTTAGCTGCATATAGCAAGCCTTGCGTAAAAACCATGAAAAGAAAAGATGGTAGTGTGTTTTCCGGCAATTATTTTCGAATCGGTATTTCAGGAAATACTGATGAAATTCCGGTTAAAATAAATGCAAAACGAGCAAAACCTAGGAAACAAATTAAAAATGTGCTTAGAGTAGGATTTGAAATTATACCCGAAGGAATAGGTGAATATTTTGGTTTTACTATTGATGAAGACCATTTATTTCTTTTAGCAGATTTTACAATAACTCATAACACAACCCTCTTCCGCGCCATTTCTGGCCTAGACAAAATACAAACAGGTTCCGTTGATATATGCATAAATGGTGATGATACGATGGTTCCTGTGCATGTTGGTCTTGTTGGTGTTGTGGCACAAGATTATCCATTATTCAATCATATGACGGTTATGGGAAATCTTTTAAAGGCGGCCACAATCAAAAATAAAAATAAAGACTCTGCTAAAGAAATTGTAATGAAATATTTGGAACTTTTCCAGTTGGTTGATAAAATCAACCATTATCCTCATCAACTGTCGGGTGGTCAGCGTCAAAGGGTGGCCATTATTCAACAAATGGTTTGCGATAATCATCTTTTGCTGATGGATGAACCGTTTTCAGGTTTGGATATTCTCATGAAAGAAGAAGTTCAACACATGATTTGCGGTGTGGCTTCGCAAAATGATTTGAACTCTGTCATCATCACAACGCACGATATTCAAAGTGCTATTGCTGTAGCCGATACGATCCTGCTTCTTGGACATGAGCGGGATGCTGCCGGGAATGTTGTGCCTGGGGCCTTTGTCAAGTATACTTACAACTTGATTGATATGGGTCTTAGCTGGCGTCCGGACGTTGCCGAATTACCCGCTTTTACCGCTTTAGAAAAAGAAATCAAAGCTAGATTCAAAGAGCTTTGATTATTTAATTTTTAAATCACAAACGGAGAATTGACATGACTTTTTCGGAAAACTAAACTTAGCTCACCAATATCGTCGTCTTAGCATGAGGGATGGTTGGAAATATACCCAACAAAGTCCAGATTGCTGGGTAAAAACTGAAGAAAGATGCCCTGATCCAGTAGATGCCGGATACTGGATTTTGGCTGCATGGGACGTTCTGGTTTCGACTTGGCTTTGAGTTCATTCATAATCCTTGACTTAATTTTGTTTTTCTGTATTCTCAATCAACCTCAAACTAGGAGAATGTTGTGAAAACTTTCTACACTTCGAACTATGATCGTAACGGTAAGAATGAAGCTGCCGTGGCGATTAGTGTTCCCTCGCTTGTTCCGGCTGATTATACCGGCATTCGCGATGCTAATCTGGCGCCGTCTCAAGAACTTTTAGACGAATATCATGATAAACATATCGACCATGACACCTACACCGCGCATTATACCGCGCTTCTGGATAGTCGTGGTATCACTCCTCAATCTATCGTTTGTCAATTCAATGAAGGAACTGTTTTCATTTGTTTTGACTATGAAGACGGTGATGAAAGCATTTGCCATCGCTTTATTTTGGCCGATTGGTTGAATGCTTCGGGTTTGGCTTCCGTCAAAGAAGTCTGACTTAGATTGGGGTTGGACTTTCGTCCAACCCCAATCTCTATAGGTTTTGAAATGTCACTAGACGAAACTGTTAAGCGTATTCATTCAATCGCTAACGAAGCGCAACTAGACCTTCAAGCTAGTGCCTATATTCAATTGGCTGACGTATATAAATTACTAAATGCAATTACAGATATGCGAGAAACATTGATCGGTGCTGCCGCACAATTCGCAAAGTATGAATCTTATCATCTGGCAAAACCGACTCCCGATATCAAGAAAGTTGAAACTAATACGATCTGGAAAACTGCATGCACTAAAGCTGCCGATCTAGACCCGAAATGTAAATAAATATGTTTAAAAGACTTTCTTGCTTTAAACAAGCAGTATCCGGATTTGCTTCTTGCCGGTATTATGATGAACTATTAGAAATACAATTAGGCGAAAGTCGTCAAAAAAAACGAATCTGGTGAATGGAAACCGAATTGGGTAGTATCTATTACTGATCAAGATGATTGGATTATGAACAAAGGTCATTCTGATTATAATGAGGCGTTAGAGCTTTTTATCATTATCTGCCAAATGGAAAAAATCGACATAGATGACTGTTTAAATCTTGGCTTGGAATTTTGAAACGTGAACGAAGCCGATAAAATCTTTACAAATAATTGGTGGTCTGCTCTCCTAAAAGATGAAGAGCGGCTTCAAAAATGGCTGATCAAACTCGAAACCACTGAACGCCAAGGTTTTGATGACAATATTGATGCTATTGAAAATTACGCTCAAGACAATCTTCCCGCTAAAACAATTCTCCACGCGACTGCGAACTGTTAAAATTTTTGCAAGCATGTCTGCGTGACGAAGTTCGTCCCAGGCGATCCATCTTGGAAAGAACAGCCCGCTCCAATTCCTTCTAATTATTGGGAGGAAATGTATAAAGGAATTGTAGACCTATCCTCTTGTGCAGCGGCTTTTGCGTTGGGAGAAGGTCTCGCCGCTGAACGTTTTGAAGTCCTTCAAGCCCATCCAGAAACGCCCTCAGATATTAAATGGTTTTTGGATAACGCTCTTCCTGATGAACAGCACCATCAAAGAATATTTCTCAAATTGGCTGGTGATGCTATGGATAAAATGCTAATACGGCATCTTTCAGCCGTAGAAAACTTGAAGAAGAAATGACCACCAAAATCGTTTATAATTCGAAAAAATATCAAAAACCAGATGAACCGCATCCCACTTTGGGCGAAGGATTTTGGCTTTCGTTTCCTCTTGGTGATGACGGTTCTCCGGTCATGCCTTTTCCCAGAGTTTATTTTAGGTTGGATGGAACGAAAGATTTTCTAAACGAAAGCGATATTGATTCCAAGTTCGCAAAAATTTTGTGCAACTTAATTACTAATGAACTTCTATCTTATTTGAACCTGATTGATTTAGAGATTGAATACAGCCCCATACCACCAGAATATATGAACGAGTTAGCTATTCTTGTTCATGAGAAGAAAATTTCGTCTAAGACGGCCAAAGAAGTTTTTCAATTAATGACGGAAAGCTTTCTGTCACCAAAACAAATTGTGGCTGATAGAAATCTGGAAATCGACACCAACACTGGCGAACTTGAAAAATTCATTGAAGAATTGGTTGCCAGTAATCCGAAACAGGTCGAAGCTTGCAAGTTGAAGCCGCAAGCGATTGGCTGGTTTATCGGTCAAATTATGAAGAACTTCAAGAATTCTGATCCAACTCAGATCAGAGAATTGCTGATGGAAAAACTTGTCTAAAATATTATATGATTGGGAAACTTACGTTCCAGATATGAAGTTCCTTCATATAAGTGAAGGTGTAAAACGTTACATTGATAATGTAGAGTTAGACTACCAAGTCACTATACATTATACTCACCCATTATTGATGGTAAATAAAAGTAAATCAATTTATAGTTATTATTTTGGTCCAGAAATAAAAGAATGGATTAAAGGAAAAAAGTATAGTGTTTCTTCTCAAGGCTATAATTGTCAAATAAGAATGACAAAACAGGACATGGCACTCTTTCGATTATTTTTCTGTTAGAACTTACGAAGAAGATTATCCGCGCGCTTTCCTGCTTGCCCTCTTGCCAAACTAAACAGTTGATTTTTCGTAGCCTTACGCTTAGGTCGTGGATTATAATTTCCAGCTATAGCATCGCGTGTTTTCGCAAAGTTGCGTCTTACATCTTTAAAACCACCTACAATTATTTGCATGACGTACTCCTCTATTAGTATAGAAATACTATCACAATTTATATAGTTGTAAAGCAATATTTGGGGGTCAAAGCCAAAAAAGTTTGAATAAAATAAAATCACGATCATCGTCATATTCTAATAAAAAATATAATATGAGATTATCATCTCGAACGTTAATTGAGGTTTCTAGCTTTATATTAAACTTACCATATATATTATAATCTATCCATTGTTGGATATCGTCTATCCATTGTATCGGATAGTATTTAATGATAGCATTAACCTTATCATATTTTTCAAATAATAAATCTTCTATGACCATATCATTACTAAATTTTACTAAAGAAGAAATGTTTGGAAGATATCTATACATATTTCATTAATTTTCGAATAGCCAATTTTCCATTGTTGGACAAATCTCTACTTCCAATTCCGGCCCAAATACCATGAGGCATAGGCGGCTGATCTATTTTAACCCATTGGTTATCCCACATGAACCAAGCATCTTCTACTTGATCAAACACGTAGCATTCGCTTGGCTCATCGTTATGCCGATCTAACCACATCGAAATCGCCCAACCGGTTCCACCCTGAACCAAACCATCCTTGATAGTGGCTACGGCGTAGACGCGCTCGGCATCTTTTACCTGATACCAATTACGCCGAAGAAGATTTCTAACGAAGAGGCTCTTGGGAGGAAACCATCGTTTAATTCTTTTACTGGCGGCCATACATGCCTCGTCAGCGGCTTCTAGTTGATCTTTGGACAGTATTATGACTTCTACATCTGGGGCCTGTGTCCGATGCCCAGCAAACGAAAAATGAACAACAGAATGGCCAGCCATTCCAGCGGTCATACCCCATTGAAGGTCTGCTCCTGATGCTCCTCCTGATAACAATACATTATCGTTCATTGCTCATTATTCATCTTCAATAAAATTGTTTGTAACATCCAAACGAGAAGTCCAGTCTAAATCTTGTTGGTTATCAATATACTTGAACACTTTTATGTCATCAAATGAAAAACAATCACCAGTATGTCCGCCACCAAGAATATTCTTATAAAAACTATCCAACCAAGAAGCACATTCATGCTTTACTGTGAACAGTCTTATGACTACATCACCTTTCTGTATGGACCAAATAGTATTTGACCTAGCCATTATTTATTCCTCCAATTGCAATGGTGACATTTTCTTCTTCATTTCCAAAACATCTAAGCTATCTCTGTTAAGTGAGAAATCGTTCCATCGCAATTTAAATAACAAATCAATATTATTATAATCAGTAATTGTAATTACTCCAATGATAAAAACGGGATTCTTATTTATTAGTGTAGGAAATTTTTCCAAAATTGTCTTAGGATTTACGTAACTAAATGTTGTTGACATTACATAATATTTTGAACAATTTTTTACTGCCCATGCTTTAATGTCATCATAAACATCCATGACGAAATAAAATGTAATCATAACTTCAACTTTCGACGTGGTTCTCTGTAAGGATATCCAACATTCAATGCCCCTGTTCGAAATAAATCCGAACAAGATTGCATTTGCGATTGACGACGGAACAACTCAATGGCCGAATGTGATATCATACGAATTCGCCATTGAACATCATATGTGCGATAAAAAGGATAATAGCACTTGCTGAAAATAACAGGAAGCGTGCCATAAACGCGCTTCGCAGCATCTCCATACCTACGTGTATGGAATCTATGTATAATATTCCCCTTCATCTTCATCATCATCATCATCTTCTTCTCTAAAAAACTGCTCTACTGTCGTTTTCTTAATTTCAAACTTAGGGGTTTAGTCCAAGCTCCATCCCAAGTATCCAATGGACTTATTTTATTCCAAAGATTATGCGAATTGCAGCGAGGACAAGGCATTTGTAGTCTCCTTTATTCTGTTTTTAATGAAAAAGATTTGATTTTTTGAACTCAATGATTTCTTCAAGAAACTTCGAACCTTTTTCTAGCATGAAAAACTTAGTAAGATCAGCCATTGATTCTGCTTCAGGATCAGCCATTTTTCTGTTTAAATGCATCATTCGATCCCATACATCCAAATATTTATCCAGTGCTTCTAACATTTTTGAGATATCTCGAATGTTATGTTCATCAAGTAATCTTCTAGATATCGGAAGAAGAATACCTAATTTTGTAGGATAGTTTTTAAAAGCCTCTGTCATAACTGTTCGCATTTGCTCATGTGCTTCAGTTCGAAGTTCTTCACACAAAACAGCATGCGTTCTATCAAAAACACTTGGAGTAGATATTGTATTCATTGATTTTTGCCTTTCAAATGTTAACAAAGTTAAAGGGTTCAGATACGCCGCCACTAAAGTTAGCTGCGGCTGATAAAGCTTGCTCTATACGCCATTCAGGCTTCAACGTTTTGTCCATGTCGGTTGTATGAAGAGAACCAAGCGCATATGCCTCTCCACATCCTATGGCCATGTATCCACACAAATTTTCGCCCACTTGGAAGTCTCTCTGTATATTAAAAAGTCGTCCACGTCCACCAACTAAAAAAGAGCCGCCATGCTCCTGGCTGGATTCAATCGAAGTGTATGCACCTTCCTTGAATACGGCTCTCAATGATGGGATAAATGTTTTCACCATATAAACCATCAAATCATCATACTCTACTTCGGGCGGATCAAAATCATACTGTAATATTTGACCCATTCGAAAAGAACTTGAAAAGCCAAACACAAATTCACCATTATAAAATACCTTCTTATCTTTTCTAATTACTTTGTCTAAACCCGAAATACCACAAGAGTCGCCACCAATATGAACTCTTCCTTTGGAAGCCACACCAACAATGCATGTCATATATTATTTCTTTCTATTTTACAGGCATATACGAGCCACTTCCGCATGTAAATGCATGACAGTTAAGTCGTTATTTATCACATGATCAATACAACCAACACTTATTTACGAATGGTTCTATTTTAGACCATTTACGTTGTAAGCCTCTTCCTTTATATATTTTTTTATATAAAGCAACTGCACTTTTACCACTAAAAACGATTTCATATAAATTTGGTATATTTTTGTGATTTCTGATAGAACAAGGTAAATCTGTCCAAACGCCAATAAAGTCTATAATTTCTTTTGAGGCCAACAGATTAATTAATACATTTTTTTGTTCTTTTGAAGAAAAATAAATACAACCATCACCGTCAATTAATCCTACTAACCATTGTGATATCAAAGTATCATCTCCTTTAATACACTCTGGAACTCGATTAACTTTGGATTTCCTCGGAAAAATTTCCCATAGTTTCATATCTTCAATTATATAAGGATTGTTTATAACACAAGAATATTTAATCTTTCCATTTGATTTCTGTGAACGATAGTATAATGGTTTAGTTGAACCAACAAATTGTTTTAGCCCATTTACTAATTCATAATCTAAACAACTTAGTTCCAATACATAACTTTCAGATTTCCCACTTTTCTTAATACAACCATCTGCGCTAATAACACCAGCCCAATAAGCCGTTTCTTCCGTTGGAGTTAAAAATATATTTTCATTACTACATGAATATTTTTGGTTACCTATTGGTAACGGAATCATATATGAAGATGCCCACCAAACAATTTTATCTCTACTACAATTCCATTGTTGAGCTAACAAAGTTGGACTGTTATTCTTAAGCCCGTCAATTAAATCATTTCTTGATGGCACATTTTTTTTAGTCAATTTTTTGTTTAAATTATTGATGAATAGTCTAAAACTATATAATATCTATGATTAATTTGTATTGTTTATAAGAACATAATTAAAATCGGTTCGAAGTAAAGAAGTTTCACTTTCATGATTTGAATAATCCCAATTTGAAGGTCTAAATAAATAAATACATATTCCTCCCATTTCTTCTATCATTTCTCTTTCATTGGAAAATCTTATATCATCAAAAAAACATTTCTCTAAATTTGCTATTCTTTCTTTAGTTTTTCTAATATGAATATTAGAATCGTGTTTTCTAAGCACATCTGTTCCAACAAATTGAAGCATCTCTCTTATATTTTTTAATTTTTTATTTACCACAAAATTTAAATCTAGATTTGCTAAATCTGATAATTCCATACATTTGTCAATATTCCACAAACAATGAACATCAAATATTTTTTCTTTTTCTAATGCATCATAAAATTTTTCAATGTTTATATTGAAAAGCTTTGAGCAAGTTTCTTTTAAAAAATCAGCAAAACTTACCCTAATATATCCACAAGATAGTAATTCTTTACCAATGGTCGTTTTTCCACTACCCTTACGACCAGCGATGCCTATTAATTTCATAAAGAAGAATATCCACAGATTATTCCTCATATTACCGTAAACGCGATCTCTACGTCATTATTTTTCGAACTCGTAGAACATTTTCATAAAAACGAAATCTTTGTAATCTACCGTGCAAATGAAGTCCCAAACATGCGAATTACGTTCACTTAGTTCATAGGTGAATGCTGCACTTTTGTATTGTTCTTTAAACATATTTTTACCAAAGAGTTATTACGAGACGCGTTCGGCGATAAGACGTGTAAATACCAATCTCTAATGAATACTTTGAAAATTGCGAAATCCCCCTCATACCGTTTGAAGTAAAAAATGGCAAGAGAAGCCGTAACTTCATCAGATGATAAAGTCGATCCATTAGAATCAAAACTTATCGCAATTTCTTTCATGTTAAATCTTTATTACTATAACCTTCGTCCCAAAGTTGATCTAAATGATCGTCTTTGTCACCTAAATATACGAACCAAGATTGTATTTCTTCGGCTGTGCCTGACGGATTAGATACAAAAATTTTCTTTACTTCCAAACACTTTTCACATTTGGCGAAATACCAAGTCTTCATATTGTAAAAATCTCGTATCCAGTTTCCGTAACACCAATTGAATGCTCCCACTGAGCACTTAATGTTTTGTCCTTAGTGACAGCCGTCCAACCATCACTAAGAATCTTCGTATCTGGCTTTCCAATATTGATCATCGGCTCAATAGTGAAGAACATTCCTGGAACAAACGGTATTCCTTTGTAATCTGCATGTGGCATGAAGTGTAAAATTTGAGGATCATCATGGAAAACTCTTCCAACACCATGACCAACAAAAGTTTCAACCACCGAAAACCCATTTTTATGAGCATGATCTTCAATTGCTTTAGCAATATCACCCGTAAAACCACCCGGCTTTACCTGTTCAATTGCCAAATATAAACATTCTCGGGTAACATCGATCAATTTCTTAGCCTTGGCATTAATCGAACCAACTGCATACATTCGACTATGGTCGCCGTGCCAGCCATCAAGGATGACCGTATAATCAATATTGGCGATGTCGCCCTCGCGTAAAATCTTGGCACCAGGAATGCCATGACAGACCACATGATTGACGCTGATGCACAACGTCTTTGGATATCCTTTGTAGCCAAGACAAGCGGGAATACCATTATTTGCAAGCATGAACTCTCTTGCTAAGTTGTCAAGAGTTTCTGTTGCCACGCCTGGAACCACGAATTGTGTCAGATAGTCAGCGCATTGCGCTGCAAGCTTTCCAGCAGCACGCATGCCATTCCAATCTGCTTCATCTGTATGAATAATCATTGATTATTTATCAATCAACCAAGCCGCCAGTCTTCTTTTCCAGATCAAAATTAGCTTCGATGAAGTCAATAACTTCTGCCGCTGGCGTGTTTCGATTGAAAACAATATTCGGGCCATGATTATCGAGCATTACGGCATGAATATCATTAGAATATGGGCGAAGATTACGGCTGGTGTTGGCTCCGCAATTGTGCGATCCACATTCGTATTCCATCTGTGAAGCAATGTTCACAAAGTCTCGTGGATTTTCCTTAAGAGGAACGTGGGCATGCACGATGCAATCAAGTTCCGGATGCTCACGGAAAACAATTCGCTGCGATTGTCCACCAACAGATGGTTTCGCGCCGTGAGCGATGACCTTTGTATCATCTTCGTATTCAACCAACACCAATCCTTCGTCAGAAAGATTGTTGAAATTTCTCTTACGCTTCGACGTAAGGACGCGTCCTTCATCTAGCTTAACGGCGAAGTGACCAGCCGTTACACCACGGAAAGGTTTGTATGCGCCGCGATTGATACAATGATTCACAACTTTACGAAGATTATCAGGAATCAAATCTGAATCCCAAGGAACCGATGTGCCTTCGTCAATAACAGTGGATCGAGTGAAGGTATTGGTAGAACGAGCCAAAACCATCTTGACTAGACCGTCAAGCATTTCATCACGATTGGTAGTCTCGAAATAGCGGGTTTCTTCGGGAGCTACAATCATGTTGTTACGAGTTACAGTATCATTGGCTACCACTAAATTAACACTATCGCGTTTTAGTGCATTCAGAGCTATTTTATACTGTTCGTCCGAAGTTGCACCAGTAGTGGTTTTGAAGGCAACCACGAAAATATCTTTGCGAACCTTTCGAATGCTGCCTACCAATTTATCGGCTGGAACAAGTTTCATTTCTTGATTGCCGTCAGAAGTCTTAAGGCGGATATCATGTGACCCAGACAAGGTAATCTTCTTTTTATTGGAAAAAGTAGAATTTTCTGGATCGTTCTCTAAAATAAAACCATTATAATCACAGAGAGCAGCATTCAAAATGATGACGCGGGTTTCCGGATCAGCAATGAGAGTATTGAGTAAAGCCGCAACATCATCATTTGTCACCAACTTACTTGTTGGATCAGCCATCTTGGTCAAATGAAGATAATAATCATTGGCCCAAACCATTTCATCCCAACCACCTTGCGGATCAGTATTTGCTTTACCGGGATCATTGCTCGCAAACTTGTGCGCCAACTCACGAGCAGTTGTTCCAAACGCAGGAGCGGCCAACGCCAAATGATTGCGAACATGCGATAGTGTGCCTCCTCCAATAATGTGAATTTTACTCATTGAGTTTTCCTTTCGCAAATATCTATTACTCCGATCCATACAAATGAAAACGAGACAACAGAGACTTCAATTCACCGTTTCTACCAAAAACATACCCGCAGGTATCAATAGAAAGCGAGTGAAAAGTTTCACCGTCCTTGATTTTATAATCGGGATCATTGACGATACCCACATGAAAACCATTCTTCTTGGCGGTAGCAACCGTCTCGTGCATTTCTTGTTCGTTGACTGACAAAACAATACCTGTTCCGAAACCTGCGCCAGTTTCGTCTTCCCAATCCTTCAGTAATTCGCGGCGAACATCATCAAGAGGCATACAAAATTGAAGTTCAAAAACCATTTGGTTAGCTGCATGCATGGCTTGAGCACATGCGCGGCCACTATTAAGACTTTCCATGTCATTTCGCATCAAAATGTATTGGCGCGGCTGGATCATTAGCATGTAATGATCCAATGCTTTTTCGAGAGATTCATAATCTACAGGAGAATTGAGTATGGAATTCGCGCGGATGCTTGCCAGAAAATTATCAATGGCGATATCCAAACCATAATACTCTTCTTCGGAAGAGATTTTAGATTGAATAACTGTTGTCAGCCAACCTTCATAATGACTTCTACGCGTGGGCACATAGTAGGAAATATCTTCTTTCGTCAGCATAAAATGATCTCCTTTATTCTAAATCATTATAGACTATTTTTATTTATTGTCAAGGTCAGATTTAGACATTTTCAAAAACACACAAAAACGTTTCCATTCGCTCTGAATCAAAGGATTAGTCTTAATTTCCTCGTGATATTGCATAATTAGTTGTATTTCTGGAATGTCTTCCAACGCAAAATATTGATGAATAGCTTGTGTCATCAAATCCCCTTTACTAATTTTCTTTCGAAAAGATTTTATCCGAAGTTTATCATCATCGGTGTTATCCAAATAGAGCGTTCGTAAAACCCGGCCCATTCTGCAATTATAGTTCTTTTTTAAGAAAACTGCCCGTTTGAAGTTCAGTCCAACCAAGGTCTTCATCGATCTCGGCTCCATTTTTACGTGAAAATGTCCACCAACCACAGATAATATGGTCTTCGGTAAGTTCCGTAACTTGCAGCCGCATTGGAATGGAGCCTGCCAGAAGACGCGTCACAACATCTCCAACTTCAATATGCTCAAACATCACATTTTTCTCACATCTAGATATAAAGGTTCTAATTGTTGGTTTTTATTCGGATTGTCAACTAATATTTTCCATTTTATCCCAAGATCGACAACAAGGCCGCCAACATTGCATCCCCACGGATAAATCCACCATCCGAAAAATCCCCAACAATCAAAAATAAATGCCAGTTCACATAAAAAATATGAAAACCAATCTAAGGTATCATATACAAAAAACTTAATTTTCATCATTTTAAACCGCGCACCACTCCGCTTTAAGCATGCAAAAGATATCCGAAAAATAATTTTCGTCAAGTTTCAAAAACATGTTGACATAAAAATCATCAGCGAGTATAAATAAGATTATGACTTACGCACTCAACATCTCCCGCACCGGTTCGGCCTTCGGCCAGGATCGTGGAGATATGGGCGGTCGCGGCGAACGAGAACTTCGCGCCGGGGCCATTTGTCGTGCGGATGGCGGAACCCAAGTCTAAGGTTCCCCCTTCTCCCAAAGACAATTTGCTCCCGGCGACTGGTTAATTACCAGCACGGATGACTCTATCCAAAATCAAAATAATGGTCGTGTTTCAATCTGGTTGATTGTATTCCGCTGTCTACGGAACAAGGCTGGTTCGATTCCTGTCACGACCGCCATTTTTGATGCGGGTATGATGTTTAATGGTAGCATGTGCGATTGCCTGTCACACTGATTCGGTTCGAGTCCGAATATCCGCTCCATTGATTTTGGATAGAGTCATCCGTGCTCCGTTTGGAGCCTTCGTATATCAGCGAATACATCTGACCTTCACTCAGAAAAGGCCGGGGCAGCACCGGTAGGCTCTTCCAATGCTCCCTTCGTCTAATGGTAGGACAACAGATTCTCAGTCTGAAAACATTTCGGTTCGATTCCGATAATACTCTTCCTAACACCACCTCATCTTAAAGTGAATGGCATCTTCAACATGAGTGAAGCAATAAACCGTATATAATGAAATGATATACCAACTCCATCCTCTATCGATTGTTGGGACCGGGACGTCAATCGGCCAAAAATCTTCTCCTATATTTTCTCTGCACCATAATTTTTCTTGATGTTGAAAAACTGTATTTTCGTTTTTTATTTTAACTATATTTGGAGCAATTTGGTGTAAAAAATCAATATTCATACTCATCCGTGCCATCGCAGTTTAAATAAAATTGCCGATTTGATGTCTACAAAATAAAAAATTATTTTTTCATTGGCAAAAATAAAAGTCCATTTTCCTTCAAGTTTATCTGCATATATCGGCAACGATACCTTTTCATTTGGCCAGAAATCTCTTCCAATCTTATAGGTTTTACACCATTTTTTGAAAAAAGGTTCAACGCCACCCTTTCCATTAGGAATAGTTTTAATATTTTGATCATTTTCAGAGAACACGATTTCATGCAAATCATATTTTTCCTTCAATATATCAATATGTTTAAATATTAAACCAGTTTTGTCGTTATCATAGTATCCAGTGGCTGATTTGTTCGCGCAGATTTTGTTGTAATTTTTGAAACTCCTCGGCATCTCTAGCAGGATCAATCTTCATCAACTTTATGCCTGAAATTATCAAATAACTTAGCGAGGGTTAGCTGTCGTTCGAATTCGGCATAAAAACCAGGAACTAACTGTTCAATATTATTAATCGGAATTTCCTTGTACGCACCATTTTTACGAGGCGAACATTTTTCATTTGCTTTTCGTTGCAAATCGTGAGCAGTAGAATAGTTTAATTCATGTTTTTGGAAGGCAAATTTCTTGCCTCTTCGCCCCCAAAAATTATAAAGTTGATTGTCCCCCATAGACACATAGCCCCAAACCTTGTCGTGATTGGCTTCGGAACAATGTCCAAAAAATTCAATTTTGTATGCCATCTTCTTTCCCTATGATGGAATAAACTCTATCGATCAACTTTTCGATTGTCAACCAAAAATAGGAATGATATATCCACACGTTAAAATGAGATGGTCTAATGTTTAGCGTGAATCCACAGATAATAGCAGATTTACAGAAAGTTGCGGCCTATGGGGTTGTGATAAAAAAATCTGAAAATTCTGTATTCATATATGACAAATGTCGATTATGGTGTGAAGAAAATATAGGAGAAAAAGATTTCTGGCCATCGAGTAGCGAAGATATGACTGTTCCAGAAACAATATCTGGTAGAGCGTGGACTTGGTATTATAACCAAGAAGGTGCTATTACTTTTTATTTTACCAACGTGGAAGATGCTATCCACTTCAAAATGAGATGGCTATAAATGAGTGAAGAACTTACACATAATAATTTGCAAAAAATTGCTCCTTTTGTAATTAACGCCCATATATTCTTCAGCGTAAACAATCCACATTTTTATCGTGATTGTCAAACATGGTGCGAAGAAACCATAGGAAAAGACTTTTGGCCAGCAGGTAGCTCAAAAATACCAAAAAATTTATCTGGTAGAGCTTGGACTTGGTATAACCATCCCAATTCCAATTCTATTGATTTCTATTTTACCAACGTTGAAGACGCTATCCACTTCAAAATGAGATGGTGTTAAAACCCACTTTCCGCACTATCTGCGCATATATCACATTGATATCCTTGGCGGACATCCGCTGGGGTTAACATATTTTCTCGACCACATGTTGGACAAGGACAATTACGAGGATTCATATTGCTCGCAGCACGTAAGGCACTTCGGCCGCCGGGATCAGCAAAATCTATATCTTCTGGATCGTCAGGAAATTCTTCATCATCAAAATACCCATCGTCATCGTAATTATCAAAATACCCTTCATCAACTACTTCTTCATCGACAACATGCTCATGTTTTCCACAAACATAATCAACAACATTGCCGCCTTCAAAATCCGTTCCACTATGAAGATCAAAATTTATGGAGTAATATGGGTCCTCTGGTTCCCCGTTTTGATCCCTTTTAATGTCTTGAACATGATATGGAAGAATACTTTCTCTCCATTTATCCGCTTCTAAAAGTTCATCTGGTTCTAACCCAGAAGAATCACCGTTTACAAGATAGCTCGCCCAATAAGCAGGGCCAGTAAAAACAGCAAAATCAGGTTCGTCTGATGATTCAACTAAAGTTTGAGTTTTACCCCAACTTTTAAAAGAAGAAAATACATCAACATTTTCTTTTAATGTTTTCGTAGGAACTTTTTTATAATCAAGCAGATTTATAATCTTACGCATATCAGTCATGGGAATCTCCAATTATCCCATGTATTTATTACAAAGCTAAGTTTCACTCAAAATTAGCGATTACACTTTCCATGTATAGATGAGTAACCAAATTTTCCTGGAATGGTTACACTTTCACGTGTTCGTTTCATTGTTCGTCATACTTATAAAGTTTAACGGCATATTCAACACCATCTGGGTGTTTAATCATACCTTTCTTAACGTCACAATTGACATATTGAATGCCTACTCGTTCCATCCATATGCTAAGACTTTCGTCTTGTTCGTCCAGGCCTTCAAACCAATCAAGAAAAGCTTTCGCTTGCTCTTGAGTTTCAAAACCCGAAAAAATAGCTTTGAACGACATTTCTCGTCTCCTAAATTTCTTCTGAGCTTAAATCAAGACATTCTTGACAAACTCGATCATATTTCAATTATATTATTTGTCAAGAACCAAAACCCATCATTTTCAAAAATGCTTCTAATCCTGGAACCTTACTGAACATAGACCTAATATGTGGCTGTTTCAACATTTCCTTGAAGTATTCCTTATTCCCAATAAGATATTTAATAGATTCTCCGGTATCTTCGTAATTAAATTTCATTCCACCGTCAGGCATAATATCTGGCTTATGACCACCAAAAACAGAATCAGGAATAGTTGCTATAATGGCTTTAATAAAAAGACCGGCCCCCGGAAGTTTATGCGGAGCAATCATGCCACATTTTTTAGATATCGCAGCCAGCGCCGCCGAAACTGCTCCCCAAATGGGACCACCTTCTGCTTGAAGTTCAGCAAAGCCTTTCAGAACCGATCTAAAATCACCAGCCGTAGCTACCAACTTTTTCATTCCCGATGCTTGAACCCGGACAGCGACGAAACCTTTTTCATCCCCATAGAACGTCCAATCTCTGGCGCGAGACATAAGCTTATCGTAACCCCAACTTGACCCCGTTTCCTTTTCATAACTCGTCTTGAAAATGTGATAGAAAGATTGAAGGTCATGCACGTCCCGAATGTGATAGGATTCATCTAACTTTTTCTCATCAATAGATGCTGACCAATTCTTTTTTATCGGAGAAAATTTTTCTGGACCAAGTTTAATATTACCTTCATACGGTTCTATATCAGACAACTTCAAATCTTTTGGAAGTCCATCATAAGAAATAGTTATATGAGCCGACAATTTTGAGTAATCGCTAGTAGCACCAAATTTATCTATGAATTCATGCCAACGATCATCCAATTCTTTACTCTCAAAAGTTAGAACTACGGCATCTTTATCGTCACCAAATAATTTTATGGTCCGTTTTCCCCCTTTGATGATAAGTTTTTCTTTATTTTCTTCTATTTCATTCCAATCTATTTTAGTTTTAGAATAAACAATCGTTACATGCATATCATCAGAGACACAAGATGTAAAACCTTGTTCCTTTGCCCATTTCACAATATCTTTACCATTCAAAATATCACGCTTACAATAAAGCGTTTCCATTTTGATTGTTTCTTCAAATAATTCAATAATTTTCATAACTCTTTCTAATCACGTGCTTTATATCTGCAACGAGATATTCTTTATCGCGAGTTGATAACTTTTCGTATATATTTAGTTCATCTTCTAATTTATAGTCTAAATATCCATTGAATGATAATCCGCTGTTAACTGCTAACCATCCAACAAATCTCTTCCAAACATCGTCACCATAAAATTTAGGACGATACCAAGTTTCGCTACCATCTTGGCGAACCCAAAGCTGCTCTGCGTTTGATAACGATTCTAGAAAATAAGTCAAAGTATCTCTGGAACAACCACGATTATAAAAATCATATACTTCATTATTGTTACCATAAGAAATCACTTGATCATTTATTTCTAATCTAACTGAAACGTTAAAGTAAGTCTTATAAATATTATAGTATACTATAGACGTTACTTTTATACCATCCACATTTTTTTCATATAAACCTCTAATTCTCATAGAGGCATACTTTTTATCGTCTCTATATAACTCATTAGAGACATCAGTATTCCATTTTACTGTTGCGTTAGGTTCAAAAAATCTATCTTCTCCTAATTTAATTGCTTGATCTTGGGATATTATAGGCTCAAACAACAAATCAGATTTTAGAGCAACAACGTTTTCTATACGATTTTCGATATATTCTATTAAATGTTCAATAGACATCTCACGCATCATTTTAGATGGAATACCAAAACTATCAGTTGACCTACCATAAATAAAATCGACATGTAATCCGGAATCCCATTTGTCATTGTACTCCATTCGAAATTTTTTATCATCGATTTCGAATAACAAAATAGGGCGTTTCTTATCCCATTTGATATAACCTTTATATTGTTCAGCAAGTAGTTTCATGATGTTGAGTACAGCGACTTTCCACTCTTCCCAATTTGACTGATCCGCAAACGACGATACCTCCTTTCGCTTTGTATGGACATTACTATCAACAATCTTGATAATTTTAGTATTCAATACCAATATTTGATGAGGTTCATAGTTATAGATAACGGAATTATTATCATCGTAAATATATGCTATGTTTTTCAGAGATTGAGCCCATGACATGATTTTATTCTTTTGCATAAGATAACAAAAAGTCCAAAGAGCACTTGCTGGACTATCTGGCTTAAAATGTGCAGGAAATGTTAGTTCAGCCTTATAGTGATTACCCTTCAAATTTTCAGTTGGAAGAAACAATTCTCCATTATCATAACGATCAACTTGAGCCCAAATATCAGCCCAACCATTCATTTTAGATACGCGATTAAAATCATCCCAATTAAATGATGATAGAACTATACCTGGACTACTGAAATCTATACTAACAATAAAATAGTAAGGAAATTTTACTCCAAACTGATTACCACTTTTTACGCGGTCGCTATCATTATGGAGAAGCCAATTTGTTGGATAAAAATATATCCCATGGGGATCATTGTGGTGCTTCTTGGGATTTATTCCAAGCTTAGGAATATGAGAAAAATGAATGAACTTACCGGGATATTTTTTAAGAACTGGAATGATAGGACTTTTGTCATACCAATTCAATTCGGTCAAAATTTCCATAAATTCGCGCATTCGGGTATTTATCGATAAACTGTTAACCCAACAACTTTTTCAAAAATACATTTGTGTCTATGATAGAATCTTATCACACCCTCTGCCGAGTTTTCATAATAAAGTGGAATTCCAAATATAGTTCCAAAATATGTACCAATAAATACATTCATATTAGAAAAATTCATCTCGTGCGTATAGTAATATGGCGTATCATTAATATTAGATTGTTTTCTAAGTATATTATAAACAAAAAAGGATATAGTTATATATTCAAAAAAATTATTCTCTGATATTTTGTTTTTAATAATATTTAATATCTCTTCTTCTTTCATGAAGATTTCTTTCGAAGTCAGTAGGATGGATTGAGATTGATGAACTCTCCTAACTACTTTTTTCATGACCATTTCATTTTGAAATAAATCATATCAGTAATACTATCGAATTCTACAAAATTGTTTTCATAAGAAGCGCGATATTCAGTCTTTAAAACATCTTCAATCAGCTTTTTACCTTCTATTGTAGAATTTTTGTTTATTTCTTTAACGAAATTTATCCAAAAGAATGAACAAGCATGAAGCGTTGTCGCTAATTTGAAACCTATACGTTCGTCATTCATATGGAATCTGTGCTCCATTCAAATATACGACCGGCTGGAAGTTGGTCGATTCTTCTTCGATAATTTGACTGATAATTTTCCACGAACCATTTGCTAACCCTGCGCCAATAAGAGGAAACGCAATCGGGTCAGGAATGATCCGATTCATCTCTTTAACGGCAATACGGATAGCGTCATAGGCCACATAGACAATATTTGGGTTTCGACCATAATATTTTTGAGAAATGACATTTAACAGCACTCTTCCATCGCAATCCACTGGAATTATTTGACCTAATTCAAGATGATTGCCTTGATCAACATAAATTTTATGGTATTCGTCAAAAACATGCGGCCACTTTTCTCTAATAATCTTGGCCAGACCGCTATTTTGAACGCCGCGTGAATTGCAACCTTGCACAAAATAATGTTCATTACATTCTAGCAAATCACCGGATTTATAAACGATTTTCATAATCTTCGCATTTCATGATAATCATAAACATCCGTAGCATCCTCACCATATTGCATTTTAGCATAGATCAAATCTTCTTCCGACGAAAGAAGAAGAAATGTATAGACACTATTGACTCTAAAACCTAAAGAAGAAGTTTTCGGATTTATCCTTCTTACACCATGTCCAATCTTACATTTTGTAGCTATACCTAACGGTTTTTCATGATGATTTTCAGCTATTAGAATATATTTGAACACATATCCGGATTTAACTGAATTTTTTATAAAAGAAATTTCGTCATTTCTATTCAATTTCCAGTAAGGTTCATTAAAAACCTTGTAAACAAATTCCTTAAAATATGTAAAATCAAACGCCGTATTAGGATATCGAACAACCTCATGAATTTCTATTTCGAGTATTTCAATAATTGGCCAATTCCCTTGAGATAATAAACTATATCTTTCAAGGGTAGGTAATGGATTTTTGGCAAACAATTGAGGACGTTTAGTAAATTTCGGATAAGGACCACTAGAACTCCAATTCCAATCATATCCTATGAAATCTTCCCCCGTTTGGGCATTACACACACGAAAATATTTTGTCATACCTTTTTATATCGAACGGCATCCTATTTTGTCAAGTTCGTTAAAGGCGCAACCTCCAATAACCAGGGCCATAAACACCATCAAGTGCGAGCATCCATTCACTGCCCGTCCACTTAAGTTGCCGCCCACTTTGTAAGTTTACGACATATTGCGGCGGGCTACCAAAAGCCGAGAAACTAACAACCCATCTTGATAGCGATACATTATACTGAATTATGTCTCCATATCTAGCTGATAATGTTCCCCAGGCAACACTATTTCCTATATCATGCACAAGTAAATATCTTTGACCATCTACCGCCGCTGGTAAACTACCATCTCCTGGATAATTTAAAACTGGATTGATAATCGCGTTCACTGCTGGTAAAGTATTAGCTGGAAGCGTTGAAGGATCAATTTGCCATAATAAATTTAAAGCATTTGAAGGATCAATTTGAAACGTTCCCGTTACGCCTGGACCATTTATATCTGTCGTAGTCAGCAAAGTTAATTCACTTGACGATGGGCGCAATTCACCATATTGTTTTAAGAACGTACTCCATACATAGGCATTACCGGTAGGATCAGTTTGTCCTTCTTTTTGAATATATGTTATAACTCCGTTTGAAACTGATATGTGTTGTTCTTCTGGAGTAACAATAATTTGAACATAAGTATTCCCGGCATGAGAATCATAAATTAATCCTGGAACGCGTGCAGTATCGTTTATGTTCGTAATGATTTGGTTAATTATTTTTTGTTGTTTTATTTTTGCTGGTGGAGAAAGCCAAATTGGAATACGTAAAGTTATCGTCATAACATCAATTTCATCAGACGTTCCTATTGGAATAGAACGAGAAGAATAATTTATATCTTCAACATAGGCTGTAGTTAAAGCCGACCAGTCAAGTGCATTTTGGCTATTTTGTATGTCAAAAGAAGGATATATTGCTGTAAGAATTTGTTCACTCAACTGATATTTTTGACTTAAATTTGAAGTCCAAATATCAATTTGAATTTTCATTTCAAATGGTAAAGGCATAATCCGATCAACCGTATATCTACGACCATCGTTCTCAGTATAGATATTATTGACAATTTCTCGTTCCACCACTTGACGAGAATCTACATAGCTTCTGTTCTGCAATCTATCTGGAGTACCAGTTAAAGCAGTTTGCCAAACGGTAATCATTGGAACCGTCAATAATGTATTTTCCGATTGATTTCGCATGATATTAGCTACAACTCTATTAGTAGTAGCCATTCGACATGGAACGAGCATTTCTACCGGAGGATTCCCTCCACTACTACCGGTTTTATATTGAAAACCAGAAAATCCGCGTATTATCTGCTCAAGAAATCGTTCTTGCTGGCGATCATAAAAATAATCTATATGTTGTATCATAGTGCTATTTATGTAAAAAAATATTGAAAGAAACGATCATCATCCGTCATAATAAATTATGAAAAAAACTAAACCATTAGCCAACCGCGCCGCAAAGCGTATGAACAACAACTATACCGGAACGGTGTTAAAAGTATCACCAAATTATAACCAAAATAATTCGCCAAATAACGCCGTTGGTTCGTGTAGTAATAGTGGATCACAATATGGCGGCAAAAACACAACAATATCTCCTAACAAAAAATATTTAGCTATGGTAGTACAAAGAGTACATGGTGGATGGGGCTATGTAAGAACAAATACGCATTGTTTAGATGTAACATCAGAACCCATATTATACTTAGAAGAATACGGAAATGAACTTATTGAATTATGGAAACGAGTGGTTATAGATAACGCAATCCCGTGGGAAGATAGTGTTCGGTATGAAACTTTGCGAATTGTTAAATATTCTTCTAATATTGAAGATAAGACTTTAGAATTACTTGGTGATTTTGATCAAGCAAATGAGATTATTAGGCGTTCTGCGGTGTCGAAACTCACTGCGATGGAATCTAAATTGTTAGGATTAGATTTTCACAAAACCAAACAAATAATGATGTCTAATTCTGAGTTTGATATTAGTGCTAAACAAACATTAAATACTTTAAGTAAAACTTCTGCGCATTTGACATTAGAATTACAATTAAAAGACCTAATTAACTAAATTCTTTGAATAGTAAATAAACTATTTGTTTTTGATACAGTTGGTTGACCTTCTACAACTGTAAAAGGAATATTTCCTACATTTCTGTTTCGTTTCTGACGACATGCTTCGATATATTCTGATTTTGTCGCGGAACGAATAAATCGAGAATTATTGAAACGTTTATCGATATTCCGAGAAAAAATTGTATCAATCCAAACCCCGCCGGATGCTGGAAACCACACCAAGGCCCCAGGCTTCATTTCTAGGCCGCCTCTATCTAAAGAGATATATCCATCATCCAAATACTCACGAATGGTTCCAGCCTCATCAGGAATATAAGAATCAATAATATTAGCGGCAATGAACGATTCCATCTTCTTATAATTTATTTCATCATTTCGTTGCTTTTTAAGTTTTTTTAAAGCTAACCGATACCATGGAAGAGGTACTTGAACGGTTTCTAAATAATCGTCAGATATAGAACCTATATTATCAACTAAAAGACGAATATCTGGTTTTCTTGTGGCTTCATAAAGCAATAAATCTATTTGTGATCTCATATTAATCAAATGCTACTGCATTCCCAACCGCTTCTATAGTACCATAAGAATTTGCAAAAGACATTCCACCCGCAGACACATTACTAATATCAGTGATTGATCCAACACCGGAGAACAATACTAATCCGGCACTTTCTGCTTCTCCGTCATCTTCTATATCACCAATAGCCGGAATAATATCCGCCATAGCAGGTTGCGTTAAAGTTATACCACCATAATTTTTATTAATGGCAACCGCATTCGAAAGACCTTGCTTTTGTGGAATTACAGTACCATCTGAAAATTCAGTATTATTATCGTTATTGATAAAATCATGAAGTAGACGATTTGCAACCGACCATTCTTGTTGACGGCGGTCAAATTCTTGTATTTGCCAGCCATTTATAACTCGTTTGAAAAGAGTTGCTGGAGAATAATCAGTTCTTAAAAAATAATCTCCAACGGTTGGTGATCCTGGGAAAGAGGTTCCTTGAGACAAAAGTTGACCATTAGGTGGAATGCCATCTGAAGCAAATACCCATGGATATTCTGAGCCCAATTCTGTTCCTGGCATAATCCAAAATTGTTGCGTTTCAAAATAGCGATATTTAAAATTAGCAACCGCTGCATCTACAACAGAATTATTGATGCCTTGCTCAGTAGCAAGCGTGGACATAAGACTTCCCAGAGTCCCTACATCATTCAGTCCAAACGGATCAGTGGCTTGTTGATTTAGAATATCAGCAAATTCCTGACTTGCAGTCATGGGAGAACATTTAATTCGCCAAATATGTTGGAACCAAGTAGAAGAATAACCATCAGTAGCCCAGCTACCTTCATCTACAACAAAAAATGCATTGATGGCGGGAGCATCACCTGGAATTTGATCGTCTCTACGGTGAGGAAGTTCAATAACATCTCCAGCAATAATACGACGACCGCACGCAGCAACCATATCATTTAAATGTATTTCTAAAAATAAAGTATCATCCGTAAGAAAAATACCAAATTGTTTCATATCAAAACTTATATCTTGTACGTTATAAGTTCCTCTTAATTCTCTAATGCATGGATCATATTTACGATCTCTGTTTTCAAGAAATAACGTATCTTGAATACTCGAAATACCGCCAGCCATAATCGCTCCATTAGCGGCCGCTTGATCATAAACTCCCGCATACAAATGGACATATACCGCTGTTCCAGAAACATACATGAACCGAGAAATATTTTTATCCATGAAATTATAATTTTTACCGTGGCGAGCATTAACACCATGCCATAAAGCCAATTTAGGCATGTTGTCCACCGCTAATCTTATCTAATAATTCTGGTAATTTTCGAACAAATTGTTGATCGTTTCCAGGATTCAAATTAAACGAGTCATGCTCAAACATTATTGGAGGATGGCTCATTTTTCCATCCAAATATATCAACTCTAATTCTGTAGTCATATGATGGTATTTAGAATGAACAAAGATAGCCCTGCAATTAAACAAACGATCTTCCCAAATTTTCATAGCTTCTACCATTTCATCGAATATCTCTGGACATCCAAATACAGTGATACAATTTCTGAAAAAATAACCATCAAAATTCCAAATAGTATATTCGGCTCTTCCTTTTTTACCAAGAGATAATTCATCCATCTTTTCTTGAAAGTAATCCGAATGATGAAAATTCTTACCAAATGTCGATTTTTTAGGAATTGATACTTGAGGATTAGCTTTTGTCAAAATATCGGTAGCATCACTTATTTCTTTGAAAATTTCAGAATTTCCACCCATATCGGGATGGTGCTTTCTAGCAAATTCCTTAAATTTCTGCTTAATTTGCTCTGGCGTTTTATTCCTTGCATCGTATCCGTATTTTCGAAATACCGCTATAGCTTGAGGCACAGAGGTTGCCTCCATAACAATGTTGATAAAATCACGAATATTCATTTGATTATTTATCTAGTTGACAAAAGATTTTAATGAAGTAAAATATCTTCAATAATCGAAGGAGAAATCTGATGCATAGTCAAATTTGGATGGATGGCTACAATTATTTGATGGCGCGGACGGCCAATCCTTATCCTCGTGACTCGGTGGAACATCGCGATTGGTTCGACGGTTGGACGCATCGTTTTCGTGGCATTCCGATTGATGAACCGCTTCCCCAAGACCTTTTTGATGAATATTGTGGAATTAGCGACGACGAACTTATTCGCCGTCACGCCATAGCGCGTCAAGCTCACGCAATGGCAGACGAAGCTGCCTTTGAAAATAGAGGCGAGATTCCCGAAGGAGAGATCATTCTTGCTGGTCCTGCACCAAAACGTGGGCGGCCTCCGGGTTCAAAAAACAAAACTATCGGAAATGGGAACAGCCTCTCTATGATTCCTACGGCTACCGGTCAAAAGCGGCGTGGGCGCCCGCCGGGTTCAAAAAATAAAAAGAAGGGTTGACAGTTCCAACCTGCCTCTTTATAGAGAGGATACTCCTTTTGGAGCGGATGGCTTAAATGTCATTCTAAAGCTACTGATGCCAGTCGCCCCCCAACTGTGCATCGGTAGCTTTTTTAATTTTGCATTACCATGTTTATATCGTCAATATAAGCATCCCCATTTACTGGAAATAATATCATTAGACCGTCATTGACGGTAAATCCTATTGGAAAATCTATAAATATTCTGGCAAATATAGGATTTTGTTTAGCTCTTAACCAATCAGAGTGATTTAATTTAACCAATTCATCTAAACTATTTTCAGATGCTATACCATTCCCCCAAAATAAAACGTGTTCAGTATTTGCCCAACCTTGCATTGTATTTTCCGGAAAATTAACACCAAACAAATTTCCAGCATCATTGACCAGATCGCCATGCGTGGAATGCCAGTGATTTCCCATAAGCATATGACGATCACCCACAATGATCCTTGCTTGTTCGCTTTCAAACGTTTTTATAAACGAATTGAACTGATGCCGCGTTGGATCAAGAATGATAGGCGTTTTACCTCCATCTCTTAATTCAATCATCTCTACCTTTTCTAATAACTCTATGAAGCGCATACATTAATTTATCCAAGAATCTAAATATTGACTTGAAGTTGGATTTGATTCTAATATCACAAAATTAAGGTAAGCGTCGTTGTCAATACTTTGAGGACATCGATAAGTAAAATCATTCAGGGGCTATTGGTTCGCGGTTCCCCAACGCAAAACGAGTAGGACTGAGTTATCAGTCTTCATGAGACAGGATGAGTCGCAGAGGCAGACATTTGAGGCGGACTGTGCTCTTAGAAGCGCGTCATCAAAGTAATGGCACCTCTCCGGTGTATAGCTCCGGAAAATTTGCACAAAAATGAGGGAGGAATCTGTGATAATTCAGAACCTCCCGGATACAATTTGTTCCTCAAAATGCAGATTGTATTGCTTGAAATTTTTATTTCATAACCGTTCAGATAATAAAAACTACTGAAGACGCAAGGCTTTAAAATAGCCCCGAGTCTAATATTTACCGTGAGTTTTATCGAGATTGGGTAGTCATATGCTGGTTGTCGGTGAACCCCCAGCTTCCGAGAAGTCGGATCGCTACTTTTTGAGAATGCCGAATAAACGCATTAAATCTCTCCTTGTTAATTCTTTTATTAGGATTAACAGGGAGGGAGAAAGATAATACCTCATTCCGCATGTATATATAAATATAATATGGATATTTTTGAGTTATTTGATTCGCCAGTTCAGACTAATCTGAAGCCAATAAAACGTAAAGCTTATAAAAAATTTCTTGCTGGAGAACGCGAAGACAATTTCCCTAAGAAATTCGTTAGAAGATTCAAAGTAGATAATAAATCATATGTTATATATGTTAACAACATTGACTTAAATAGTTATGATATACAATATGCTTTAGTTACAAACAGAAAAGAATTTGATTTAAATTATTCTCCAACTAATGATAATAATAAAAAACATACTTTAGAAGTTTTTCATCATGTGGCCGCATACTTAAAGTTTTTCTTCTCTAAATTGAAACCCAATAAAAAATATACCATCACTTTTGGTGGAACGGTTTCGGATCAGCAAGATTTATACAGAATCGCTGTTAGATATCTCAAAAGAATAGTTCCACCAGGATATGAAATAACATCTGATGATCGTAAGGTAACTATTACAAATAAAAACACAATGGTTGAAACTACTTTGACTGAATTACGAAGAAATCCTGAATTAAATAAAAAACTCACGGTATTTGAACAACTCAGTAAATATGCTGGACAAAAAGATGTGTTCGTATCTTTTACTGAAAATGTAGGAAGAATGAGTCATCCAACTGATTGGTCCCTGGATATGAAACAAAAGTCTTCAAATACTCATGGTCATAAAATTGGTATAAATCCAAGATCAAATTGGAAATATGCTCCTTATGGGATTTTTGCTTATCCTATAGATTATGTCTTATCACAAAAGGGGGACATGCCGTTCGCGGCAGGAAGACCTTATCTTTATGTGTTTAAAGCTATAGGCAATTTTATTGATATAGATGCCTATAGTTATGATGATTTAGAACGAGATTCAGAAAAATTGCCTATGTTTGGTATTAATAGAAATGAATTTTTGAAGAACGCTATCGGGTTACCGGCAAAATATTTGTTTTTTAATTGTTTACGCAAACTTGTTACTAAAGAAAGTAAAAGTCGTTATTCTTCTACTACTATAGACACAATAGCATGGTCTAAATTAATCAGACAATTAGGTTATGATGGTATATTAGATTATGGTGGATATAATATAACTCCAGATATAAAGGCACAAGCAGTATTTTTTACAATAAAAAGTATTAAGCCATTAGAGGTGATAGATAACAAAACTCACTGGCTTGGCCGCAATGGTGTAGATAAATAAAAATATGAATACTCAAACGCCTCGTCAAAAACTTATAAGTCAAATACATACGGCTTTAGGTGGTAATATGCTTGAAATTGATCTTGAGCCATCGGATTATGATTATGCTGTTGATGTGACTCTAGATCGTTATCGCCAAAGATCAGGAAATTCTATAGAAGAATCCTTTATATTTTTGGATGTACAACCGGAAGTTTTTGTTTATACGCTTCCACAATGTGTACAAGAAGTTAAATCAGTTTATAGAAATGTTATTGGAAATTCTGGAGGAACAGCTATTGATCCATTTTCCTTAGGATTTACAAATAATCTTTATCTTTTGCAAAATCCCGGTGGAATGGGTGGTTCTGGCGCAGGCCAATTAGCGACATATGATTATGCCATGCAATTCCAAAATTTAGCCGCAAAAATGTTTGGTAGAGACGTAACTTTTACTTGGGATACATTTTCTAAAAGATTGACATTTCATCGTAAGTTCGTCGCGGTTGAACAAATTGCTTTACATGTTTATAACGAACGTCCAGAAGAAATTTTAATTCAAGACGTCTATTCACGACCTTGGATTCGTAGTATGGCAATCGCACAAGCAAAAATGCTGCTAGGTCAAGCACGTTCTACCTATGGTTCAATCGCTGGTCCACAAGGCGGAATAACACTCAATGGCGATTCGTTGAAAACAGAGGCTCAAGCCGATATGGACAAATTAGAAGAAGAATTGAAAAACCTTATAGACCAACGCGAAGGATATGGCTTCGTAGTGGGCTAAACCAATGAAGACCAAAACAAAGATGTTGGCATATATTAAATAGTTTATACACGCGCCCTTTATGCCCGGTTACTGGACAGGAAGTTTCTTGGTTTGAAAATAGATATCTTGGTCATATTTCATTGAAGGCATCTAGAGCTAACCCAAAAGTTCTATCTAAATGTGTAGAAACATATAAACAACGATCTGGACATGATGGACATTGGTCGTCCAATCCAAAAGTAAAAGAGAAAAAACTAAAAACATTTTATTCTACGATGGCTACTCATCTTCCTCAGGATTGGGCGAAATCTCGATCAAAAGATAGTGCATGGTATGAAGGAGTTCAAAAAGCTTGGACCGAAGAAAAACGAGAGGAAACGGGACTAAAATCCAAAGAACATTTTTCTAGTATGACATTAGAAGAAAAACAACATTTTATTCAAAACTGTAAAAATGTTTGGACAAAAGAAAAACGACACGCTCATTCATTAAGAATGAGAAAACCTTACTCTGTTGCCAGAGAATATTATTTAGAAGTCATTTTTTGGACGAATTATTATTGGAATACGAAACAGGAAACTATTAACCCGAACAATTTTGAACGAAGCTATTGGAAATATCAATTAGATCACATATACACTATTCGTGATGGTTTTCGGAATGATATTCCTGCTAAAATCATAGGCCATTGGACAAATCTTCAAATGCTACCTCGGGTAGAGAATAAGTCAAAAGGTGGTAATTCCACGAGATTACTCGAAGAAACTCTGGATTTATATATGAGAAACATAGATGATATCACTTGAAGAATTGAAAATATTTAATCCTAACATATCTTTTTGGATTAGAAATAATGAAACCAATTGGTTTCCGCACACTCATCAACCAAAAACTTTTGAACATGTAGTAATGATTGAACATACATATGAGGAAGATATTAATGCCGCCGCCATTTCTTTGAAAATGGAAAATTGGTGCAAATATAATTGTGTAGATGAGTGGACTAGCTATTATTTTTATAGCAATTTTGTTTTTTCATTCAAAAACAAAAGAGACGCTACTTTGTTTAAGATGTTTCACGCATGACTTATTTTTTTAATGATGAAACATTAGAATGGCATTGGGATGCCAGCCAATCAGATTACAAATATAAAATATTTTTAAGAAGAACTTTCTTGGAAGAAAATATGGATAATTTCTATAGTATAAAATTATGGTGTGAAGTTAATTCAAAGAAATGGCAGATAACTTGGAATGTTTTAATTAATACTGATTTTTATGTCGTTTCGTTTCCAGATAAAAAAGAGGCTACTTTATTCAAATTATTTTTCGGATAATTGATCATAAATACACCTATGAGTCAAGTTTTAACATATTCTAATCATGATGGTGGATTAGTTCGAGAATTACAGATTCCTGGTCCTGTTATGTCTGGTGTAATTGAATATGATGCTTTTGAGGTAAATGATAATCCTTTTGGTTATACGCCAGTGCAATCGGGCACTTTACGATTCATGGGCGATCACATTTCCTCTTTAATTCAGGATAACAATATTGTCATCTCTGATACGGTTTTGGGTTTTTCTATTTCTTCATTATTAGATAAACCTTCTTATATAGAAGGGGATTATGAGCAATATTTCAATATAAGTGTTTCAAATAATAGCAACACGGTAGTTCTATTCATGAGAAAAACGGTAATAACGATAACATCTACCCCTTTCTAATGTTGGAGACATTAGAGGGTTCTTCAGATCAACAAGATTATTCTGCCCCGCTTACCAACATAACAAGCATGAATGCAACATTTACTATTCCATTCACCAGCATGGTTCAAGGAGGCGACGCTAATAATGCGGCCTTTTTTGATTGGAGATGGTTTAGGCGCGACGAGCGAACTTAGTGTGGACTTGACTTCTTTTTCGGTTTGGAAACTTTCATAATATAGGTTGACAGTATGTTGAACTATGTTATCTTGGATGCATAATCATCATTCGGATAAGGGAAATCTTCCTACTCCGATTCATATTGATGAAAACGATTTTCGTAACGCTGATATTATGTCAAGTGCGCCATGATCACTTTTAATAGGAGACAACATGCAATCGAATAAGGTCGTCAAGAGAATTGAAAAAACGGTTTTTGCCGTTAGATGGATGCTTATGCCGCTCTATGCAGGGCTGGTTGTAGCTCTTGGCTTGTATATCGCGCATTTCATTCATGAAGTTGTCGATATGTGCGACAATTTTCTCTACAACTACAGTCAACAAAATGTGCTGATGCTTTTTTGTCTTGAACTGGTCGATATGGTGCTGATCAGTCAGCTTATCGTGATGACCATCCAGGGTGGATTTTCTATCTTCGTCAAGGAATTCGACTATACTTTGACCGGCCGCCCCCGTTGGTTGAATGCCAGTTTTGGATCATCCGAGCAAAAGATCAAGCTTGGGATGAGTATCATGGGGATCATGGTTGTCCACTTTCTGAAAGATTTCATTGAATCAAAGCCTCTTCAGACCGAATTGATGAACCAACAGGTCATTCTTTTGGTTTGCGTAACCGGGGCAACTTTGGCTTTCTGTCTCTTTAATATTCTGATGCATCTTCCGATGCTGTCTCATCATGATCCGGAGCCGGTTCATACTTCTGAAAATGACCACGATACGGCTCATAAATAATTTTAGAAAAAGAAGAAAAAATTGTTGACATATGTTCCATAAAGGCTTACAAGTTAAATCGAAATGACGCATGGATGTGCTTCCTTCTATTTTACTTTTGGAAAAAAATAGCTGTCCGATTTGTCATTTCATAAATGATTATTGTGAATTAAAAACTAAAGTTTTGATATACTAAGGCCGCGTTTGTCGCGGCCTTTTTTATAGAAGATAGAATGTGAGGGATTGATTATGAAAGAATTAATTCAATTATTCTCGATGGTGAACGTGGATTTCCCATCTGAGGTTCCTCACGTCCAGCCGAAGAATGTTTCTGCTTTCACGTTGGAAGTGGCTTCACTGGGCTACACGATGGACTCCGTTCTTATCTCTGCAATTTCTGGTTTGAATGATCAGTCGTTCAACAAAGTTCGTAAGGAACTTTTGAATACGCTTATTGATATAACGGGCTCAAACGCCAAGACTTCTAATGTGTTGTTTAACAAATTTCCATATGAAATTCCGTATCATCATGCCTATCTTATGGATAGAATTTTCAGTTATTTTGATAATATTTTTGATATCAAACCAAATGATTATACGACCCTTTCATGTGGACATTTCGTAGATAATTCCAGATTTGATCTGAATGATTTTGGGGCTTGCCCTATTTGTCAGCATCAAGTGGAAGGATTGGAATCTGTTGAAAATATCCAACACGAGTTTTCCAATATCACGCCCCTCAAGGTTCTAACTCTTGCAAATAAGAGACGCGTCGTATCGTCGCTGTTGGCAAGAAATAGTTCATTGTCAGCCGTTGAAAAATCATTTCTCAACAAGTCTAAGGATGTATCTGGAGTTAAGAGACCGGATAAAGTTTATCGTGAAAATTTGCCGTTTGTTCATGTTTATTTTAATGATGCGGTTTATACCGCGTCCCTGCTATCTGGAGCCACGGATGTACTGCGTATAGCTACGTATATGTCTGATGAAAATGCTGATCTATCTTTGAAGGATAACGTTAAATTTAAATTTTCGACTTCTAAGAAGAAGCAACTTCTTATCCTTCTGGAAGGTCTTTCTTCATTAGAAGAAGACATGATGCGTCATCGTGAAAAGTGGCTACGGATCGGCGAAAAGTTAAATCCTAATACCGCTGAAAATAAGAAACGGTTCCCTAAGGTTTCTGAAGCTTTCAACAATCTTCGTAATAACGAAAAAAACATAACGACCTTCAATAGAACCGTGGAAACGGCTATTCGATCACATCGTTATGATGATAATTTTTTGGCTACGCTGCAATCTCGTCCTTCTGAATTCATTCGTAGACTGGATACGCTTTTGCGTTATGCTGCGATTAAGGATTCAACCTTGGTTCTTTCGGCGTTGTCAAAGACTATTAAGGATGTTCCCACGCGTCTCCTTTTTGATACACTAAAGTATTTCGAATATCGATCTAATAATTTTGGCGAAGATCGCATGTTCTTCCCTAAGGGCGCCTCTAACAAAGTTAAGATCATTCCTGAAAATAGAAAATCTATTTCACCGGACATTTTGATTACTTTGTTTGATGTATTTGAAAACGAAATTATGTCGCGTTTCAAGCGTGATATTTCGTTGAATGCGACGATCAACAATGATCTGAAGAATATGCTTTTGCCTTTTAATCGTAGGGGAGATTCCTCTACGAATACAGATGTTATGAAAGGTTCTCGGTATTCTGTAAATCCAGAAGCCAAAGTTGTTCGCATGTTCATCTATTGGAAGTATGACACGGATATTGATTTGTCTATGCTATGTCTTAATGACAAATTTGTTTATGTGGATCAAGTCTCCTTCACTAATACGGCATCGTCAGGAATTGTTCATTCGGGCGATATTCAGCGTGCAATTAATGGTGGTTCTGAGTATATTGATTTTGATATTGACAAGCTACTATCTCGTAATATCAGATATGCATTGATGTCAATCATTTCATATCGAGGATTGATGTTTAAGGCCATTCCAGAATGTTTTGCTGGTTTTATGGAACGCGATAGTTTGCGCTCTGGTGCAAAATATGAACCGCAAAGCATTGCGTTAAAGTTCGACGTCAATTCTGAATCGACTACACATTCTCCAATTATCTTTGATTTGTTGACTAAAGAATTTATCTTTGCAGATATTTCTGGCGGGAGATCATCACATGGGTCTATGTTTTCGGATCATGGGAAATTTGCCAAGTTGGTCAAAAACCTTTTGACGCTTCCTGATCGTAAGCCCACTGCGTATGATGTTATGAGGCTTTTCGCTAAGGCTAATCATGATGCGTCGGCAAAAAAAGCAGAGATTTCTTCTTCAAATATTACTATGGAAGAAGTGTTGAAAATCATAGAATGATTAAGAAAATATAGAAATAATTTTTCTTTTTATGCTGGCGGTATCCCAACCATTAGCAAATGCTTTTTCTACATTTTCTAACGCGGTTGATAGTTCTAATTTTTGAGTTTTGAGATACCGACGAACATCAAAAGCATTCTGCGGTGGTATGCTCAACGCTAAAACCAAAAATATATACGAAACATTACTTGGATTTGGTACTTCTACTTTATTAGCGATAATGCTGGCGACCGCTCTAATAACTCTATGAGGAAGAATGAACATTGTAGCGTCTTGATCGTAGCCTTCAATATTTCTAAGGTCATAATCGTTTGTAAGAGATGCTATCGATTTTAGCATCGATAATCGAATTGTATTTTCAAATATATCGGTGATAAACATTATCGATTAAGCTCTGCTTTAACAATGGCTAAATATTTTTTTGGATTATCAAAGGAATTATTTCCAAATTTGTTCTGAATATACATACCTTTTTCAAAAAGCTTTCCGTATTTTCCTACCCAAGATAAAAGGGTTTTTTTGGCGTCATCAGACGGATAAAGCCAGTTTAATGACATATAATTAGCCCAAGTTGATACCTGAATCCATCCATTATCAACGGCGGCTTCTAGTGCCATATTTTTTACTTCCCATCCATCATCCTCATGTTCTTCGCCATCGTCTAAATCAAAATGTTTCAATGCTATATCGGCATGATGTAAATTTTGTTCATGATCGCACTCTAATATTTCTCCATTTTCTGTAATCCAAAATCCTCCTTTGGTATCGTTCAATCCTTCTGTGAGACCTTCAGACATCAATTGACCGGTATCCATAATATTTGGATATTTTTCTTTCAACCATTCCCAAAGTTTGTAGAGACGTTTGTCGAAACGTTTTTTGGTTTCGGCTGTCATATGGTTCCGAAAATCTTCTCTGAAATCTATTAGAAAGTTTTTCTTGAAATCCTCGAACGTTCTTAACTTTCGTTTAGCCCCAATGCTTTTATCTATTATCAATTCTTTCATTACCGAATGCATTCCTTGTTGAAAAAATGCATTGAATTCTTTTGGACTGTTAAAATATTCTGTATTATTTTTTAGTTTTGGGCTTGAAAAGCCATACGGAGCATTGCGATCAGATGTTTTTTGTCGTTTAGCATCAAAATAATGAATAAGCTCATGAACAATAGACGATCTATGACTGTCCGAAGTTTTCCATATTAATTCTGTCTCATCGGCGATATCTTCCAATTTTATAGATGGTTTTGGCACAAATACTACTGTATATTCTATTCCATCGGTGTAGATCGCGGTAGTTATATATGCTTTGATGTTTCGAGAAGAATCATAAGACGGTCCTAAACCGATAAACAAATCCTTGTATTCTTGTGGTAACCCCAACTCTAATGCGCTAACAGCATACACTTTGAAGTCATGATTTTTAGCATGTAGTGTTTTTCTACCCATTATCATTTTTATGGGTTTCTCTTCATTATTATCATGCATCCATTTGAAAAATTTGTAACATATCATCTCTGCTTTACGCAAAGATAAAATATCACTTTCGGCACTTTCAAAAATGTCATAGAGATTCATCGGTTATTTATTCGATTGACAACAAATGAAAAACTGATATGATGAAATCTTCCGGTAGAAAGGCTTTATGATGATTAATACTATTCAACTTGCTCGTATGATGATTTCTGGTGATATGGAGCCAGATGAAAATATTATTGTTGGCGTTCTTTCTGACGCATCAAGCCTTTATCATAATGGTGAACAAAGTTTCTTTAGCGACGCGGAATATGATGTTCTCGAACGGTTTCTGAAAACCATTAATCCCAATAATCCATTTTTGGCTCAAACGGGTTCGGACGTTCGTGGAGGAAAGGTTAAGCTTCCCCATGTAATGGCAGGTCTGGATCAAGTGCATGAAGGCGACACCGAGAAGTGGATTATCGCTAATGGTTGGCAAAATCAAGAATTCGTCGTGTCCGATAAGGAAGATGGCACTTCCGGTCTTCTGATTTATGGTAAGGGTCCGAGGGCGGCTCCTTTTACGGCTGCTTATTCTCGCGGTAATGGAACTGAAGGCGCCGACATTTCACGCCACGTTCGACGCATGGGAAATGTTCCCCGGACTATGCCTTACCCTTGTGTCGTTCGAGTTGAATTCATTCTTCAAGAAACAATCTTCATTGAGTTGATGAAAACCGCCGAAAAACATTATGAAAACTCTCGCGGTTATCTTGCTGGACGAATGAACAAAGAAGATGCTGGCCAAGATTTCTATGATGTCGTTGATGTTGTTGCTACCTCTCTGGTAGAACCGGGATTGAACAAAATTGACCAGCTACATTTTTTAGAGGATAATGGGTTTCAAATTACGCCGTTTATTACGGCGAAAGGCTATGAACTAACTGAAAAAATGCTTAGCGATTATCTGAAAGTGCGCCGAACAGCATCTATTTCTCGCGGAGATACAGTATATCTAAATCACGAAGGTCATGCTATTGATGGCATAGTTATTACGCTAAATGACTATGCACTTGGCCAAAGTCTAACTCGTAAGAGTAGTTCTCTATGCCCCATGTATGCTAAGAAATACAAGGAAGGTGCGGAAGAAAATCAAGCGATCACTACCGTTGTAAAGGTTCACTGGAAAGCTTCCAAAACAAGCTATCTTAAGCCTCGGGTTGAAGTTGTTCCAGTTCGGGTAGGTGGCGTAACGATTACTTTTGCTACCGGATTTAACGCAAAGTATATCATTGATAATGGAATTGGTCCTGGAGCCAAAATTCGTCTGGTTCGCAGCGGTGACGTTATCCCGTTCATTACTGATGTTCTTGAAAGTGTCGAACCGTCCCTTCCGGACGAATCAGAATATGGAGAAACGGCTTGGAATGAAACAAACGTCGATCTCTATGTTGTGAATTCGGAAAACAATGAAGAAATCATTATCAATAGATTGATTAGTGTCTTCACCTCTCTTGATGCACCGAACCTTAAGGAAGGTAGTATCAAGGCTTTGTATGAAGCTGGCTATACAACGGCGGCTTCGATTATCAAGGCCACGGAACGCCAACTGGTATCGGTTATCGGCCAAAATGGCAGCAAGATTTATGAAGGGCTGAAGGCCAAGCTGAATCCAATCCATTTGGGTAAGCTGGCTGGCGCCTCGCAGATTTTTGGTCGTGGTATTGGCCGAAGGACCATGATCAAACTGGTCGATACGGTTGCTTTAGAAACAACCGATGATTGGCTAAATCTAGTTCCTTCTACTATTGTATGTATTGAAGGTTTTGAAGATATAACCGCACAAAAAATCTACGATAAAATTCCAGCTTTTATAGATTTTCTAAAAGAAATCGACGGATATTACACCTTGGAAACGTCAAAGACAGCTTCAAGTGCTGATCTAGCCGGGCATGTCGTGGTTTTCACTGGCGTTCGTGATGCGGCTCTTGAAGCTATTATCATTGACAAGGGTGGCACAATTGGGAGTAGTGTCAGTAAGAAGACTACCCATTTGGTTTGCCTGGACCCTGCCAGCAATTCAGGCAAGATTCAGAAGGCAAAGGATTTTGGCATCAATGTATTGACATTAGAAACAGCCCGAACACAGTGGGGATAATTCATCCCCACCATAATTTGAATAAAGTCGCGCTATTTTTGTCGGTGAAATACATTTTTGGTGCAAGTTTTTCAATTTTTGCATCCCAATAAGATATAAATGTGCATAGCCATTCTTCATTTAATAAATTGTTTTCGCACCATTCTATAGCATCTAGAACATAATCTTGGTATGTAACGGAATATATAAACTGCGCTGGAATATCAGCTTCTATGAACTCAGTTGATTCAAAGTCTTTATATCCAGGTATGTCATAATATCGCATATTATCTCCAAAACATTTTGAATAAAGTCGCCGATTTTTTATTCGTAAAATTCATAATAAGTAAATTTAATTCGGGCCAATCATAATTTTGTTCCGTATAATAACCCCATTCATCGTTGTTTAAATTATCAACACACCATTCGTATGCTCTAATGTAATCAGTTGCATTGAATTTGACTTCTATTGGATGTGTCGGCGGCGGCGGCGTGTCGTAGTTCATACGATGTTATCCTTCTAGCGGCTTCTCTTAAAATATGTTCGCGAGGATGACAACCTTCTTTTGCACAGGCGTTAGCATGCTGGACGACCATATCTAAAAAATCTTTTGTAGATAAACTGCTCATAAATTCGTTCATTATATTTTCCTTAGATATATGAAATTATTAGATAAAATGGAAAAAATAGTCAATATTTATCACCATAACAAAGAGGTTAAATCATCTTGACAATATTGAAATTTTGATATAAATATACTTTTCAGTTTTGAAACGGTGTTAAAAAGGATTTATCATGAAGTTTGGTTTTCTCGCGGGCATTCTTGCTCTTACAATCGCAAGCTCTGCCAGAGCGGTAGTTATTACGGATGTTGAATTTGCTGGTCCAGGACCGATTTACATCATTTCGGATAACGTTCCCGGTTATGGTGCTGATACTTTTTATGATGATGCCTTGGTTTTGACGGCATTGGATGGCACCAAGTATTATGTGAACTGTGATGATTTGGTTCACAACATTACTATTGGTTCAGGTCAACATATTGACTACACTGTTGGAAAGGTCGATTCCAACTTTCGTGGCGGTGTTTACACGGTTGCTCAAATTGGCGAAATGGCATACCTGGACAAGGTACTGAACCAAATCATCATTAAGGGTGGTCCAAACGAAGCGGTTGATTTGGCTGCTGAACAGGCTGCAAGTTGGATTGTAAGTAATCCGGATGTAACATTTTCTGTCGATCCGGTGATTCAATCTCGCACGGATTATTATATTAAGTCCGCAGAAGGCAAGACTGGCACAATTGCCCAATTTACTGATCTTGGTAACGGTGCGCAGGGACAAACGCTAGGCGCCGTTCCTGAAATTTCAACTTGGGTTATGATACTGGTTGGCTTTGGGGGTGTTGGTGTAGCCCTTCGCAAGCGTCGGGCGACTCTGATTTAAATCAGAGTCTCCGATTGCGGAAATAAAGAGGTTCGTCATCTATGATGATCTTGAGAAACAAAATCAGGCAAAGTTTTCATTTTTTCTCTAATTTCCCGTAAGGTTATAGGAGAATAATTCCAGCAATCTACGCCAACATCAATCTGTTGTTTGTTTTGGGAAGCCCCACCATGTGAATGTCCAAATAATTGAACGGCACCTTTGTGGCATTTATTAAATATAGCAAATTTAAAATGGCACAAGACAATTTTTTGATTTTGGTCGATAATCTCCAAATAAGGTTGAACCGATGCCCAGCGATAAGATTCGATTGTCGTTGGACCATCGTGATTTCCGGTAATCAAATGTAATTCTTTTCCTTGAAGACGAGAAAGAATGGCGTTTGGATTTGCTTTGTGTCTCCCCAACAAAACATCTCCAAGGACATAAACGCGATCATCATCACTGACAACATTATTCCAATTTTTGATTAATGCTTCGTCATGTTCTTCAATGGTCTGGAAGGGCCTGTTGCAAAATTTTAAAATATTTCGCTCTGAACTTGTGTAATGTCCGTAATGAGGATCGCTTGTATAAAATGTTTTCATCATATCCATTTACACAAAATTATTTTTCTTGTCAACTATTGATTATTTAAAAAATTATGATATTGTACAGAAATGTATTACCGAGAACCCATATTTCCGCAAACGGTAAAACCAGTATATCTGGTTAAAAATATATTTAGACCTATTGGTGGTGTTGATCTCAATAAAAAACAACCTAATCATGTAAGTCGTTCTAAAATAAGCCGTCGTCATAAATTTCCAGAGTTGGTTATCCTTGAAAGTAGAGCGACGCTTGATCCACCTATCAATAAAAATAGAGCGTCTTGTCGCTATTACTCGGTCAAAGGTAGTGGACGAGACTGGGACTACGATGAACTTATCCATTCAAAAGAATACGCTTATGCTTGGCTGAATTATTATAGGTCTTGGTAACGTGATCGATTTAATTTTTTATTTGCTTCTATATCTGCTTTATTTCATTAGCCTTCGATTGGCTAAACTGCGAAATAGTGCCACATGCAAAATAATCACGGAAGCTATTTTATTTATAGGCTTAATTACTTTTCTTTTCACGCCAATGAAAATTTAAGAGAGATAAAATGCGTAAAAGATATCATAAAAGACGGAGATATCAAATTTTCCCGCAGAGGATTAGCCCTGTATATATAATTAAGTTTGGAAAATATGGTAGATACATACCGCATATCGAAAAATCTTACGCAAAATTGGATGAACCGATCAATGGTAATCGCGCCAATTACAGATACTATTCTGTAAAAGGGGATGGCGGCGATTGGGCTTATGACGATTTGATTCTAACAAAATCCCAATCCATATTAGCGTTGGCCCATTACCGGTTGCATAATATTCATGCTAGGTTTATAGATTACGAGAAGAACAGCTTGAAAATTGGAGATCATTCAGCATAGTTTTCCCAGCTATCAGCATATATTCCTTTAAGTTTTTCCAAATATGCGCGCGTTTTTATTTTAACCATAAAGTCTTCGCCCTTGCAAACGACGCCTTCTTCAACCGGATATTTTCCAGCCCGAACATCTTCTATGAATTCGGAAGTTAGCTCGCCTTCATAAATTATTTCCGGACACCACTTAAAATCGCAGAATATATTCATAAATTTTTTAACAGGGATGAAACCTTTCTTGAACACGAATATGTCCAATAGTTTCAACTGTTTTTCTTCTCCGTCAATATGAGAGCCAGCAAAACTACCTTCTCCAAAGAATTCGGTGAATGCCGTTATACGCTGGCACTTCTTATCCATAGATAAAATCATATCTTTAATGGTTTCTGCTGGACCATTGAGAAATAATGGAATGGCTTCATTGTAAATCAGCGTCGTATGATCAAAAAGTTGATGCCGCGTGCCAAACTTATGCCAACCTTTTTTAGGAGACCACTCCCAGCGAAGTGAACTCCCATCATATTTATATTGAGCAATAATCGGTTTTCCTAAATACTGAAAAGCTATTTTAGAACCCGGTATAGATGGATATTGTTGCATAACCGCCTCAAACTTTAGATAAATACTATTAACAAACTAATTGAAAAATATAATCTGTAATCATTGACACGAACAAATGCCTATCTAAATAGATTAATAAGTCTATATAAGGGAAAGATTATGACAAAATATAGATGCGATATTTGAAAAACAAATAGGTGATGAAGTTTGTAATCGTTTAGATTAATTTGGTGCCGATAGTAAGAATCGAACTTACATCTCCATATTACGAGTATGGCCGTCTACCACTGACATATACCGGCTTCTTGTTCGCCTAGCTCAAACCGTCAGGCGATGCTGGTCGTTCGCGTCAATGTTAGGACGTTGATCATAAAAACTATTTAGCTGACTTTTTTCTTATTGCCAAACCATTTTAGACGAATATACCAAAAATAATAAAATAGAGTGGCGATAGGTCGAGTGAAAGGTCTTCCATAGAAAGTCCATTCTGGTGTTTTCATGTAGGCATCCATTCGAAGTTTTCCTTCTTCAATAGGAATGATTTTACCCAGACCTTCTCCTTGTAGAATAGTTATCTTCTTACCATTTTCGTAACGAATTATTTCCTTAACCATAGTTGACATTCCGCAATTTTGTGTTAATGTTAGTTTACCATAGCAAAAAAGGTTTTACAATGCCATTTCGACGGAGAGAAATATAATGTCTAAAGTGACCTGGATTCTTGAACGCGATGTTTTCGCGGAAGTTTGCTTCAATGAAATGATCGATCATTTCAAGGCGAACGATATTCCTTATCGTGTCGTCAGGATCATTCCATTTATTCATGAAATTGAAGGAAAGGTTCCGCAGGTTTCCGATCCGGTTGTCGTCTATGGCAGCATCGGTGTGCAAACCCTGGCTCAACGCCATGGATGGGTTCCTGGCGTATGGACTAATGACAATTTCGCATCTGGTGGTTCGACCGAGATTTCTGATCTTCTGGTAAACGGTTCTTTTGAAATTATGAAGTTGAGCGAAGTCGCCGACAAGGTAATGCTCGATGAATTTTTCATCAAACCCAATAGCGACAACAAAGAATTCGCTGGAATGGTTATTACTCGCGAAGAATTTGGTGTTTGGCATGCTAAGATGCTCGACATCAACTATTTGGAAACCGATGACTTTGATGTTATCGTGGCGCCATATCGAAAGCTTGGTTGCGAATGGCGAGTGGTCGTAGTGAATGGAAAGATCAGTTCAGCATCGATCTATCGGCAATACGGTATCGTCAAGCCAGAACGTCATATTATTCCAGAAGTGGAAAGCATTGTAATGGAAGCGCATAGCCGATTTGTGCCCGCACCAGTATATGTAGTAGACGTAGCACAGGTCGGAGATGAATACAAAATCATCGAATATAACACCTTCAATTCAGCCGGTCTGTATGCTTGTGATGTTGGAAAGATCATCGATGACATTAACGCTTTCCTTTTAGATCAAGCTCAATGATCTAAATATGCTCATGATAAAGTGGTCACCATTGCTGGTTTTTGGACCTATCACCGCTTTGCTGGTGGCGATGGTGATCATTCATTGGAGCAAGAAAAATTATGGTCAAGCCATGATTTATGCCACTATACTTTCTTTTTGGGTAATTTTTGAATTGCCCTTAGTTGGATGGATGGCAATACATCTTCATCAACAATTAGCTGGTCTTTTTCATTGGAGCTAAATTACCAAACTTGATCCATATACCCTTTCATGAATTTTTTAGCTGACATAGACTTTCCTTTTTCGTGATTTACAACGGTATCATCTTGAAATCTTAGCGTAAAATTTTTATCAGATCGCATTCCACTACCGACTTGGTTTTTTCTATCTTTTGCGATAGCGGAATATTTTTCTGAATTACTTCTTTCGTCGAGTGTTTTTATGATCGCTTCTTTTGCGTCTCGTAGATTAGATATTCTTTCTCTTCCTTGTCTTGCTTCTATAATACCAGTTGGTATATGAATTAATCGACAAGAGTTGGGGTGACGATTTCGATGTTGGCCGCCATTTCCGGTTCCAGAGAACCATTCCACGCGAAAATCGTCATCAGATCGTTTTGAATAAATGTCTGAAGTTGTTGTTTCAGGATTTATGACAGCACAAGTTATAGTTGAGGAATGAACGCGTCCTCGTTTTTCAGTAGGAGAAACACGCTGGGTTCTTATTCCACCAGAACCATTATGTAAAATTTCGAGATCGGCGCCAATAATTTCGATTGCAACTTCGGCATACCCTGCATCAGATGGGCGTTCTCTGACGATGCGGGACTTTCAACCTTTACGAGTCGCCAGCTTTAAATAAGCCTTCATCAAATCAGCACAAAACATACTCGCGTCGAGTCCGCCTTCACCTGATCGTAATTCCACAATGCGAATCATAATAAAATCTCCTTCGTATTTTTATTTAGCATTATAGGTTGACTTTTGTCAAGAAATTAGTTAAAAAATAATATGACAACCTTCCGGCAAACCATGGATTTTTTAAATGGACAGTAATATTACATACGAAGAGTTTGAAGAACTCTGCCGTGAAGCTATTCGCGATAAAGAAAAAGCGTATTGGTTAGCTGAAGAAGGTAATTTGAATCGATACAATCCTACTGTCGATCTTCAATATTATACTGAAGGTAGATGGTCTACTGGCGGCCAGGGTGGCGGTAGTTGCTGGGATGAAGGTGAATCTCATTACTACGCGTTAGAAGGTGAGCAAGAGCCAAAGGACGAATATCTATCCTTGTTTTTGTTAAAAATCGTTCCAGAATTGACTTACGCGCAATTTGTAAATCTTGAAAAATCTGAATTTTTTGAGTATTCTACGGAATATCAAAACGAATATTACGGAAATTATACGACATATGGTATTCGTAAGTTCAACTTACGAACTCTCTATGATGTTTTAAAACAGATGTCTGTAAATGGATAGCAATACGACATACGAAGAATTCGAGAACAAAGTCAGAGATGTTATTATCTCTGTCCATAAGCCGCAAATCTGCGTCAGAGATAATAAGGCCAAGGTTGGATACAAATACATTCCAGATACGAAATTTGATATTAACACTTATCTAACGCTTAAATGGGAAATTGGTGGAGCCAGGGGCGGAAATTGTTGGGGTGATGATGCTTGCCAATATACCAGCTATACAGAAGAACCCGATTTTACTTTATTGGATAGCATCTTAGAAGCAATTGTTCCTGATATTTCTTTTTTGAAATACAAATCAATCGTTTCGCAAGTTATCATAAGAAAAAGTGGGACTGATATGGAGTATTATGGAAATTATACTGATTATAAGACCAAAACTCTTGATCTTCAAAAACTTTATTATTTGTTGTTTGGTGACCAATGATCGAAGTAAAAGTTCTGGTAGGATTGCCTGGATCGGGTAAATCTTACTATGCCAACACGATTGTTGATGCTGAGACAACCATCATTGATGATTTGAATAGAAATCTGACGGCATTAGAAGAATTCAAAAATAATCCTACGTCAAAATTGATCATTACTGATCCCTCAGCTTCACTATCATCTCCTGATAAAATAAAAGAAAAGGTTATTCAATGGCTCGGTGAAGATGCGACAGTTGATATCTTCGCATTTGAAAATGATTTAGAAGCTTGCTGGGCTAATGTCGTTCGGCGAAATGATGGTCGGATCATATCTAAACCCTACATGAAATCGTTGAGTAAGTTTTACGATCCAGCCATATTTGATAAAATTTTACCTGTTTATCGACCTTAAAGTTTGATCAATCCATTTAATGTTACTATATTAGTAGCCGAAGCGGGGTCTGTCCCAAATACTATTTGGTTATAACCACCAAACCCAAGAAATCCACTAGATTTAGCGACGCTATAATATGGTAAAAAATTAATACCATCTCCTGGCCATCCTATGTATATATTTGTTCCATTATCATGAAGTTGATACCAAGTTGGAACATACATAAAATCGCCACCTGTTGCCAAATCATATGAATTTAGACTTGTAGGATTATCGTATTTTTTATGAACTACTCGATTGTTAGTTTGTGGGGCGATACCTTCTATTTTACCGGAAACACTGTCACACCATCCAATCATCATTAGCGGACCACCATCACCACTGGTGCTAATAAAATTCACAAGAAAATTGACTGTATAAGGTGGAGTTGGTGCTGTCATAGCTAATAAATGTAATCCATCATTAGAATTTCCTATTATGCTTACACCAGGAAGACCCGCAGTAGCATTTGCGGTAGATTGGTTTATCCAGCCTATATCAAAAGTAGCAAGATTAGGAACAGGAATGCCAGCAGCAACGTTTGCTATTGCGGCATTGGTATAACTTTCAGAAGTAGCAATAGCATAAGTCACTTGAGTATTAGTATAGTTGGTTGCTGCCAAATTTATTTGATCAGGCGTGATTTTCACATTCACGCCGCCTTGGACACCAGCCAAGTATTCACCACCGCCTAGAGTTGATGCATTCGCAAATGCTGAAATTTTTGTGTTAGCCATTATGTTACCTCTAATTCAATATATCCAGAACCATCTTCAAGTTCATATTCGCCACTACCATCCTCCAATTCCATTCCAAATGATTCTAAGCTTGGAGCAATAGGAGTCCCATACAATCCTATATTTACCTTCCTCAAAAATAAATTAACATCTGAAACGGTATTGTTGGTGACACCCAACATGTAATACGGTCCATCTTTGTCTTGACTCAATGCACTAATTGAAAAAGTTAAACTATCGACATCGATGATGGTATTCTGAGTATCTTGAATAACGGTTGAATTTCCTGCGGCCATTACTTGAACAACACCGGATTTTGTTGGTGAACTACCATCTATGTAAAAACCATGATATTCAAATTTTGCAGAAATTATATTTCCATCTAAACGAGTTGGAATGGCAAGAGTGTTACTATAATCTGAAAAAAGAATAGGACCACTATACAAACCCGGAATAACCGTAGGGACGAAGAAATCGTTTCTATTTTGATCCATATAAAATTGATTAAATAGTTGCTGATTTACTGGACTTGCTTCGGTCAAAACTTCAATATTTTGATACGGAAAAGTCGTTCTCTGATAGTTTATATCTCCAACATTTGGAGTATGGCCTATAAACATTCTACCAGTGTCGGTCGAAAATGCAGGCTCTCCGACCGCCAAGGGTTTATTAAAAACGGGTGGAGAGGTTGAAATGGGTGAGCCAGGAAGTAAACTCTCTTTACCTCTTCTGAATTTTATTTTTCCAACCAAAATTATAGACATAGTGTATTTATGATTGTTTAAATTTTATCATTAAATATAGAGGTAGTTCACGATATTACTATTCGTCTCATATATAGACTTATGTTGTTTAAAGTTAAATTTAAGATGTTCAACATATAATATGTGCCGCCTCCATCAGATTGAGCAGAACCTACTGAAAATTGTAAACTCGTGCTTCCATTCAATAAATTAAAGTCAGATACAGAACTTTGATCGTATTGATTGGCTAAAATTCGTAAAGTGCCATTTTCCAATGGTGAATATGTCGAGCCTATAACTTTGAAAGCATGGTATTCGAATGCGGCAGAAACATTCGCTCCATAAATTTTGGAAGGAATAACTGGAATATCTGTTACATCGGAATATGTTATTGGGCCATTATAGTTTCCAGTTATTACAGTTGGAGGGAAAAAGGCATCTTGATTTTGATTTCTTACGAAATGATCGAATAATTCCTTCATTCTTGGAGAAGTCTCGGTCAAAACTTCTATATTTTGATATGGAAAAACAAGACGATGATAATCTACATCGCCGGGTTTAGGGGTATGACCTATAAGGACTCGACTGGTATCCGTGGTGAAAGCCAATTCCCCGACATCCAAACTTTTTGGGAAAACTATTGGAGGAAATCCCTTTGGAACTCCTGGTAATTCTGCCTCGGTTCCTCTGCGAAATTGAGTTGATTTTACCGTAATTTGATTGGCGACGATGTTGTTTACGACTTGTGATATACCTGAACCAAAAACCGTAGAAACTCCGTGAGATGATCCTACTCCGGAATCATGAATAACAGTAGCATTAGCATCTCCTGATGCTACAGCAACACCATTACTTGTTCCATTAGCAAATTGATAGGTATTTAAAATTACATAAGCAACAACTTTTGAAATTCTTGTGAAGTCAGGTTGAAATCCGGTTGCAACATAGCCAACAGATTTATAAACGTGAATTTGTTCGTTATTACCATCAGGCGTAGTTACGGTATACCCTACAACTTTAGGGACTGTTAAAGTATTTGATTGCGCTCCTTGGGCAGCATAACTTACTATTTTTGATGTTGAAATATAATCTACCACAATAATCCTTTAAGCTATGCTTTTTACTCCATATAATCCAGCAAGATCATCAGCTTGCCAAGCTACATTGGTATTTGGATTAATATTCCATACATTTTCTGTTGCTCTATAATCAGAACCTAAAGGAACAGAATTAGAAGTATATTCTGTTCCACCTTCGTAAATAGTATTATCAGATGGAACAAATGCTCCCATTTCACCGCCAGCAAAAATTATTGTATTAGGCATATATTCCTTTCTTTCCTTTTAGGCGACACTTACTACGCCATAATATAATCCAGCAAGATCAGAAGCTTGCCAAGCTACATTAGTATTTGGATTAATATTCCAAACATTTCCATTAGCTCTAAAATCAGTTCCTAAATCTACAGAATTTGAAGTATATTCTGTTCCTCCAACATTTAATTCTAATTGAAGATGCTGTGGACCATCTACACCACAACTTGCTCTTGCCGTGACAGCCACGGCGATTATCTCACCATTCACTGACCCAGGTTGAGAAAAATTAGAAGTCAATCCTGCGGTATTTGCGGAAATATAATTAGTATCATTGTAACTAATTTCATTTACATCAGTATAAGTTCCATTCCATTGATCTGTTAAGCCATTAGCTGTAATAGGAATAGTGGATAATTTATAGCCAATCGTAGATTGTGTTGCTATTATAAGTTGGCTCCATTCTATCCACTGCCAATAACCGTCCTGAGGAACACCGTAAAGAAATATTTTAGATATGTTTGTTCCCGTAATATTAGCGGTATCGGTAGTCAGCAATGTTCCTTGAGAATAGAAAGAAGCCGCGCCGCTTGAACCCAGAGTTATATGGAAATCAAAATTTCCGCGACCAATTCCACGTTTATATGCTACATAACAAGAAGAACCAATTTGCACCCAAGATGATCCATTCCACCAAAACATCGCGATATAACTAAAAGAATCTGTATTAATAGCAAATACTGGATTGTCAGAATCATCAACAAAAACTAGAGAATTTACGTTACTGCCGCCGCCCTGGACTGATACGGATAATTCACAATGAAACCAAAAATCTGTTAAATTTTCAAATTTATATGAACGTAAAAATGATGATGTGGCACCTTGTAGCCGCAATGCACATCTTGCATACGCGCTATCATAGCTAGCATCTGAAACCGCTTCATATGAACTGCTATCAGATGGAACGAAATTTCCCATTTCAGCACCGGCAAATATTATTGTATTAGGCATATCACAACTCCATTAATAGTGTGTTATGTATTTATGTGTATCTCTACAATTTATTAGGATACTGTTGGCGTGGTAATTATAGTTTTACGCATAAAAATAATTACAGTATTTCCATTATTTGAAACGTTTATGTTGAAATATTGATCATATATTCCTTCTATATATGAAGGTTTACTACATCAATCCAATTTGCCAGAAGCCCATAATATAGACGTCAAAACCATCCATCATAACTATAGCCATAATAATACTCCAAAAATATAAGGTATTTATCCGTTATAATGGAGGCGCGGAATCAGCGTTTGGTATAGATGCGTTAGAATAATAGGTTGGGTTTGTATTACCATCAACATAGGGATATATTGCTAATAGTTGATAATATGATCCTTCTAAATTATTACCGGCTGTCGTATTAAAATCTGGCGTTTGTTCAGGTAGAATTTGAAATTGAAACAAAGATGAAATAGGATCGCTTGGTCCCCAATTTACGGGGGTTGCACCGTTTACGGAAAAAAATGTGTCTCCTGTAGTAGAATTATATCCTAAAACAGTTCTAAAAACGGTTGTATTGGCTACTGATTGTGGATTGAAACCATTTCTAGTTAATCGAAAGGATGCAAGACAATTACCTTGAGACGATCTTCCTTGAGAGGTTATGACTAGATTATTACCGCCTCCCATAAATAAATCCCATTCAGCCGTGTTAGAATAATCAGGTCCACCAAACCATTGATTATTGGTTATTTGGCAAACAAGCGTAAAACTACAATTTAACATGTATTCGGTTATAAAATCTTGTAAAAGAGTAGTTCCTAATATACCATTACCTTCGAAATTAACATCTGCTAATGTTCCTGATGGATTTAATACTGCGGCACCAATAGCAAAACCATTTGCGGTTTCTGAAAGATTCCATGTTGTCTGATTTCCACCATAAAATCCAGAATTAGCGACAGGTGGTATAAAGAAATCGCTCATTGCATAAGTAGAACCATTAGCGGTATATACTCTGGATACTGAATTACAATAAAGTTCAGGCTCTATGGTTGGCGGCCCTGGTGGAGAAGGGGATGCCCCATCTATGAAAATTGGATTATAAAAAGCCGTGCGATCTTGATTTCTTACTTGCTGACTAAAAATTTCTCTATTTCTTGGAGAAACTTCGGTAAGAATTTCGATTGCGGTTTGTGGAAATCGATCTCTATCAAAGTTTATATTGCCTGAGGAAGGATCGTGACCAATAACCAATCTTGCGGTATCGGTGGAAAACGCCATTTCACTTGAATTCAAAGAAGTAGTGACGACATTTGCTTGAACATCACTTTTCAATTTTATTCTATTTGTTGAAATAATCATCGAGCCATTCCCTTGTTTCATATATTTATGAAATAGCTTGACGAATGAAATTTTTGTTGTATAAATTAAAACTTGATAAGAAGGAGACTCATATTAATGTCTGAAAAGGTTGAATGGTTCGATTTGAATGACGCTCCTAAGGACGGAACATATGTTCGTCTTCGCATTTCGGCGATGACCACGATTTTGGATGATCATCCTGGAAGATTTCATTTCAAGACAGTCAAGGCTCGGTGGAGTCCTGGCAAAAGTGTTGATCCAAATGCTCAATGGTGGTCGCCACATTGGACCAGTGTAGATGGGAGTTGCTTCTACGATCTTCCAGAAAATTGGCGACCGATGACTTCGGCTTGACAGCCTTTATATTTGTGATAAAGTAGTTTCATAAATTAGAGCATAAGGAGTTAAACTATGAAGGCGAAGATCGAACGAACCGTTTCTCCCGAATATAGCCATCGCCAGACCGAATATCGCGGTTTTGGGATCGTTCCTAAGAATGATTTCGGCCAAAGTGGATATCTTGTTCATGGTCATATGGTCACCGAAGGCTATATCGTGACGGAAAATGGTTGTAATGCCCTTCCAGGCGCCATGTGGGTGCTGACGGTCCAACAAGCCAAGGATGCGATTGATGATTTGCTCAAGGCTCGCGAAGATGGCAATAGCGGAAGTGAACATCCTTTCCATAAGCGAAATCGCCTTCGCCGTTCGCTGAACAGTCGTTCGCTCGAACTGTTTGAAGCGGTCATCCATCATCTGGAAGAAACCTATGATGCGACTGGTGGCCCTTCTCCGGAACTGGCCAAGGTTCTTCTTGGAATCATCGATGATTGCGATACGCGCACCACGATTACTCGGCGGATTGGGGAGTATGATCCGCAAATGATTGATATTTTCGCTCAGTATGGTCTCACTGGTTATCCGAGTTTGGGCGAAGGTCTTCGTTTTCTTAAAATTGATAACAATGGCGATGGAGAATAAATATGGCCACTCCTAAGGGTATTCTCGTCATTCTTATTGATCCTGAAGGTAAAGTTTGGGGTAAAGGCGCGGACTTTGACACCTTTAAGGGTGGAGATTCGAACCTTAAGACGGCTCAAGAAAGACGTGCCAATATAGCGTTGGCTAAGGATTTTTTCCACAACACTTGTTCGCCTGTTGTCGGGGATATTCTTGCGAACGATTTTCAAGGATCGCAAATCATTCGGAGAATTCTGGAAAAGGGTTGGCGACTGGACACTACGGAGATTGGTTATGAGGAGAATTAAAAATGATGTATGATGATTTGCCGGATGTACCGGATTTATTTTTTGTAAGTTTTGAAAATGATGATCCAGACATTGGATTTTTCCTTCAATTTTTTGGTGAAACGGCTGATGCAACGTTGGATGGTATTTCGTTCATGGTTGATGCTGAAAAATTGATGGCATCATTTTAGTAAACGAAGATAATTGACACAAAAATATTTTAAATTTATGATCTGAATCTAACGAAAGGGATTTTATGAAAACGTTCGGATATTTTATGGTAGTCACTCTTATTATTGCGGCAATTCCACAATAATGGACGCTTTGCGTAAAGCGGCACTTCTGACCCTAGAAGGGTTGGATGTGCCGAATACAAAGCAATATACTAATATTGCTGGTTATGATATTCAAATTAGAACTGAATGGGCCTTCACTAATCTTGTTTGGATGAAACAAACATGTATAGATAATATTGAAACTTTTCCAATTGATAAAATAAATCGTTGGATTGGTTTCATACAAGGTGCCCTTGCTGCTCAAGGTATGCTTAATGTGTCCCAAGAGCGAGATCGCACTCGACCATTTTTTCATGCAGCGTATAAAGAATTGGAAATAAATATTCCAGATACCTTGACTAAACCTTAGCTTATGTTAATATAAGTTTCCTATCCATTTGAGAGGAAATAATATGTTAAAATTTGGTAAGCGATAATGGAACAGTCAGATATGCTCGCGAAATATAAACGCGAAAAAGAATCGGCTTATCGCAATTTTCGTCTTAATAAACGGTTCATGGCATTTGATATGATAAAAATGAAAGGCGAACGATAATTCGTCAGTGGTTCAGAGATCGATTGAAAAATCTAAAAACTGCTTGACTTAACCTGATTTTTTTCGTAGATAAAAGAGGCCGGTCTTATGACTTAACAGAGACCTAAAATAAGTTAGTCCGGTTTTCCAAGGGTTCCGAGAAACCCGATGCTGTTGTTAGAAATAGTAACCATTCTTAAAAAAGCCCTCGACGTTGCCAACGTCGAGGGCTTGACTATAATTAAATGTCAATTATAATGATCATAATAAAGGAGATTTATTATGAAATTTGAAAAACAACTTCTTGTTCTGCGCTCACACCTTATCGGAGCCAAATATTATAATGCTTTGTCCGCAATGGAATTCGCGGCGAAATATCACACTGGTATGCGTAAAGATGGTGTGACTCATGAATTTTCACACCAAACGAGCATCGCCCTTCATGCGCTGACCCTTCCCGATCTCATGTTCCGCGAAGAAGTCATCGCGACGATTTTCCTGCATGATGTGCGTGAAGATTACGGGATCACAGACACCGAAGTTCGAAACCTCTTCAATGATGAAAAGTTCGCAGAGCGTGTTGCTCAAGCTGTTGAACGGATGACTAAAGAATTCCGTGGTGTGAAATGTGATGAAGAAGAACTCTTCGCCATCATGGCTACCGATCCTATTGCCAGTATCGCCAAAGGTTGCGACAGAGTCCACAACTTCCAATCAATGGTTGGTGTGTTCACGAAGACCAAGCAACAGTCTTATATTGCGGAATGTAAGGCTCTTTTCTTCCCGATGCTTAAGACTGCTCGTAGAAACTTTCCACACCAAGTCATGGCTTATGAAAATATCAAGCATACTCTTCGAAGCCAAATCGAACTGATTGAAGCTATGCATGAGCATATGTAATGAAAATAATGTTAGAACTCAGAATGAATAGAATCAATGTTGCGTTCGGTAACGGCAAATATTTACCTAATGGGTTGCCATTTGTTTTTAGTATAGAAGCTGATATTTTGGAAGTATTGCCTTGGCTTGTGGAACATGCTGGCCAAGAATTTCATACCCACGCTGCTTTTGAAGAGCGCGGATGGAGAATGCATTGGGTCGATTATGGAAAGGATCATGGTTATAATGCGCTATATTTTACACATGATGTTGATCTAATTCATTTTAAGATGCGATGGGTAGGTTAAAAAATAATAGATTGACAAACTAAAAAAATTTGTTATACCAATTTTATCATTAGAACTTAACCAAAGGATATGAATATGGGTTTTTTCAGTGCGCTTCTGGGTGCAGAAGCGAAGCATGCTGTGCGAGCCGTAAGTGATCAGATCGTAGCGATGGACCCTTCGACAGCTTCGGCGGCCCAATTGCAAACGATGGAACAAGACCTTGATCGGGTCGGCAGGGAACTGGCCAAGTTCCAAGCGGAAGCTCTCCGCGAAAATGGCGAAGTCATTAAGATTCAAACTCAATATGATCGTCTTGTAGCCGCCGCCGCAAAGATGACTGCGGATTATGACGCGGAAACAGATGAAACTCGCAAGACAGGTTTGGGCATGAGCCTTTCGGGCCTCATGGAAACCTGCGAAAAGCTAAAGTCCGATCTTGCTACGGAAGCCCAACACAAGGCGGATGCTGACGCTCTGGTTGCTGAAACTGAATCGATCTACAAGGCCAAGGGCGCCGATGTTCTCACCGCCAGAAAGAACCTTGAAAGTGCGGCACGCGATATGGCCCGCGCTCAAGTTGAGAAGGAACATACCGGTATGATGGCGGAAAATGCCGCGCGTGTTGCCGGTCTTCGAAATAACGAAATCGACGGTCTGCATGGTGCGCTCGATGCCATGGCCCGCAAGACGGCGGACGCTAAGGCGGTGGCGGAAGCCAATCGTCTCAAGGTCCAAGTATTGTCACATGTTGACGCTGGTAGCGTTGACGACCCCAACGTGAAAGCGGCCTTGGCTGCTGTCTCGGGTGCTCCCAGCACGCAATCCTTTGCGGATCGTCTGGCTGCGCTGAAGTCCAAGTAAACCATCATCACTTAACAGAAAAGGAATTACATTAAAATGATTAAGCGTAGTTTTATCGGTATTCTAGCAGTGGTGGGCATGCTTGCCTCCGCTTGTAGCCCGCAACCTCAACAGGTTTATCAGCAACCCGTCGCCGTTTCACAAGTCCAGCAAGTTCAGGCTCCACAGCCAAAGCTCTACAATTCGGTTCAAGACTGTCAGTCTGACCAGACGAACGTCAACCCTCAACTGTGCGCTACGGCTTTTGCTCAATCTCAAGCCCAACTGACACATTATAATTCATATGCTTCTTGTTCGGCATATGGCTACAACGACTGCGTTGATCATGGTGGCTGGTTTGGTCCTATGATGACGGGCTTCATGCTCGGCGCCATGACCAACGGTTATTACGGTTCGCCGGTCTATGTTCTCCATGGTGGCTACTATGGCGGCGGTTATTACGGACATGCTCTGAATTATGGAGCCCCAATTCGTGTCGGCGGCCATTATGTTCTCTCCCATGATGTTGTGGTTCATCAACACGTCTATGTGTCTCAACATGCGGCGCCAGCGGCTGTCGTAACTCGCGCCGGGTTCGGCGGTTCTCAGGTTGCCTCGGTTTCTGCGCCCCGTCCCTCTGTCGCGGCTCCTTCGGCGGCGGCGACTGTTCAACGCGGCGGGTTCGGCGGCGGCTTTGGTGGGGCGACGACGGTTAACAGCGGCTATCATGCTTCTCCTGCCTATGCGTCTTCTTATCGATCTTCGTCTTCGGGTTCATCCTATCACTCCTCGTTTTCTTCTAGCGGAAGCAGCCGTCGTCGTTAAGAATCTAGGCGGGCAAGTCCCGCCTTCTTTCTTTTTTACTGAAGGAAAAAACAAATGAAGCGAATTACACTCACTCCCCGTCCTACTTGGCAGAACAATGTTCAAGCTGTTGGATTTAATTGGCATACGCCAAATTTCAATCCATATTGGAATGAAGCCGCTGCCTACCAATTTACCGCCGCCGAAATTGAGTCTATTAGACAAGCAACGGTAGATGTTAATGGTATGATGCTCGATACTATCGATGCCATTATTACCAGCCGGTCCCTTCCCATTTTTGGTTATTCCGATGATCTCATTGCAGTAATTGAAAAGAGTTGGGCAGAAACTGAAGAACCTACCATGTTCGGTCGTTTCGACTTTGCTGTAAATGGAAACGATATCAAGCTTCTCGACTATAACGGTGATTATCCCAGCACTTTTGTTGAAGCTGGCGCCGTCCAAGCGGCTTGGAAGGATGAAGTTTTTCCAGAATTGTCACAATTCAATGATATTCATGCAGCGACAGTCGATGTTTTTCGTGATATCGCCAATACTCTTCGCGGTCAGCTTCGAACGGATGGTGCTCCTGATTTCCGAAATGTTTATATCGGCGGCATGTCTCCAGATGTAGAAATCGACGGTGTTGCGGCATATCTCCAACGTGTCGCTCAAGAAGGCGGTCTCGCGACTCGATTCATTTCCTTTTCGGATATTGGCCGCGCCGTAGAAAATTTCTATGATGAAGATGATGATCTTTATGAGGTTGTTACTTTTGTCGATCTCCAAAATCAGCCGATTACCAATCTGATTCATCTTGCGCCTCTTAACTGGATGTTGGCTGGTACTTTCGGGCCTGACTTGATCAACCAAGTTGTGCAAGGTCGGATTCGTCTGATCGAACCGGCATGGAAGATTTTGGCTTCAAATAAGCGTCTCATGGTCGAAATGTGGAATCGAAATGCCTTTCATCCAAATCTTCTGAAGACTTCAACCATTGTCGAACCGGAATTTCCACTTCTTGGATATGTGTCAAAGCCCGTCACCGGTCAAGGTGGACAGAACGTAACGATCTTTGGCCCCAATAACCAAATCGTAGATCAAACCCAAGGTGATTTAGCCAGCGAACAAATGATCTATCAAGAGCGCGCCAATTTGTCCGAAACCGATGGCAACTTTGCCGTCGTTAATTCTTGGTGGATCGGTGGTCAAAGCGTTGGTTTGGGTATTCATGAGGCATCCGTGCCTATTATTGATGCATCCGGAACATTTGTTCCACATGTTATTGTCTAAAGGAGGGAAATATGTATGTAAATGATTTGGCCAATACAAAGGACCAAGTGATTTAAGTTCCTACCGAAGGCGGTCTGCTGATTTTGGAGGCTGGACATAAACCCAAGTATCCAATTTATGGATGTTCGAAATTAGGGAGCCTTTTGGCTCCCTTTTTTGTATTTTTAGAAATAGACTTTTTGATCTCCATTGCGGTAATATTAAAAATTACCACAATAAGCATTATGTTAATTATTAACTAAATACTTTTTGAACATATGGAGACAAATGTATGACTACTAATTTGTTTGATTTCTTTAAAGAAAACTTTGCTAAGACCAAAGTAGAATATCTCGGGTTAGAAGAGTATCTTACCATTTGTAAGAATGATCATTTAGCTTATGCCACTGCTGCCGAGAGAATGGTACATGCTATTGGAAAACCGGTTAGCATAGATACATCTAACGATCCAAGATTATCTCGTATTTTTATGAATCGAACAATAAAAATTTATCCATCTTTCAAAGATTTTTATGGGATGGAAGATACGATTGAGCGCGTCGTATCATTTTTCAAACATTCAGCCCAAGGTTTGGAAGAACGTAAACAAATCCTTTATTTGCTTGGTCCAGTAGGGGGCGGAAAGTCTTCCTTGGCGGAACGTTTGAAGGCTCTTATGGAAGCGTATCCTATATACGTTTTGTGTGCTGGTGAAGAACTAAGTCCAGTGTTTGAGACTCCTTTGGGTCTTTTTCCTGGTGAACGTTACGCCGAGATCATTAAGGATCAATATGGTATTGATTCTCGTTATCTGAACAATATTTTGAGTCCATGGGCGGTAAAACGTTTAAAAGAATTTGATGGTGATATCTCTAAATTTCGTGTTGCCAAAATCATTCCTTCTCGGTTGGAACAAATCGCTATTTGTAAAACTGAACCCGGCGATGAAAATAATCAGGATATATCCTGTTTAGTTGGGAAGACTGATATTCGCAAACTTGAATATTTCAGCCAAAATGATCCGGATGCCTATTCTTTTTCTGGTGCGCTCTGCCGCGCTAACCAAGGGCTAATGGAATTTGTAGAAATGTTCAAGGCTCCGATCAAAGTTCTTCACCCATTATTGACCGCCACCCAGGAAGGCAATTACGTAGGAACTGAAGCCATTAGCGCAATTCCTTTTAACGGGATTATCCTGGCACACAGTAATATGAGCGAATGGTTAACTTTCAAAAACAATGCCAATAATGAAGCTTTTCTTGATCGTATTTGCGTTATCAAAGTTCCATATTGCTTGCGAAAGACAGAAGAAGAAGAAATTTATACAAAGATGTTAAATTCTTCTGATCTATCTAAAGCACCGTTGGCTCCGCAAACACTTAGTATGTTGGCAAAGTTTACAGTTTTAAGCAGAATAAAGGATCATACAAATTCCACCTTGTGGTCAAAAATGCGTGTATATGATGGAGAAAATCTTAAGGAAATAGACCCAAAAGCAAAATCTATGCAAGAATATAGAGATGAGGCAGGAGTGGATGAAGGTATGACTGGTATTTCTACTCGATTTGCTTTTAAGATTTTATCGTCAACCTTTAATTTTGATGGTGAAGAAGTTGCGGCTGATCCAGTACATCTTATGATGGTTTTGGAAAATGCTATTCGACGCGAACAGTTTGGTATTGACGTTGAAAAGAAATATCTGAGCTTTATCAAAGAAAAACTTGTTCCTGAATATGCTGAGTTCATTGGAAATGAAATTCAGATGGCTTATTTGGAAGCCTATGATGAATATGGTCAAGCTACATTTGATCGGTATATTGAATATGCTGATTGTTGGATGTCTGAAATTGACTATAAAGATGCTGATACTGGAGCATTATACGATAGAGATATTTTGAATAATGAATTAGAAAAGATTGAAAAAGCTGGTGGTCTTTCTAATAATCCAAAAGATTTTCGCTCTGAGGTTGTAAATTTTGTCTTAAGACAACGTGCCAAACAAACTCAAGTTAAATGGACAAGTTATGAAAAATTGAAGAAAGTTATCGAAAAGAAAATTTTCGCTTCTTCTGAAGAACTTCTCCCTATTATATCGTTTGGCGCCAAACAAGACAAAGAATCAGAAAAGAAACATAACGATTTCGTAGAAAGAATGAAAAATCGTGGTCTTACGGAACGTCAAATTCGCCGTGCGGTAGAATGGTTTTTACGTATTAGAAAGAGTAATTAATTGGAGTTAAGTATGAATACGGTTGAATATATTCGTTTACTGACAAAATTAACTGAACAGTTGCGATTAACTTCTTCTGTTATGAAAGAATTAAACGAACTCATGACTGATGGTAGTATAATTCCTTATTCCCCGCTTCATTTGTTACTCGAAGAATTGACTAATAATATAATAGACACCAAGAAACTTATACAAGAGAGTAAAAAATATCGTGCGTAATTTTACGATCATAGATAGGCGCGAAAATCCTAAAGGAAAGTCTTTATCAAATCGTCAACGATTTTTGGAAAGAGCGAAACATAGTATCAAAAAGGCGGCTCATAAAGCATTTGATACAAAATCGATTGGAAACCAAGAAGACACCGTAATTAATATAGAAAACGACGGTACGGATGAGCCAAGATTTAGAACTGATCCTTCTACTGGAGACTATGATTATGTTTTGCCAGGAAATGAAGAATTTATAGTTGGCGATATTATTAGAAAACCTAAGAAAAAAGCTGGCGGTGGCTCCGGTGGTGATGGATCAGGAAATGGAAAAGGAGAAGATGACTTTGATTTTGTTCTCTCATATGAAGAATTTTTAGATGTTATTTTTGATGATCTTGAACTTCCAGATTTGATTAAAAAATCTGAAAAAAATGCTGTTTCGTTTTCTAATAGACGAGCAGGACATACCACTACAGGGATGCCATCCAATCTTAATGTCGAAAAAACCGCTATGGCAGGTATGGCTCGCAGAATTGCTTTAAAATCTCCAAAGTTTAAAAAAATTCACGAATTAGAAGAAGAGTTGAAAAATTGCCAAGATGAAAATCGTATGGCTGCTATAAAAGAAGAAATAGCATCATTAAGAAAAAGAGCTAATGCGATAGGATATCTCGATGATGTCGATCTAAGATATAACAATTTCGTAAAAACGCCTAAACCAATCACTCAAGCCGTAATGATTTTGCTAATGGATGTTTCGGGGTCAATGGGTGTTCATGAAAAAACAATCGCAAAGAAATTTTTTGTTTTACTTCATCTATTCTTGAAAAGACGATATGAAAATATTGATGTGGTATTTGTTAGACACCACGATGAGGCAATGGAATGTGATGAGGTAGAATTCTTTAATTCTCGTGAAACAGGAGGCACAATAGTCTCCAAAGGCTATCAAAAAATAAAAGAAATCATTGCGGAAAGATATCATAGTGATGATTGGAACATTTATATAGCTCAAGCCTCTGATGGTGATAATTCGAGTGATGATAACCAAAATGTTGTAAAATATCTTGTCAAAGATTTATTGCCTATTGCTCAATATTTTACATACTTAGAAATAGATGATGGCCTCTCGTCTCCTTCTATATGGGGATTTGCTATACCAAAAACTTTGTGGCACGTAATTTCTCCTTTGACTAAAGAAAATGATAATCTAACTTGTGCTACTATAAATGATGAAAATAAAGTTATTTCTGTATTCAGAAATCTGTTTAATAAGGCATTAAAAAAATGACAGAACCATTATGGACTGATAGTGATTGGACTTTTCCTTTATTGTCAAAAACTTATGAGGAAATAGAAAAAATTGGCGTCGGAGAATTAGGGTTAAATTTGTATCCTAATCAATTTGAAATAATTAATTCTGAACAAATGTTGGAACTTTATACTAATATAGCTATGCCGACATACTATAGTCATTGGTCATTTGGTAAAAGACATGCTCAAGATGAACAAAACTATAAATCCGGAGCTTCAGGATTGGCCTACGAAATCGTAAATAATCTTTCTCCAACGATCAATTATCTTATGGAAGATAATTCCATGACAACACAAGCCTTGGTTATGGCTCATGCTGCGTGTGTTTCTGGTGATACAGAATATTTGTCTACCACTGGATGGAAAAAAATCGCGGATTATAAAATAGGCGATTTAGTAGCTCAATACAATGAAGATGGTACGGCGAATTTTATTAATCCTACACACTTTATTAAAAAACCTGTTTCTGATCCATTTATTCATGTTGAAGGAATAGGCGTAGATCAACTTATAACACCGGATCATACAGTAGTTTTTGAAAATCATCTCGGAAGTCTTATTAAAATAACAGGAGAAGAGTTAAATAGACGTAATACTTTAAAAACCCGAGGATTTAACGGAAAATTTATTACGGGGTTTCAATTAAAAACTCATACCTCGTTGCCTCTTACTAATGATGAAATTATGTTGCATATAGCCATCAAAGCTGATGGCAGCTATCCCAAAAAGATCATCTCCGATCATTTCAATTGTGTTTCTCATCATAGAGTTAGATTTCATCTTAAGAAGCAAAGAAAAATCGAGAGATTAGAGGAAATACTTACACGGCTAAATATTTCGTTCGATAAAAATCCTTCATACGATGGTAGGGTTTTTATATCTTTTAATATTAAAGAGAAAATAGAAAAGCGTTTTGATGTAGAATGGTATTCTGCTTCCAGTGATCAGTTAAAATTGATTGGTAACGAAGTATTGTTGTGGGATGGGTCAGTTTCATCTAATAAATTTTCATCAAAATTTTTAGAAGACATCAATTATATCCAATATGTTTGGGCATCTACTGGTAAGCATACTCATGTATCCCAAGGCGTCCGCTGTTTTGAAGTGAATTTTTCAATAAAACCAAGAAAATCTATTAGTAAACATGGAGAAGATAATGCTAAAAAATCTCCCAAAATATTTGATATGATTCCATCAGATGACGGATATGCTTATTGTTTTACTGTGCCATCAGGAATGTTTATTTCTAGACGAAATAATAAAATAACGGTAACTGGTAATTGCGGCCACAATTTTTTCTTCAAAAATAACTATTTGTTCAAAACTTGGACAGATGCCGAGGCGATATTAGATTATTTGGTATTTGCTAAAGATTATATTACTAAGGTTGAAGAAATCGAAGGACGAGAAACCGTTGAAACTTTCCTAGATAGTTGTCATGCTTTAATGGATTACGGAGTAAACCGATACAAGAGACCTTCAAAACTATCAATGGAAAATGAAAAGAAAAAACAAAGAGATCGTGAAGAATATTTACAATCTCAAGTTGATGAAATGTATAGAATCTTACCGACATCAAAAACTATTTCTAAAAAATTAGAACAATTTCCAAAACAACCCGAAGAAAATATACTGTATTTTTGTGAAAAATATGCCCCAAGTCTAAAAACTTGGGAAAGAGAACTTATTAGAATTGTGCGTAAAATATCACAATACTTTTATCCTCAAGCACAAACGAAAATTGCTAATGAAGGTTGTGCTACATATACTCATTATACAATTATGAATAGATTACACCAAAAAGGTCTAACTTCACATGGAGCCCATATGGAATTTCTGGCTCTACACTCAAATGTGTTAACCCAGCCAACCTGGGACAAACCTTACTACAATGGTATGAATCCATACAAACTGGGTTTTGAAATATTCAAAGATATTGATCGAATTTGTACGCACCCAACTGATGAAGATAAAAAATGGTTCCCAGACCTTATCGGTGAAAATTCTTGGGATATCATCAAAGACGCAGTAGTCAATTATCGAGATGAAAGTTTTATTCGTCAATTTCTTTCACCTAAATTGATTAGAGACCTTAGATTATTTCAGGTTAAAGATGTAAGAGAGCACGATGCTTATATTGTAGAAGCTATACATGATGAACGCGGCTATGATCAAATTAGAACATTACTAGCTGATCAAAATGAGCGAGAAATTTATGTTCCTCGCATAGAAGTGGTGAAAGCTGATCCTGAAGATAGATCATTGACCTTGTTATATACTCCATTAAGAAATAGAAAACTTGCCGATCCAACTCGAATGCTTCAACATGTCAAAAGATTATGGGGATATAAAGTTCGTTTGATGGATAAAAATGGTACTATCAAAACTATTTAAGCATAGTTTGCAGGCGAATATCCATGGTCTATTATTTATAAATAGTCGGATGCGCGACTGGATCAACATTATAAACGAAGCTATGTTAAATGAAGGGCGCGATGCTCCTTTGTATCATGGCACACATTTTGGCGCCGCGTTACAAATAATATCTGAAAATAGAATTGATGCCACTGTTATTCATGATATTCCATTAGCAGTTCCATTGGCCACAAAAGGTGTTTATAAGAACATTTATAGTGAAAATGGTGTAAGTCTATCTAGATTATCAATATTATTGGCTGGTCCGGTATTATTTGTCATAGATCAACAGAAATTATCACAGACTAAAAAATTATATCCTATTGATTATTGGGTTTCAAGTGGCGGCTCAAGACGTCCAAAAAGTAATAACAAATATGAAGCCGAAGAATTTTTAGTTGGCCCACTTTATCCATTAGATAAGTATTTGCTTGCTATAGAAACAACTAAAGAAGCAATTGAAAACTTTAAACGTAATTACAAAAATACAGATTTAACTCCTTTATTAGAGCATCCAAAATTTAAAATAGTTAATTCTTACTAAGGAATAGTTTTACAAAAATTAGCTTGCCATTCTATTTTTTGGTGCTACAGTTCGATTCGTTATCAATTTGGAGTATAAGAAAATGGTTATAAATCCTGTAGACCTTGCTTTTTCCGATGTTATGAGCGTAATTAATATCATGCGAGTTTCTGCTACCGGCAGAGCCGATATGATTAATCACAATAGAGTGTTAAGCAATATTGCTGAAGCTCGTTTGAAGTTAGATGCGCTGGAAACGGCCACTCTAGCAGATCAAAAGCAAAAAATCAAAGAAACTGCGGACAAACAATCGGCTAGGGTTGCTGAAGAAAAAAGACTTTCACTTTATCTTTTAGCGCACCCAGAAGAAGCTGACCGCGCCGCCCGACTTTCTAAAGTAAACCTCAACCGTGTTGAAATTACTTTCTAAAGTAAACCTCAACGGTGTTGAAATTATCACCAAATAAGGGGAGATCGGTAAATGCCTGTATTTAAAAGTGAGATTGAAAAATCTCTTGGATGCGCGATAAATAGCCCTATTTTTCCGGTCGCCGCCCAAATTAAGGCTCTCTATCTTGCGGGAACATCTATTCCAGATTTAATTGTCAAGTTTAAAGAGCATGGTCTTTCAAAAACCATTATTACTAATTATATTACACGTAATAATTTCTTTCAACCTGAACAAGAAATTGAACCACCTAGTTGTGTGATGTCATCGTCTACACACGTAGTGTGGACGCGGGAGGGGGACGCGCCCGGTTGTGACGCTATTTCTGGACCCGGCGCGTCAATCGATATCGGTCTCGGCGCCCATGAAGAGACGGTCGGCGGTCATATTAATTTTCAAGGTTCTGATCATTCGGTAGCAGAAAAAATACTAGCTAAACATCGGGAAACATTGGCGGAAGCGGCTGCGCTGACCCTCAAGGTATTCGACAAAATAGTTTTGGCCGACGCCTCTGCCTCAAAAACGCTCTCTGAAAAAGAGGACTTGATTTACGCTGGTGCAAAGACTATACTTGAACAATCAGGTGGGTGTTGGTTCCATGTTGGACCCGAGCCCGATAGTATGGCTGACCAACTTTTTTGTGCTCTTCCAGTGGAAGAAGGACAAAAATTCTGTGAAATTCACAGGGAGGTAGCTGTTAGAAAAAGGCAAGGTTAGTGTTTGATTCCGAGTACGAAGAACCCGTTGTAGTACCGCCAGTTAACGAAATTGTAAAACCTAATACGGGCGGTCATAAAAAAACTCAAGAAGAAATTAATAGAGGATGTATCGAAAAAAGTAAAATATATCCAATAGCGTATGAAGTGCGCCGAATGTATCTTGATGGCGCAAGTATTGATGAAATTGCATACAGTTTTCAGGGGTTAACCCGAAATCATATAGCTGGTTATGTAAGCCGCAATAATCTTAAGAGACCTTCCGTAGCTCAAACAGGAAAACCAAGATTTGTGCGCCCGGTTGTACCACTTGAAATAAAGCCTGAAGAAATAGTAAACGTGCCATCTACCCCCCAATTCATTGAACCGTCAAAGCCAAAAACTATTGCAGATATTTGTGAAAATATCCGTGAAGAAGTAGTCAAAGCCAAGGAACTGAAGACTAAAAGAGTAGATTTAGCGGCGGAACAACGGCGAATTATAGCCAGCAAAATCCTTAGAATTCGAGCCCAAGAACGTATCTTGGCTAAGAAAGAAGATATCGTTGTCGTGGTCAAAAACTTCATAAATGAAGGCAAAACGATTTCGCAGTCAAGCGATGGATGCTGGTATCCAATAGGAGAAAAACCCAGTAGACCTGCCGAACAAAAATTCTGTGCTCGACCACAAGCCGCCGGAAGTCGATTTTGTGCGGAGCATCAAGAAGTTGCTTGTAGACCAGCAACAAGGGTAAGATAATGACTGAAGTGAAGCCACGGAAACAACCTTCAAAGTTGGATGTGAAAGTTGCGATATTTGGTTTACGATAGGATATCAATTACCTTCTCCACAAGAACGTTGGAATAAACGTGGATATATCCGGATAATGTTGGACCAGTTGCTAAAAATAATCACTACGAAGGTCCAGACTAATGAAGATTCTATTGGCGTAATATTAGTCAGTATTTCAGTTATTTTTGCCCTATACTTGATGTTTTTTTGCATATAGCTATGCTACATAATGTTTTTGAAATTTTATTTATTGCGGGTTTTTGTATTTTATTTGTATGTATTTTTATAGAAAAATTTTCTTCTTGACTTATATTTAAAGTCAAGTATCATGTATGAATGATTTATTTCCAGGATTCATTATCGCGAAATAAAGTCCCGTTTGTTCCACAAGATCAAACGAACGTCACTTTGTATGCTTGCGGTATAACGCCCTATTCCACTCCACATATCGGCAACGCTCGCCCTGCTATTATTTTCGACGTGCTGTTTCGACTGCTTCGGCATACATACGGCGACGATTCCGTGGTTTATACGCGAAATATAACAGACGTTGACGACAAGATCATAGCTCGCGCCAAGGAAAATGGTGAGAGTATTTCTGATTTAACTAATCGAACTATTGAAGAATATCACGAGGCTATGTGGCAACTTAATGTTAAGCCGCCAACTGAAGAGCCTAGAGTCACCCAATATATTGATCGTATTATAGATCAAATTATTGAAATTATTGGAAATGGACACGCTTACTATACGAATGGACATATTCTTTTCGATATCGCTTCTTTTCCTGATCACGGAAAACTATCAGGACACCAACAGGAAAACCTACAATCAGGACATAGAATTCTTGCCCATGAAGATATAAATGGGAAGAAATCTCTTGGGGATTTTGTTCTCTGGAAACCCGTCCCAAATAACCAACCCGGTTGGATGAGCCCTTGGGGCTATGGTCGTATGGGATGGCATATCGAATGCTCGTCCATGATCGCAAAAATTTATGGAAAGAAAACTATCGATATTCACGGCGGCGGCGCCGATCTGCGTTTTCCTCATCATGATTGCGAGATCAGCCAATTTTCTGCTGCTAATAAAAAGCCATTGGCTAACTATTGGCTGCACAACGCCATGATTACCGTTGACGGGCAGAAAATGTCCAAGTCCCTCGGAAACATTATCACTGTTGAACAAATGCTTGATAAATATAATGGACAAGTCATTCGTCTGGCTTTGTTAAGCACACATTATCAATCGCCTCTAGATTGGACCAATAGTCTGTTGGAAAATGCCAAACAAACCCTCACAGGTTGGCACAGAGCGTTGTTAGACATCGAAGGTCTTGCGATCCCGGTGAGGGAAGAAACTCACTCAGTGGCCATCCTAGAGCCGTTAAATAGTGATTTAAATGTCCCTCTGGCCATTGCAAAGCTGCATGAGAAAATTGGCGATATGCGAGCGACTTCTGACATAACTGTTAAGAAAGAAATTGCTGCGGGCATTCGTTATGCTGCTTCAATCCTTGGTATAAATCTTAGCGATAACTATGGATATTTGAAGGGTGGTATACTTGGACCGCAAATATATAAGATTCATCAGCTGATGGCTGATCGTAAAGCGGCCAGAGAGAACAAGAATTGGAAGCAGGCCGATTCTATCAGAAAAGAATTGATTGATCTTGGTATATCAGTAGAAGATACTTCTTCTGGTTCGGTATGGTGGAAGTCATGAATAAAGAAGAAAAAATAGCAAATTTTCTTTTGAGAGAAGTCAATAGTATTGATTATGCTCAATGTGAAAAATTAGCTTCAAAAATAATGAATATTATTGAACCAACTCCAAAAATAAGTAAATACGTTTCAGAAGAAAATGCATATGATAAAGGATATACTTCAGGTTTAGCAGATGTTGATGAATGTCCGTATAGTCTTGAAGACCAAACTTCCTTGTATAATCAATGGTGGGAAGGTTATAATAATGGTTGGCACAGAAGATGAGAATTATATCACCATTTAAGGATTATTACGATCACATTGCTTACATTTATGGAGGCGGTGATCCTAAGATTGTCTACGAACGTCGTAAGAGAATCGCCGACGAAGACTTGCAGTTTTCATCGGAACGTGTTCTTTGTAACGCTAATAATGATAAATATTTGAATTCAGTTAGCCCGGTTAAATCTAAAGGAACACTGTGTGTTGCTGGTAGAATTTTCATCCTTCTACATGATACCGAAACAAACGAAGTGTTTGTGCATAATCCAAAGAAACGAGATGATTATGTTCGATATGGATATTCTATTTTCGCCAAAAAGAAGAGAGAAAAAGAGTATGATCTTACGGAAGTAAACTATGGTGCTACGGTTTTGTCTAAATTAGCTAAGGCTCCTGTATTTCTTCTCAAAGAAACGATTTATAATCATAGTGCGCGTGAGTGGACTCATGTCATTGATAAAAATACGCCGATTCTTGCAACAATTGGATTGGCTCCTATATATCCGCCAGAGCAAATATATCAGGATTTAGCTTATTTCATTACCAATTTGATGAATGACTCTCCGGATATGATGCCGACGACTAATCAGCCGGATAAGCAAAAAATTGAAGCACATGGCTTCGACTTGAAGAAGTCTTTTAGACATAGGAAGGACGATAATGGCCAAGGGTAAGAAACGAAATGATGAAAAGAATTTTATCAATGATCAGAAGAAATCCGTTCTCGAAAGAGATCGTTTGAAGACTTTGGCGGCTGGATTTGACTTGAAGGTCTCCTTTCGAAAAAGAAAAGACGATGGTAAAGGTGAAAGATAACCTGAACGATCCTTTGCTTGAACGTTTTCGGGCTGGACGGGATGCAGCCAACGAAGGAAAATTTGGGCCTCGCCTTGATGATCTCAATGATCAAGAATTGCGAGCACTTTTGTTTGGGCAACGTTCTCGAAAACTTTCAGATAAACTTAGTGCCTTTTTTTGTAATTTATGGAAGAAGAAATGATTATAGATTACGTTTCAGATTTGCATATCGATGAATGTTCTATGGGCGGGCCATTTGGTTGGATGGGCAATTATGATTTTTCTAAACGCAAGTCTAATAACGCTACGACCCTAGTTGTGGCTGGAGATACTTCGGAATGCATGGATGATACTATTGATTTTTATAATGCTGCTACTCAGCATTATGAGCATATTATTGGTATTTTTGGTAATCATGAAAAGCCACCTTTGAGAAAATCTCTACTTCCAAACGTTCATTTGTTGGAAAATCTTCCTCTGAATACTAAAAAAATTGATAACATTGTTTTTATTGGTTCCAATGCCAATAGAGATAATGTAGCGAATTCAATTAACTTTCATCAAAATGAAAATGTTGACCATATAGTTGCTGTAGTCCATGAAGTACCATTAGTTGATTTGAAACTGTTAGGTATTGAAAGCAATAATAAATGTAATAATTTGTTGGCTTTGCTTGTCGAGCCTATAAAGCCAACAACTATTATTTTTGGACATTTGCATCTTGAAGTTGATATTTTTCATGCAGGTTTTCATTTGTTGAGTAATCCTCGTGGTTATCGAGGGATGAGACGAGATAAGACTGCTTTTCATGCCTTCAAAACTTTAAAGTTGTAGTTCTCCGAAGTTAGGATCACCATTAAATTTATCAATATCAATTTCATTAGGTAATACACCAGTAGTAATATATTTTCTTATGTCATTTTTATCTTCAAATTTAGTTTCTATTTTATCGATCTTTATGGCCATTTTGTGTAATTCACCATGAAGTTCAGTAAAGAACAATTTTACAAGTCTTCTAATTGCTTTTCCACTATATTTACCGCCTTCAAAAATCATATATTTTCCTGGATTTTGACGATCTTGGCCCGCTATTCTTATCCATCCGTGTTTCATAGCTAAAAATTTATAAAGTTCTGTTGCAGAATAAGAACTTAAAGATTGAAATTCTGCTGAGTTTTTCAAATCAGCAATTTCTTCTGAAGTGACGCCATAAAGTTCAGGTTTTTCCTTTACGGCGCCACCATGTGAGGTAAACACAGGAATAAATTCACGAAGCTCTGGATTATACCAGCTTCTATAGCCAAATCTATACGCTATTGATGGTGCTTCAACAATATACTGAAAAATAGAAACCATATTTTATTTATCCGCGATCTTGATATAAATGAACCTCGGAAAATATTGAAATAAAATAATGGACATGCTATCTATGATTTATGAGCGATTTGATTTTGGCTGCCGCTGGCGGATATTCTTGGAACAATATAGATGTTTGGGCCATTAGCTTAAGAGCTTCTGGTTATGAAGGAGATGTTGGAGTCGTTTTATATGATAATCCAAATAATCCTCGTCAAGAAACAAAAATCAATATCGAAAATCTATCAATTTTAGGTATACAAGTTTTTCTTAAACCTCTTTCCGAATCTATATATAACCAACGTTTCGATGATTTTTATCAGATAATCAGAAGTGTTCAAGATGATCTTAGATATGTCATAGTCACAGATATTCGTGATGTGTTATTTCAAACCAATCCTGTAACTTGGTTGGAAGAAAACCTGTCTAAAAAATTATATGCGGTATCAGAGGGTATTCTTTATCAGAATGAACCATGGGGCCGCGATAATGTCATACAAGGTTTTCCTACTCACGCTCCACGGCTTTTAGAAAATTGCATTTATAATGTTGGAGTATTGGCAGGCGAAGCTCGTATGGTGGCGGATATCTGTCTTGCGACATCTATGATGGCTAAAGCATCAGGTTTCCCTATAGCAGATCAGAGCGGATATAATTTTCTACTCGACATGGAGGCATATAAAGACGCCGTTCAATATGGAAAAAGTGAGGATGGTTTTACTTGTATGGCCGGAACATTTTCTGATCCAACCAAAATCGACGCCTTTCGTCCGAATTTACTTGAACCTGAACCATACCTTGATGTAGAAGGCGTTAAAACGAATTCTGGAAAGCTTTTTTCTATAGTTCATCAATATGACCGAGTTCCAGCCTGGAATCTTCAGCTTCGCCAAGATTTAAATAACAAAATTCACACAACGTAAGGCAACTTTGATGAATGTTCTAAAGATTTTTGGGTTTCAAAAAGAAGAACGTAAAGCTATTTACGAACAACAAATAGCTAATGATTTTGAAATAGTTAAAAGGGCTAGTTTAGCTATAGATAAAGCTATTGAAGATTATAAAATTAATGAACCTCGATATAGAATAAAATTATATGATGATGGTTTTTATTGTGAATATCTAGCAGCAAATCATCCACATCATTATAAAAATTATTCCTACGAATATTATAATTTTAGATTTTATGATGAAAATGGTAAAGTGATACCAGAATATTTCAGTGATATAGGTCTCCGAAGACAAATTGCTACTTATCCTCAATTATTTTATTTTAATTTTCTATCTAAACCCATTGAAATAATAGAAAAATGGGAAGCCATTACACTGTCACGGTTTAAGAAATATGAAGACGCTGAAAAATTTCTAGATCGTCGTTTGCGTCCGGAAGCGTATACTACCTATTTCACCAGCGAAGGATTTAAGGTAGGTTGAACCAAGAGAACTAGGCAGACAATCTAGTGGATTATGACGGACAAAAGAATGGAAGAAAATAAAATGACGTTAATCGAAAATTTATTAGCAGAACGTGATATCCATACGGCAAGAATGAAAAAGCTCGATAAGGCGATTAACGCTATTAGAGAAGTATGCGAACACGGTCATAAATGACAAGCTGGGATGATCATTGGATGGGCCTTGCCCGATATGTTGCTAAATCCAAGAGCAAGGATCGTAGCCGTAAAGTAGCCGCAGTCATTGTCAATAATGACAATGTAGATGTCGCTACCGGATGGAATGGGTTTCCACGAGGCATCAACGATGATGTAGAAGAACGTCACCAGCGGCCAGCGAAATATCGCTATTCGGTTCACGCAGAATTGAACGCGATCACAAATAGTGCCAGGACCGGTCGGGCGACTTATGGATGTAAGATGTATCAAACCTTGTATTGTTGTTCGTCTTGTAGTTTAGCCATAATTCAAGCAGGTATTAAAGAAATAATTACTATCGAACCAGATTGGAATGATGCCACTTATTCTGAAGATTACAAGTATAGCAAGGAATTATTAGCTGAAGCTGGAGTGAATGTTCGTTTTATGGAAGGCGAACATGCCCAAAGAATTGAGATTATATGAAAGAATTAGAAACTTATATTGTAGATTTTCATAAACCTAATATATTTGGAGGAAACGCATCTGAATTTTTATTTGAATGGTTATCCTCCGTTATTGGAAATTGCTGGGGATATTTAGGAGAAAAAGATGAAGTTTATAGTTTCATATTTTTCTCCGAATACACTAAAGAGTTATTTCAAAATTATTTAATTACGAATTATAGTTGGTCAGCAATCGATTATAAACCAAATCCAGTACAGTTTCCAAGATTATATTGGGAAATGGTACTTGACCCTGAAATTATTGACTGGCTTGTCGAAAATATGGGAGAACGGCATAAATCATGGGATTACGAACCGCGCGATTACAATCTCTTTACGTTATATTTTAAAAACATTAATGATGCTTTATTTTTCAAAATGCGGTGGTATTGATGAAGGAACTTGATACTTACATCGTTTCATTTTATCAAGGTAATATCGAAGATTTATTCGAATGGCTTTTTGAAAACTTCGGTAATAGTTGGGGTTTTATGGGACAGAAAACTGAATGGTCTTATGATTTCATATTGTTTAACGAACATCACAAAAACTTTTTCTATGACTATTTGAAGAAACAATATGGTTGGTTTTCTGTCAACTATACGCAAAATAGAATTTTAATATCAGATAAAAATATGAGAAATCATAAAGAAATATACATGTGGCTTCTTGATAATATTGGAGAGCAAAGACTTAACTGGGATTTTGAAATGAGTATAACTATGCAGAAATTATTTGTATTTTTTGAAAATGTAGTAGATGCCATCCATTTCAAGATGAGATGGGAAGAAGGCTCTTAAGTTTTTAATATATTCCACTTAATTTCTCGGTTAAGCATTTCAGCTATTTCCGTAACCATTGAAAAAACATAATACTGACTGTCTCTAGAAGTTGAAACTTCAAGATAATCTACCCCATTTTTAGAATAGGTTCCGATTCTAGCCCATCTATTTTTATAGATTTCTGAATACAGTTCTTTGATTTTATCGCTCTGTTCGTTAGATTTCCATATTTCGAAGTTATGCCATTCAGGATGTTCTCCATCAGGAATCGAGTCACTATAAATATGCATTTCTTGGTTTAAATAATCTTCAAAATCATTCCATTTTTTAGTAATACTTGGAATAAAATCTGGATGATCTTCAGTGAAGAATTCAATATGTCTATAAAAATCGACATAGTAAAGCGAAGTTTGGTTTACCCAACCAACCGCATTATTTTTCTTGAATTTCAAAATTTCAAACATATCCATACAGATATATTATATAAAAGAATTATTTTGTCAATTCTTAAAGTTGAGCGATAGTGCCCTCACCATCCTGATTAGCAGGATCATGGCCGCCACTAAGTTTCCATGCGTATTGATGGCCTTCAATAGTATAACAAGAAAATTGCTCTAGTCGGTGAATATGTTCAGGCTGTTCAACTGTTTTTCCATTTACAAATGGATATATTTTAATAGTGGCATATCCTGGAAGTAAAGGCTCAAGAGCCTGCATAGTAGTAACAAGATTGACTGTATACGTTGCGTTCCCGTCGCTAACGGTATAACGACGGGAACCAACTTGTTTAACAATAGAGCCTTTGACGATTCCGCTGCCATTATTAAAATGGATAGCGATCTTACCCGGATCGCTTCCAATAAAATCTGACGGAATGACTGGCATTGTTAGTTCGTTTCGATGACAGCATGTAATAGAACATCTGTTCCTGGGCTGTAAGCCGGTGGAACAAACGTGTGCCAAATATAATTTGGGCCTTCAGCGGTAGTCATTCTATGATAATCAATACTGGTGGCATGAACCGCTGTTTGAGAAACAACCCCAGCAGTTACCGGATAAGCTAAAATAGTCATACCACCAACAGGAACTAAAGCGGTGTTGGTGACATTAGACAATTTAACATTACCGGCAATAATGCCATTGGAAGTAACGTCATAATATTTTGTATCAGTTTGATGTAAAATATAACCAGAAGTAACTCCATTGCCAATATTGTAGTGAACCTTGATAGTTGTATTAGCTGTATTACCGAAATATTTTTTGTTTAGTGGATGCATTTAGAAATCTCCCTTTCGAGACGCTTTATCTTATTTATACTAATCGAAAAATAATCTGGTTAACCAAAAAGAAATAAGGTATTATGACAAAAAGGAGATAACCATGAATATAATTATTTTTGGGCCGCCCGCTGCCGGTAAAGGGGTTCAATCAAAAATTTTAACAGAGCAAGGGTTTATTCAACTTTCGACCGGAGAAATGTTGCGAGAAGAAATTAGAAATAAATCTCCTCTTGGTCTGTCTATTGCTGCCTCTATAGCAGAAGGTAAGTATGTATCCGATGAAACGGTATGTAAATTAATCGAAAAACATCTCAATATATTGAATCAAACGAAAATTATCTTTGACGGTTTCCCTCGAACGGTCAACCAAGCCCGACTTCTTGATGATATGGTGACCGTAAATTTCGTAATCGAATTAAAGGTTGATCCAGAAGCTATGGCGGGACGGATCGCAGTTCGATATTTGGAGCAAAAACGTCCTGAAGATCATCCGGATGCTTTCCAAACTCGTCTACAAGAATTTTACGAAAAAACCCTTCCAGTCCTTGATTATTATAAGGATCAAGGCAAAGTAAGAACCGTTGATGGTATGGCCGATATTGAAACGGTTAGTTCAGCTATTTCCGCTCATGTAGGATGGGGATAATGAGTGTTGTAGAGAATGCTATACTTTCGATTTTAGCACTCATATTTTTTCTAAACCATTATGTTGCTTTATGGGGCATAAGCAATATGATTGATAGAGAATCAAAAAATACAATGCTGGATGTAAAAGTTAGATACTATTGGAATAATTTACGAAAGCCAATGCTATGGTTTACTATCATAACTTCAGCATGGGGAGTGTTATCGTCCATATTTTTCCCTGTATCTTGTATTATTGGTTTAATCATTGCGGATGTTGCCGCAATATTTATTGCAATACGTTATGTCTCAAAACACTGCTATTTTTCAAATGAATAATCGCATAAAGTTTTGTAGAGAATATGGCGAGATGTCTATGGCTGAAGCAAAACGCGCAGTTTTAATACTATATTCAGTTCATATTTTTCTGGTCTTCTTATAACTTTAAATGATACACATCCTGAAAGTGTTGATAAAATTATACTAACCACGGAACGGTAAATATCCTTCCAACTTCGAAATAATATTCTCTTTTCCAACCGGGTTCTGACTATGAACGTAGAACTGAAAATTCTCTGGAATAAACCGGCCGCCAGTGTCAAGATCGTGTTCGATCATCCAATTAACAATATCTGCGCCCGTAGGAACGCCATCTCCGAGATCATGATCTATACTGATGTAGGTTATCCGATGATTCGTCATCCAGGCTACAGCGTCTTTGTATGACCGTGCAATAAACCATTCATTTCCATCGTCGGGTGGAAATCGTTCATCATCGATGAAAAGTCTCATCATCTAATATTTCCAATATTGAGAACGAAAGCGGGTTTCATTATGAGAACGAACACAATCCAAAGCTTCTTCCTCAGTCTTGAAATCTGTTACGAAATCATCATCTTCGTCAGCTACCCGCCATTCTCGTCCATTATTGCGGCCAACGATTTGTTCGTAATGCCATTCTCCGGTGTGCCTTAAACTCATTTTGCTCTCATTGTCTGATATAGATAGGAACGTATTCGCCGGTTTCAGCTAATTCTCGTTGAGATTGTTCGACGGCTTCCAACGCTTCTTGCGCGGTATGTTCCCAATCGAAACTACGGATTCATAGTCATAGGAATGTTCTGGCCGGGCCATGGTGAAACTTCTGGATAATGATGACCCCAATACTTATGCTCAACTTCGACAATAAGTCTGTGATCGCTAAAAATAGGCATATGAACGCCATTTACATAGACGTGCATGATTCCATCAATTTCCTCGTATCCATAGACATATTTCGGTGTGCCATCTGGAAACTTGGCTGACGCATCGTATGTCAGGTCGTATTCTTTGTCGTCATCGTCCATTGATTTTGTCTCGTATATCTTGAAGAGCATCTTCAAAAAATACTACCGTTCCACTTTCATTATCTTCAATGGTTACTCTACGTGTCTTCAAGATATTATCGAGCAATTCAATAACATTTTCTTTAGACCTAGACTTATCATCATTCCAAGCGTTGATAATTGAAATCTTTTTGGGAGGTAGTTCGAAACCTGTCGCGATAATTGCGGCGGTTATTTCTCCTAGCGCGCGTTCTGCACACCAACCATTGTTATCAACCGCTCTGACGGCGCCTTCAATACACCAGAACACAGACGTTTTAGAATTGAGAGAAATAACATTTCCATCAGCATCCTTCGCCAATTGGTTTTGACACCATCCAGATTTAATTCTGGATCGAGCGTGGATAAGAAGATCGGAAATAGGATCAATCATATCTTAATTTTTTCTCACGACTATAGGCGAGAGCCCGAGCCTGAATAGGATGGAATATTTCATCATTGTCTACAAACTTTAACCATCTTTCTCCTATATTATCAAAAGATGGCATTTTATGTGTATCATAAGGCAATTTATACAAATATATACTGATTATGGTACAATAAATTCCTGTTTCCACAGAAAAATTATTAAGAATAAAAGAACAGAAATTATCAGCTTGCTTCAGCCAATCATCTCGTTCTGGAGAATTATGGTATGTATTTACTGGAAGAAGCAATGAAGAAGCAAACAATATTTCCATAATCTCAATAGCAAGTTTTTCTTGCTGATCTACATTAAGATCAGAATAAATCGTTACTGTACCATCCAGAATTTCTTGAGGATTCAACTGATCTTTCCTTCGCAATTGTCGCCACGAGCAACGATTTGCTCTAAAGCTACGCGGTTATCCAAATAGGAACCAAGGGAAGAGTGTTTTTCACAACCCCATCCTTTTGCTCCCATGGTGATGTATCGGCAACATAACGCACCCTGGCCAATCTTGCAAATTTCTTTTACCCATTTTTCGTCTTGAAAATTCATGTCATCCTGGCCGATCATTTATTTTTTCTTAGTTTCTTGAACGAACCAATATATATTCAGCAAATTGCAGGAATTTCAACACTTCCTTTACCGCAAGATAGTTGATGAAAGTATCTTGAACTTTTGCAATTGCTCTGATAGCTTCAAAAGTATTTTTTGATTTATCATTCGCGATAGAATCGAAATATTCATCAAATCTCGTCGTCCACTCGGCATATTCCGCAGATTTATGGAACGCACTGGCTCCATACTTTTCATGAATTACAATAATATCTTCCAGCAAATCATTCATAGTTTTTTACCTTTACCTTACAGATGGGCGCCAAGAAGTCGAGAAACACAAAATATAAACCATCCCAACGAAAACCAGCGCGCTTATGATAAACAACAAATTTATCATGACCAGTAAAATATCCATGTGCGGAAGTTTGGCTGTTCCGCTGGTTCAAATGTGAGCGTCGGCAGATCGTTATCGTCTATGTCCGCTACCGGGCACATGGCAATAGCAAGGCCCTTGGCACAAAGGGCCTGATAGCCGCCCTCACCTTCAGCGTAAATCGGCTCACCGTATTCATTAATCCCGACGTGCTCGGGCTCGATCCATCTACGCTTGCCAATATTCCACCCCAATTCCTCGGTTGCGTTCTTGAGATCGTCGATATCGACGAGAACGCGACAAACGCCGTCGTTGAGCACGCAGAGATCGTTGATATCGACGATCACGCCGTCGTTGATGGCGACGAGATCGCGCTCGGCGAAAAGGGAGTTTGTCTTATCCATTTGATGTCTCCTTCGAAGAAATATTAGTCATGGCAAACGATTCTGTGCAGTCTTCCAATAATATGATGGCGATAGCCATAGTCTTGAAAGCATTCTCGACATTATTCGAGATACGCATCAATCGGTTGGCTAAATCCTTGTTGCCAGTGATGTCAAAGGCATAGGACAGTTCCGCGAGTTCGGACGCCGACCACGCAAGAGAAGCCCTCGCACATTTGGATGCTTCTAAATTCTCGTCTACATGCTTACTCATCTAAATCTCCTACAATATGTTATCACAATCATCTCACAATAAAAATGTTTGTCAAGCTAAATATCGTATGCGTTTTTCGGAAATTATCACTGAAGTTTCAATCAAAGCAGCCAAGGATGCTGTAGACGTTGGTGTAAATATCTTCCTCAATCTGAAGAAGAATTAGAAGCATTTTACTGGTTAGCTAAAGGCAGAAATACTTAGTGCCAAATACTTGAAAATTTCATACTGCCTTGTGTTCCAATGGTACATAAGCATATATTTTTTTGAATTCTTCTATAACCAAACTCAAAGCATACTGATGAATACCACCAATAGAATCAGCTTCATCTTTTCTTAAAAGTTCCTGGCAACGTTTAAGAACAGCGATCTTCTCTTCATACGTTACTGGATACATCAAAGTGTTTCTCATTTTTTAAGACCGTTCCCGAGAATAGATTTTAATAGATTGCTGTAAGAACGACAAATAATAGCTGATTCATGTAGTTCTCTAATTTTTTTATTAATTATCTGCCTAGATGTCGCAACTGGTTTTTCTGCTTCTTTTTTGACATCATCTGAAGCAGCATCAAAATGATCGCGTATAATATTTTCAAAATTTTTGTTTGTCGTATTAATTAAATTATGCAATTGATCTAATTCGCTATAAATTTCCGGAAAAAACCCCAATTCATCATCGTCATATTCTTCGGCATCATATTCTTCGGCATCATCACGTCGAATTTTTTTATATTCGTCTCTCATTTTTTCCTTAATAAAATTTCAATGTCTTAGTTTTTATACCTATTTTAGCAATTACTTCATTTTCTTTGCTGAATAATTCGGCTCCATATGAATCATTTTTATATGTATCAACATATAAAATTAATCCATCAAATAAACCAATACCACGAATGCCCTCATCTTTTTCTATTATAACATTCATATTTGTTATAATGTCCTCTCTAACAAATAACATACAACTGGGAAAACAGCCGCATTGAATTATGGTGAGACCTGTTGGAGATACCGTTAAATGATCCGGAGAATATTCTTTAATCCAAACTAAAATGCTTAAGTATATCACAACTAGATATAGCAGTATCATCAACAACTAATGATTGATCCCAAATTGCATTTATATTTACAAGCTCGTTTATTGGCTTCTGACCAATTAGAAGAATCAAGATCAATATTACAGCGATTACAAAACATTATTTCGTCTTTTTCTTTTTTGGTTCCACTTTTAATACCGGAGCCGAAGAAACTGGCTCTGACGCAATAACTGGGGCAAGTGGTGCTACAGATGTAGGAGGAACTACCGCTTGTGGCAATGGACCATCTTGCCTTGTGTATCTGTAATTAAGCATTTTCTGGAAGTCTCCTTGGAATTGATGTGATCCTTGATGCGTAAGTTTAGATTCGGCATCTACAAATACTTTTCCACCTAAACGTTGATATAGACGCCCAAAGCTGTAGTCCTCAGAAAGGTAGCGACCTTCTTCATCAATCATCGTGTCAAAAAAGTTGTAATAACAGTCATCGATCTGGTCAGCTAACTTTTCGAGACCAATTTGGCGGTCAGGTTTATACTTAAGTTCTGGATACGCTGCAATCATCTTAGTAAATACTTCGCGCTTAATTAACATCAATCCAGTAGGAGCGTCCTTAACTTCTACGAAGCCATTTTCAACCTTGAAAGTATTACCAACCGGATTAAATGGATAGGTTGTATAACGAAGGAACAATTCTTCTTTCGATTGTGCTGGAATCTCGTCTGGAAAAGTGAAAGCTTTCAGTGGATAAACACCAGCGGCAATATCATGACCACTATAAAGCAGACGATAGATAGCTTCAGGCGAGAAGCCAATATCGGCATCGATCCACATCAAATGCGTGTAAGCAGGTTGTGACAAAAATTCAGCAACAATAGAATTACGAGAACGAGTGATCAAGCTATCACCACCACGAACAATGAAAGACAGGTCCATATCCTTACGGCGTTCAACTGTATATATGAAGTTAATCAGACTTAGTAGATAATTTTGAAATACTTGGCCGCCATAGCAAGGCGTGGCGATACATAAATGAACTGGACGAGGTGCGTGTGGTGCTTGCCCAACAGCGAGAGGTTGTTCAGAAGGTTGAGCTAATAGAGAACCGGTCAGGGCGCCGGGTAAATTCAATTTTACGTTCATATTATCCTAATGAGAAAATTATAGACTATGATTACTATAATTTTTTCAATTAAACAATATTTATTTTTCAATTCTAGCTTCGCCCCTTAATCATTAATCAAATCGGCCTTGGGTCCAAATTCGTCTCATGACACCTTGAGAAATCAGCCATTCAATATTACTCCAAATTGTAATTTCACCATTCTTTCCACGAATGCGTAGATTGCCTTCCGTAGTAATTCTCTGATAAGGCATCTCATTCGTTCTTCCTACAACTTCAAGGATATCGCCTCCTTCATATTGTTCATTACCTAAAGTGCTGAATGATTGTAGAACAATAATCTTATCACCAGCATCCAGTTGAGGGGATGGAGCCGGGAAAATCTCTGAAAAACTAGTTACATTATTTCCAATATGAAAAACTCGCATGATAATATCTCCTATGTTTCATTATATACTAATTGATTTTTGCAATAAGTCAATAGGGATAAATAATAAAATGCGTAATTGGATTAATATTGTTGAAACTTTTGGGACAACTAATTTTCTATATCACGGAACGTCTATTGACAATCTCTGGAAGATAATAAATGATAATGCATTAAAAGGTGATAGCGAAGCATTGGGTAGATCAGATGGTAATGGTATTGGACCAAGCTTAACGCGATCATATAAAGTTGCTAAATTATTCGCGTATAATCAAGAAGATGATTTTAAGGATTATTTTACAGTAAATTATAATTTACATGGTGCTGTATTAATATTTGATAGAAAATTATTAGATAAAAATTTCAACGTTATTTCAATAGACAATGAAGATGAGGAAGATGAGGAAGAAGAGAGAATTATTGGAAGCATCACTCCATTGAAACCTTATCTAGTATCAATCAATTTGAACGTGTCTGATATTAAAAAATATACTAGAACAATATACAAATATAGAAAATCAGGTATGGCAGAGACATACGAATATCCACCAGAATGGGATAAAGCTATGTTGAATTTATCTAAAAACAACCTAATAAATCGAATAAAGTAAATGGAAGCACAAACTTTAACTTTTAGACAGAATTCTTCTTTGGTAAAACAAAGATCAGAAAGTGATTGGTTTGTAAATTCGTATCGTCTTGACCTTTCGAGCGATCCAAACTTTCTTCATCTTCCAAATGGAAATACCGCTCAACGTGGGACCACCACCAGTGGAAGAATTCGCTTTAATATCGATCTCCAATGTTTCGAAGTTACCAAATCTGATCAATGGAATGAAATTATGGTCGCCGGTGTGTTAACATCATCCACCACTTATTTAAATTTACCATCCGGAAATGCGGTCGGAATAGCTAATTCGCCCGCTGGATCAATCCGCTATGACACCGCCAATGGCACAATAGAAGCTACAAACAACGGCACATGGTGGGCTCCAGTAACACGCCAATATGAACAAACATTTTCCTATAATGATTTGTCAAACGGCACAATAATTCTTAGCCACAATCTAGGAAATCGGTTCTTGACAAGCGCAGTATTTGATGAAATGAATAATCATGTCATTCCTGACAATTTAAATAGCGTGGATGCAAATACCGCGCTGTTGAGTGTCATATCGTTCGGAACGTTAGTAGACAACTGGTCTATAATTCTATCCGGTTAATAACCGATCAGTTGTTCTTGAATTTTCTTCCGACGCTCTCTGTTGCTCATTCCATTTTTCCGAATTATTTAGACATAGTAATAAAAAATAAGAGAAAGTCAAGAGATTTTAAAACCATAGATAAATACGGATATGCATATAGAAATTTCCAGTCTAGACACCGCTGAATTCATAGCTCCAAGAAAAACTCATGTTGTTAGTTTACTTGATCCTGGTACAAAAATACCTAAAGTTTCTGTTAATCATCATGTCGAGTTTTTTCATGATATTGAAGGGCCAATGGCCAATTTTTATCGGCCACAAGCTACTCATATAGCAAATATTTTAGAATTTATAAAAACATTTTCTGACAATGACAATATTTTGGTACATTGTCATGCTGGAGTTAGCAGAAGCACTGCTATATCAATTTTAATTTTTATTCAACATGGGATATCGATAGAAGATGCCTATGAGAAAGTATTTAGGGTTCGAAATTGCATGTGGCCAAATTCACGTATCATACAGCTTGGAGATGAATTGTTGAATTGTGAAGGAAAATTACTTGTCTATCACAAAAAATGGCAAGAAGACAATAAGTTCGATTTGGGTAAATTTGCTCAAAAAACTAAAAAAGTTGAAGTAGACGCTATGAAAAATATTTTGGATTTGTTCCGTTAAGAACGACACCCAAAACATCTTTCATTATCGTCAAGTTCTTCAATTTTACACCAATATTCGCAGTCAGAACACTTCCAAACATGATTATCAATCCAACGAAACATGGGCGTTGTTAGAATCTTTCCCATTTCGTCCGCTACTTCTTCCGGATCATTACAAGTAGCTTCCAAACGATTGCAAACTTCCATTGCAATCGTTGCTTCTTCGGGTGTTATTGGTAAAAGTTCAATTAATTGTTGCATAATTACACCTATCGTTTTCTGGGATCATATGTGGTTCCGGTCATCTTGTGCGACCGCGCTCGTTCGCGTTATGTTTCAGGATTATGTTTCAGGATTATGTTTCAGAATTATGTTTCAGGATTAATTTTATCCTGTTCGTGGGCATCGATTATTTCTTGAACGATATCTCTGGCATAATCCATGTGATCAGCCGCCGTATCTGTTCCATAGGGACCACAGTTCCCGCAATCATCGTTCTCACGATTAGCGATTTCTTCTGCCATCTTGAGAATAATAGATTCTATTCTAGTCATTACTTGGATTCTTTGGACGATTCATCATCGAAGTCGCCACGGTTAACATGCTTGCGAACGCCACGATTGGCGGCAATGCGGCTGCTCTTCTTGGGGGCACCCCAAGTTCCACCAATACGGCGGCCGGTGAGCTTGATTTGACGGCTATTCATTGAATTATCTCCTTAAATCTCTTATGAATTTATCCTACACTAAACCAAAAAATTGTCAATTCGTTTTTCCATAAATAGTTGAATGAGACATGGAAGCATAGAACTCTACGGACCATTAATCCAACAAACACCAGAAGGTATTCAAGTTGGTAGCGGAAATACTGCTACTAGACCAGAAAATGCTAACAATGGTGTGATCCGTTTTAATAACGATCTCCAAAGTCTGGAAACCGTTGTCGATGGTGTATGGCTTAATGTCGGGGGAGGCGGCTCAAATGGTGGGGCTAATACCGAAATATTAGCCATTGCTATCGCTTACACCAACACTGCCGTCAATGCAGCAATAATCACTTCTGAACATTATACCGATAATGCATTCGCAAATTCTATCACATATTCAAATACTATATTGCTATCTGCAAATAATTATACAAATACTCAGATAAGTAGTGGCTTGGCTATGTCTCAGGCTTACACTAATTCTCAGGTAACTTATGCGATTACGACTTCTGAAAATTATACGAATAGTGTTTTAGCTAATGTAACTGGTCATTTAACTGTTGCGAATAATGGTTCAAATGTAACGACTGCGACCACAACTTTGAATTTTACTGGTAATGGTGTAACGGTTTCAAATGTTGGTGGTGTGGCTACTGTTAATATTATTAGAGGTTCGTCTGGTGGTTCCGCTTTAACAGTAGCAAGTAATAGTAATGTTGTGAGTAATGCGGCAACCTATCTCAATTTTAGTGACAAATTCAATGTAAATCAATCCAATAGTATAATAAACATAGACTTGGCTAATTCTACGGGAGGTTCTTTCTACAATACATCCAAAAATGGTATACCACCATTTTCTGATTTTACTTCATATAATCCCGGCGGCACTGCTACTATAACACATGTAGAAGGAAAAGCTGTTGAGCTTTATATGTCTGGAGCCTCACAAGATAATATATATTTTTACAAAAATGCACCAAGCACTCCATATAGAATAGTATCTAGACTTGATGTAAATTATTTACCTTTTAGAAGTGTTCAGTTCAATACATTTGGTATTGGTTGGTATAATACTTCTAGTGGAGCAATTGGTTTTGTTGGTAAATGTGCGGCACAAGGTGGTGATAATCATACATCATTAGTTGTAAGAGATTCAACATACTGGAATTTTATTAACAATTCAGAATTTTCTTTTCAAGGACCAGTATATTTTGCTATTGAGGATGATGGAACTACCATATACTACCAATATAGCATTAACAGTCTCACATGGATAACTTTATATAGTGTGGCAAAATCTTCGGGGGGTGTTGGTGATTATACTCATCCATTTATATATGTTTCTGCTTACGAAGAAATGTCTCTTATTTTGTCTCTATGGGACGAAAATGGTCTCACAAGAGGTATTAATGATGTGATTGATACTGCTGGTGGTAGTGGCGGAAGTGGTTCTGTTACAAATGTTGCCTTAACATCAAATACTTTATCGATATCAGGTAGTCCAATTACCAGTTCTGGTGTAATTGATGTAGAATTACAAAATAGCGGAGTAACACCTGGATCATATAATCATTTTACAGTTAATAAATATGGATTGATAACCAATGCTTCAACAAGTAATTCTGCCGCCTCTCTGATTATCAAACATAATAATACAGTGGTATCTAATGCCGCTGTGAGTCTAAATTTTACTGGAAATGGTGTTTCCGTTTCAGACGATGGTCTTGGAAATTCTACCATAACGATCAATTCATCTACAAGTAATTCTACAAGTAATGCATCAGCAACATGGATTCCATTGGTAACCGGAGCCGATCCACCAGTATTGGTTTCAGATGGTGATGGACATTTGATAATCATCGCATTTAATCCTTGATAAATATAGTTTATGAGTATAACGACGATAAACAATATTGTTTCGAGTGGATTACTAGCTGATAGACCAACTTCTCCTTCGCTGGTAGCTCCATCAACAGGTTCTAAACCATCTGTATTCTATTTGGCAACGGATGTTCCGGCTGCGTATGCTTGGGATTTTACGAACGCTGTTTGGATACTTATAGGAAGTAAAAAAGTGCCTTTACTATCCAATTTTACAATTGGTAATCAACCTGCTGGTAGCACTTTTTCTGATACTTCTACGGGAATTGTGATGCAAGGACCATCACAAAGTTTGGTATTGCAAGCTTTAGAATATAATACTGCGTTAACTTCTACATCTTTTACTATAATTGCCCATGTATTACCTGCATTTGGAACTGGTAATAGCGGAGCCGGTATATTTGTTCGGGATGCCTCAGGTAAAGTCGTTCAGTGGGGAACAAGTCCACCCGCTGCATCAGGGCAACTTGAAAATCTCAATTATTGGAATACATATACAAGTTTTAACAGCAATCCTGTAAATTTTACTGGTGCAGCACAATATTGGATAAAAATGACATCTGATGGCACTACTTTTAGCTTCTATAATGGAACAGATATGAATGCTATGGCTTTACGAACAACCGCTTCCGCAACAGCTTTTATTGGAACACCCACGAAAGTTGGCATATATCAATATCTTTATACTGAAGGTTTAACAACCGCATTTCCTTATTTTAGTTTGGCATAATTATGGTAGATTCCACTCTCAATTCATTTATTAGTCGCGGCCCTTCTACTAATAGAATAGCCTATACACCTTCTCCACCTACCCCAGCGGTTGGTGCAGATTTAGGATATTTTTGGTTCGAAACTGATACCGGATATCTGTATTCCTGGAATGGAAGTTCTTGGATAAATCTCACTATAAGTTCAAGTAATGATCCTAATCTCAAAGGACTTATTCAACTTATTGATTTTACGACTGTATCCGGGCCATCTGTTTTAGATAACATTAATGGTAATAATGTTTTCATCGTAAACTATTCTTCAGGTGCTGCTTCAGGTTTAGGCTATGAAACTAATGGCTCTAGTAGTTATATAAATGCTGGTCCCTGTGCTATGGGTAGATATGAATTTACTATAGCAATTCGTTTCAAAACAACTTCAAATACAACTGGTCCTCAATATTTTACAGACCCAAGTTTATATAATCTCGCTCTTAGTGGAATTGGATACGATAGTGGACTTACAGTTCATAATGGTTATGCAGCTACGTGGGGATCGTGGAACACCAGTGCTGATTATAATTATGTATCCTCGATTTTAGTAAATGATGGTAATTTTCATACAATAGTTTGGACTTCTGATGGTAAAACAGTAAAAGTTTATGTCGATGGGGTAAATGCCGGAATCGATTATACCGGAACATTTAATTTACCTTACGGCAATCGTCCCGGTAGTGTGGCATATGACTATCCTTATATGGGCGCAGTTAATGTAAGCGATTTTGAAGGTGGTTTCTATGGCGGCCTTGACGCAACTTTTTCTCAATTAAGAGTGTATTCATACGGAATGACTTCTGGTGAAGTTGCAGCCTTAGATTTAACACAAAATTTAGTTGATATCACAACAAGTATTAGTAGCCCATTATACTATCCATCTGAACCAAAAGGTCGTCTAACTCTTACGTCTGGCACGCCAATAATGTCGGCAGATGTTGTAGGCGGAACTTCAATATATTTCACTCCATATAAAGGTAAAAGTTTAGATTTATATGACGGAACAAATTGGAAGCCATATTCTTATTCAGAATTGACTTTAGCGTTGGACACATCGAACCATGTCTCTGGACATATTTACGATATTTTTGTTTTCAAGCAATCTGGCACGATAACGATTGGCGCCGGTCCTGCATGGTCATCTTCTTCAGCACGAGGAACGGGAACGGGAACAACTGAATTAGATTTTTCTCTTGGATTACCTACAAATAAAAACGTCATAACATTAACAAATGGTTCTGGTGGTGGTTATACTAATATTTCAGTGAATACCGCGTTATATGTTGGTTCATTTTATGCAACAGGCAATGGTCAGACTTCCCAACAATTCAATCCAGCCCCGGCAAATGGCGGGGCAAATCCTTTTATGGCATTATATAATGGATATCATAGAGCATTGGCGACTTGCCAAAATTTTGATGACACACTTGGAAATTCATCTCAAAGCGGTGGTTGGCAACCATTACGAAACAGCACTTCTAATAGAATAACATTTTTAGATGGTCTCGGACAATCTCAAATCGAAGGATGGTGTTCAGTATATTCTAGTGGAAATGCTAATGGGGGTATGAATTTTGATAGTGTGTCGGCTGTTCCTAAAATATGGTTTCAAGCGGATGGGTCTGGCACTAAATTTGTGACGGATCAATGGGCAGCCCAACTTGGTCTTCATTATGTTCAACAAATGATGTCGGCGGTCGGCCTCGGCGTCGGAAGTATAAATTTTTACACCAACGCATCGGCTCCTTATGCCTATCAAATTCAAAATCTTAGAGTATCATTGGAACTATAAATGGCTGATTCAACTCTTAATTCATTCTTAGCAAGTGGCACTTCTACTGAGAGATTAGCTTTTACACCTAATCCTCCAACGCCTCCGTCTGGACCTAATCCAGGGTATTTCTGGTTCGAAACGGATACAGGTATAACTTATAGTTGGAATGGCACACAGTGGGTTCCTCTTGGAATGGTGTCAAACATCCAATTAGTTTCTAAACAATCAGTCTCCAATGTTTCAGAAGTAGATTTTACTGGTTTAGTTGCTGGATTTGATTATTTTGTTACCGCAAGCGAAGTATCTTCAAATGGTTCTAGCACGCATCCTCGTGTCCAAGTCGGGTATGGATCACCAATTACATGGGATACTACTGATTCAAATTATAATTCTGGTGGAGCATCTTATGAAGGAACTGGATTTGGGGGAACTTCCGGATGGAAGCTCATGGGTGAGGATGATGTATTAGCATACGACGGAATGATTTTTGAATTATTTGGTGAAGTTGAAAATGTTTCTCAACATCATTTTAAATCATTTTATAGTAGAGCGGTATCATTTACCGGTGGTAGTTATGGTGTTTCTACTCCGAGAGCAGTAAATGGTTTACGTTTTTATATGAATTCTGGAAATATCTCAGGAAATTTTTATCTTTATTCTCGTAGCAAATCTACAAGTGTAGTTAATGATCCAAGCCAAGTCCTATACTATCCATCTGAACCAAAAGGTCGTCTAACTCTTACTTCCAATACGCCGGTAATGATAGCAGATGTTGTCAATAGCTCTAATGTATATTTCACTCCATATAAAGGTAAAAGTCTTGATATATTCGATGGAAACTCTTGGAAACCTTATACATTTTCAGAACTACATTTGATATTAGATGCTACTAATCATGTAATTGGAAATATTTATGACATTTATACCTTTAAAGATTCTGGTGTAATCAAAATAGGTGCGGGACCAGCATGGGCGAATTCTGTTGCCGGAAGTTCTTCAAGAGGAACCGGAGCAGGAACAACAGAAATAGACAAATCGCAGGGACTTTGGACAAATAGTAATCAAATAAATCTCATTAACAATAGCGTCGTATATTCAAACGTTGCTGTTAATACTGCATTATATGTTGGCTCATTATATACAACATATAATGCAGCAGCCTCGATGCAATTTAATCCTGGTGCGGCAAGTGGCGGGAGTAATTCCTACTTGGCCTTATATAATCCATATAATAAAGTTTCAATATCTTCATATTCTTCTGAATCGGCCGGTGGTTTTACGACAACTAATGCAACACCTGAACCTCTAAATGGAAGCACTCATAATCGTATCAATGTGTTGGATGGGTTGGGAGATATTTTTGTTGAGTTAAATTGGAGTAGCTATGTCATTTGTCCAGGCGGCGGTGTTCAATCTGGGATTGATGTCATTCGAAATGCAATAAGCGGATTTGGTTCAAATCTAACACCAAGAACACAATTTAATGGCCTTATTATCCTGCCGGGCAATAACACATGGACACCATTACTTGGTTTTTCCTACTATCAACTTTTACAGTTTACCAGTGGTGGAACAGCCACTTACTACAATGGTTTGATAAATGTTAATTTAAACATGTGACTTGCATCGGAAAGTAAAGCCCCTCTACAAAGCCGCTCCAAGCTTCTTTCCTTACCAATAGCAGCCAAACATGTTCCAAGGTCAGGAGCAACCGTAGCACCCGTCAGAGCCGATCTAATAACCGGCCCAATAACCTTCATCGGAATGTTCTCAGCATCTGCCAAATCATGAATAAGTTTATTCAGATATGCCGCACCAAAATTGCTGCAAATAGCTAAACCTTTTGACACCATATTAAGAATGTCGCGAGAACCGTCCTTAGAGAGAACTGCCTTGGCTTTGTCATCGTAAGTAATATCGGTGATAGCAAAAGTCATGTTTTTCGCCAAAGCTTCCACAGTAGGGGAACCTTCTACAAAAAGCGAAACCAGTTCATCAAGACGCGTGTAAGCATCAAGATAAAGAGCCATTTCTTTTAGATATGGATCAACCAACTTTACCAAACGATGAGTATCGGCATTGATAAGGTAATGACTATTGATATGGTTCAGTTTCTTGAAGTCGAACCTTGCTGGCGAAGAAACTACATCCTTGATAGCAAACCAAGCAGCGGCTTCATCATCAGAAAAGATTTCTGAATCTCCATGACCCCAACCAAGTCTTGTCAGATAATTACGCATAGCTTCAGGTAGATAACCCTTATCTGCAAAATCTGTAACAGATGCGGCGCCATGTCGTTTAGAAAGCTTCTTTCCATCTTCCCCATGAATTAGAGGAATATGAGCGAATTCTGGAACAGACCATCCCATAGCTTCATAGATAAGCTTTTGACGAGGCGTATTGTTAACATGATCATCCCCACGAATGATCACGTTCACTCCGCTGTCATGGTCGTCCACAACTACGGCAAGATTATAGGTCGGCGATCCATCAGAACGAAGCAATACAAGATCATCAAGATTTTCGTTGTCAAATGAAACAGTGCCTTTGACCAAATCATTGATCACGGTTTTGCCAGTCGTCGGACCCTTGAACCGAACAACATACGATCCAGAAATAGTCGGAAGTGTTCTTTCTTTTGGAATGCCATCTCGCCAAGTTGAACGAAATGCCTTACCTCTATTGGCGGCTTTCCACGCAGCGGTCTCTTCGGTTGTCATATAACACAGGTAAGCCTTGCCAGAGGCTACGAGAGCCTTTACGACTTCTTTGTGCCTCTCAGCCCGCGAAGCTTGGAAAACAGGCTCTCCGTCGAACTCTAGGCCCAACCATTTAAATCCATTAAAAATCGCTGCTACAGAATCATCCGTAGAGCGTTCCTTATCAGTATCTTCAATACGAAGAATGCACTTTCCTCCCATATGCTTTGCATAAATCAGATTGAACAAAGCAGTTCTCGCTGAACCTATATGTATTGAGCCAGACGGACTCGGACTGAACCTAGTTACTATTTCTCTTGTCATAATCATTTTCCCACATTGTTACCACGTTGTATCCTGCTAAACGAAGCGTCTCTTCTGATAACATAGTTTTTTCAAATAGCAAGCCAAAAGTGCATTTAGTGCTTTTATTATATTTGGTGTGATTCGTCGTTTTTGGATTACCATGCCAATAATCACCATGAAACAAATAAACAGTATTAGTATTTGGATCATATCCATCGACATATAATCTTATTTTTTTGATAAAATATTGCCGTTCTGGGATATTCAAACTATCTAACCACTCTATCTCTTTTTTAGAACTTCTGTATGTTTTGCTACTAGCATTCCTTTTATCATTGATTGATTGTAGCTCTTCGTCTGTTTTATTAGCCCAAGCCAAAGACATTTTTCTTGAAGTTTCTTTCAATTCTTCTGGCGTTTTTTTATCACGTGTTAATTTTCTTTTTTCAAGTATAGAATTAAGTTCATCTTTTGATTTGTTAAGCCATGTAGAAGAGCATTGGTTTTTAAAATCGTCAGAACGAGGAAGAGAAGATGTTTTGATTGATTGAGGAGTCTGACCAGGATTTGAAACTCCATATTTTTTAATCATTGTATTGAATGTTTTAGTTTTTATTGCTGCATTAGTTATAGGATAACCACCATAACGGGCATTTAAAGTATTTCTAATTTTTTCTTTGGTGTCCGATGCTTGGCACGTATATTCTACACCATATTTGGTTAAATTAGTTTGAATTATTTTATTTCTTACGCTTTCTAAGGTCATAGGGTTATCTACGCCGTATTTTTCCATGAATACGTCTTTTACTTTTTGTTTTATTTCTGGTAGTTTCATGGGGTTATCTACGCCGTATTTTTCAATATTACGCGCAGCTTTTCTTTTTTGATATTCTGGGTCTAATTGTCGTAATGTATTTCTTTTTCGAGAAGCTGGGCAACTACTTCCATTTTTAGAACAACTCCAAAGTTTCTTTCTTTTATTGAAGAAAGTTCCTTCTTCTCCGCAACCATAATAACAAATCATCATTTTTTATATCCTCCAATTATAATTGTATTTATCATAAAGGAGGTATTCGAATGGCAAACTATATAATTACTCCATAATTAGTTTTGCCATCGTCAAATCTTTTAGAGACGAAAAACAAAAAGTTATTTCGTTATTTTCTTCGACCAGAGGCAGCAACCGTGTATCTGTTGGGTCAGTGTTATATTCTTCAATAAAATATGTCCAAGGTCCAAAGTTATGGATATTCATACTTTTTATAGATTCAACGAAATCATATAAAACAAGTGATGGGAATAGATTTTTCTTCTTTATAGTGAATTCGTATAATGAAGTATTATCTACAAAAAAAGTTCGTTTTCTAGGAAAATCTGATGAAAGTTTTCCATGTCGCGTATAATACAATGCTTCTTTTGAATATAATTCAGGATTAATGCAGTTTAGTTCCTTCAATGCATTTAAATAGGTTTTCATTTTAGTCAATGCAATTTTATATTTCGTAAAATCACTGACGAATTTTCGTGTTAATACTATAAAGCTTGGATATTCATTTAAAATAGATTCTACATGTTTTCGTGAATACTGCATAGTCTACTCCATGATAAGTTTTGCCATTGTGGCATCGATCAGAGATGAGAAACCAAAGATTAATTTATTTTTTTCTACTTTATTGAAGTCTGAATTTTCTTCTATGTAGTAGGTCCATTTTCCAAAATTGTGAATTCTGGTATTCTGTAATGAATATCCAAAATTGAAAAGAGCCAAAGCAGGTTGTAGGACTACCATCTCTATATGAAATGGATATACATCAATCAGCCTACCAAATTTATAGTTATAAAATAATGGATGAATACAGTTAACTTCCTCTAATTCGGTAAATTCTAATAAAGAATATAGGTGAAAATTTAATAAATTATTACCGGCACTACTGGAAACGAGGTATATCCACTGTCTATACAAAGCTCTGAAACTCGGCAAGACTGCAAGATCGGTGAAATATCGCTCTCTTTCTTTTTGTAAAAGTTTTTTCTCTTCTTCTTGATCATAGAATAATCTTTGCTCAGAAGTCATTTCCCTAAGCATTCGTTGAAGAACTTTAGCTTTGCGTTTTTTCTCTGTTTCATAGGAGAAGTTTCGCCATTTGTGGCATCGATCAGAGATGAGAAACCAAAGATTATTTGTTATCTTCATTGGACAAATGATGTCATAATTTCCCATCATGAAAAGGTGTGTCCCAATCAGCATCTCCATAACCACCCATGGCTAATTCCTCCTGAGACATAGGACGATCATCCACATCATCGCCAGGATCAAAGATGCTGGTATAAGGTTTCAAAGCAGGTTGATGGCGCATGACTCGATGAATAATGTTAGCATATTGGCCAGTGCGAGCCTCTTGTTTCTTGGCTTTGCAAGATTTCGAGCAAAACTTTCCCCACCCTCTATTCACGTCGGCGCGGCGCGCAGAGAAGGTTGTCTTGCAACAACCGCAAACAACTTTAACCATCATTACCATTTATGATACCTTATTCAAGAGACCCAAAGCTTTTAGTTCTTCCTGAGACAATTTTGCCATACCCGAGGAACGCAATTCCGCCTCACGCTGAGCCTTCGCTTCGACTTCACGCCGAAGCAGGTCTTCTGTCTGGTGATTTTCCCACCAAGTCATCAACTCTTCCCGCCTAATACCAGCTTCCCGCCAATTAATGAAATCAAATAGATTGTCGGAGTAGACTGCCGGTCTCAAGATTCTTATAGTATCAACTGCGTTGTCTAGTGCGGTCATCGACGCACAAAGAGATGCCTTAAAAAACTCCAATCTCTCACGAAGGTCAGCCAATTCTTGACCCATGGCCCTGGTATCAGGGTAACTATCATCACGACAAGCCATCAATATTCTCCTTCAAACTACGAAATGTTAAACTAATCCTCGGTATCTTAACCACGAAACCCGCCTTAGGAATGGAATGCAAATGTGTATCTTGCATACCGGCATGCATCAAGAATAAAGAACCCGGTTCCAAAAAGATTTCTCCTTTTTCGCCCGTTTCTTTTTCCAAGAATTTAATCAAACGTCCAGAGCCAACCGTTACGACCGCGATGGGACGTTCGTGATTAATGCCTGGATCATCATCGGCATGAAATCCAAGATGATCCCTGGCAGTCTCATACCCATTCAAAAAACACGCAGCGTAGCGGAAGTTCAACAAAGCTTCCAGACGATCAGACACGCTCTCAATTGAAGGATGAGTTACGTTAGGTTCATAAGTTCTTTGACCGGCACCGCTGCCATAGGTATAGGATCGATTGAAAATATTGGTCCAATATTCTCTACGTGGCGCAAACTCACGTTTTTCCCATGCCAATTCGTTCCACAAAGTGGAAAAGATGATCTCGTGATCATCTACGAATTCCGGAATATATGTTACGGGCGCGGTCATGCACACATCATGATTATTCGGCATCGGTAGAAGCCTTTCCAGTATCCTTGTTGCGCTTCCACTTCGCCAGCTTTACTTCTATCAATCTGGCGACTTCCGCTTGAATTTCTTCTGATGTTGCGGCTGTTTGATCTGGCATAGGTGTGAGAACGCAATCGTAACTCACAATAAGCAAGTCACTCAATTCTTCTCGAACATCATCCCAAGTCTTTTGTTTGCCATTGCCATCACTGGTGACGTTAAGATAAGCTTCGGCCGCTTCTCCCAATTCTTCACTCAGCTTCAGAATACGCCGCGCAAGATTTTCATGATTTCTGGTCAAATTGGCATTGTAAATTGCTTGACCAATTTCATCAAACTTGAGAGTCGGTTGAACTAACTTCATTCTTTGTCTCCAAAGTGTTTGTGGTATATCTACCAAAAAATAGTTTTTGACAGCCATAAAATCATAGATAGTGTTTTAGTAAATGTGGAGGCCAAGATGGAAGTTCGACCGAATTATAATTATCTCCGAGTTTTAGAAGACATCAGAGCTTGGCCGTTGAGAGTTTGGTGAACTCTGCATAAGAGTAGGTTTTATGATATAAATCTCCAGGAAACTTGGCTATAACTTTAGAAGTATCTGGAGGAATGAACCCAAACATTTGATAATGAAAGGCCAAATTGCTTGAATAATTTATTGAAGGCGTATGGCAATGTGTTTTCATATATCCTTGCTGATTGATCGTCTGCCAAAATCTTCTATCTCCAGTAATACCTTCGCGTGAATCTTTAAATACCCACGCACCAACAACTGGAAACGCCGTTTTATCTATATAATAGCAATTAGTATCATTGAAATTTACACCATCTGATTCTCGACAAACACCTAAAAATTTTCCATCTATAGTGTATATATTTCTTGTCGCAGTCACTATATGTGAATTGGTTTGTATTTGTAGATCATGTAATATTTTTACATGATCGCTATTAATCCAATTATCGCCATCCAAAAATACTATGGCATCCGCACCTAAAGTTGCTGCGCTAATCGATCCCAAGGTTCTGGGGGTATCACCAAAATCATTATGATTCGGAATCTTTAAATGAAAAACATTCCAATCATCGATTTCAGGTTTTGGTTTACCATCCGCAACCATAACATGCATAATGTTAGTGTGAGATTGGTTTATAACGCTGTCATGACAACGCTTTAATATATCAAGAGATTCTTCGTAATATGGAGTAATTATAGCAACTTTTTTCATGTGGCTAGCATACTATAGTAATTACTCAAGTTTCCATATATTTTTTATGCGATCAATCATATCTTCGGCCGCGCGATCATATGATTTATCTTCGTTGGAATTCCCTTCGCTTTTAGAATTCCATTGTTGGTGTTCCAATATGTTCATCATTCCCTTCGCTTTTAGAATTCCCATAGCTGGTATGTTTTCTGGCTCTTCTTCTTCCTCATGACCATCCCAACGCATTTTAAAATTAACTACATCTGCGTCGTTCAAAATGTAGACTCTGAATTCATCTCTTTTAAGAGCAATCGCAGTAGTATGATAATAGAACGAGTTGCAGTTATGTTTTAACCAATCCAATATTGAGGAAATATCTATAAAATTTCTTACGACAAAACGATTAAGTAACATTTTTTCATGAAGATTAGTTCCGTAAATGGATTTCCATTCTTCATTGGAAAGAAGTTTATCATTGGTAATACTTAAGATATTCATTCATTCTCTCATCTTTTAGGTTTCAACAATGTTTTCCCAAAACATTTTGAACAACGCCGCATCAGATTTATCTACTATGTAAATATATAATGTATTAGACCAAGTATTTAATTCGTTTGTAATATAATACAAAGATTTACAATTTTCACTAAGCCATTTTTTCATGTTTGTCAATATTGCTATAGTCATGTCTCCATTTATAACAAATCTATTGTTTATCATAGATTCCATATAAGAAGAACCAGAAAGTGCTTCGAATTCTTTCGGATATAACAAATTAGGTCTTAATAACTCTGGTTTAGCCGCCATATCGTTCGATCACTTGTCTCATTTCACGCATTAATGCGTCAACGCTGATATCACGCTTCACCACCTGGGACAAGTCGCCGTAATGCTCTTCCAGACAGTTGAGCAAAATGTTTCGGATCACCATTTCATCCGGAGAATGAGGTAGCTTGCTTGTAGTATACACGTCTTCAAGCGAACGTTCCTTCTCATCGAAATAAGTTTGGATACGTTCCAGAGACCATTCGCCACGACGAATACTCTTCAACTGCTCGCGATTGCGCTGAAGATCAAGATCACCTTCGATCATGATCTGCTCTACTTCCGCAAGTAGTCTTACTACATGCATCGCAAATTTAAGATCATAGCCATGTTCTTCTATTGTTGCAGCGCGTTTTGGATTAGATTTATTTTGTCCGCCTTTTATTTTACTCATTTGGGCGAACGAATAACCTTTGAACTTAAACCAAGCCCCTTTATGTAAGAAAAGTTTACGGTTCTCGCGGACGATAGAACTAATTTTCGTAGAATGTATAACACAATTATTCGGCGTAAACAAACTGGCAATTAAATTTGGATTATTTTCCATACAAAGTTGAAAATACTTAATTATACTAAAAATTGAAAAATCGTATTCTTTTGCTCCACTTGGGTCTTTAATATGATGCTGCTGATATTGTTCAAACTTTTCTGGCTGTTTACCAAACCCGAAAATTACACCAGCTTCATGAGGAAAAATTATATGACGAGGGGGAACGCAAAAACCATATATATCAATGTCAGAATCATCAGTGCTACAGCCATAGGCAGCACTTCCCATAATGGTTAAATATGCCGTATTATCGGGCATCCATTTTGGGCATGGCATCAAACCGGCAGATTGGAGTTTCTGAATGATCATTTTTAATGAATAGCGCGCCAAGCTATTTTAGTCAATCATTAAATTTTCTGCGGTGATCAGCAATGGAACAACACAATTCAATAAATTCATTTTGTTCCATATCCATTTTGATTTGGTTAACTTTTTTATGAAGCCATTGGACATTCTCAATCGTATATCCTTTTTTGAGTCAATCCTATCTAAAGAAGCCGTTTTATTCTGTGGCCGCCCCAATGAAATTGGTATTCCATGATATGTATCCTTACCTTTTAATCTCTCATTTTGAAATGAATAGCTTCAACATCACTTGAAAAAATCCAACCAGTATCTTTAACTCTTATGACTGGATTATAGCAATTTGCAACTATCCAAGACCAAGAATCTATGACGTATTCATTTAATTCTTCGAAGGTATTTTCTTTTTCTACATTATCGATTACAAAACTACCAGAAAGTTTTCTAGTAGAATCGAGTTCTGGAATAAAGGTATCTTCGATAAAGACATTTTTATAGAAAATAGATTTATAATTTTTAAACCATGTCAAAAAATGATCTTTGGTAGTCTGACTACCAAAAGCTACAAATGTCTTTGGTATTGCGTAGCCATATTGATCAGCATTTTTTGAATTTGAATTATGACGAGTTACAAATCCATAATCTTTAAAATTTTCTCCGAAGTTTTTAACCCAAATTGTATAATGGAAACGCATAGTTTCGTCAGTAACGTCAAAATCACTAACAAGAAGCTCTAAACAATCATCAAATTTTTCACCGTTATCTATGGTGCGAACCAGAGGATTTTTTGGAAAAGAAGGTGTTGCGTATGCGCTCATAGAGCCACCTGTATGAATTGATCCTCCTCCAAGAGGTACACCATAAGTTAAACCTCCTGTTCCAGGCGCAGCGGGAGCATGAAGTTGCCCGTAACTTGGATTTGGTATAGGAGCAAATATGTTTGTATATGGAGGATAATTGGTGTAGTCTGTAATCATTGTTGTTAACCACGCGATATTTGCGGTGGTTGCTACAGAGCAATTCGTAGAATTTGCAGTCACGATAATTCCTAAATATTTTCAGATTATGTGTAGACTATAATAAAAAACGTGGTATTATGCAATATAAGTTTTAAGGAGATAACTCAATGACCTCCCCTAGCATGATTCAAATCACTACCGAACTGGCCGATCTGCGGCAAGCGTTTGTGCGTGAAGGTTTCGACCTTCGTTTCGTTGGCGGCATGGTTCGAGATATCATGCTGGGTGTCGATTTTCACGATGTAGACCTGTGTTCGGATGCCAATCCTGACGAACAAATCGCAATTTATAAGGCGAATGGTTTCGCCTATTATGAGACTGGAATTAAACATGGGACTGTTACGGTTCATATCAACAATAATAATTATGAAATAACCAGTCTGCGGACAGAAACTGATCATGATGGTCGTCATGCTACTGTCCAATTTAGTTCGGAACAGAGTTTAAATCCTGATCTTCTTCAAAAATTTATAGATATGGGCTATAATCCAGATCAAGAGTATGATTTTCAGGAATTGATGGCAGTATTTCAGCGTATAAACCGATAAGATACGGTTTATTTAATTTTTTTGTAAAATGAGTTATCCCGAACTTTGATTTTCCAAGATAATTTTCTGCATTGAAAATTATGATAGATTGGTTGAATACGTGGATTTTTGTTTTGAAATTAAAAATATATCTGACGAATCAGTAAGCTTAATTTTACCGGCAACATTGGTAAGGAAAATTTCACCAGCTTTAGAATTCAAAACAGCCAAGATTCTCAAAATGTTTTAAAATAATATTTTTCATTATATTCTTGTTTATTTTTCTTGTTATGATATATTTATTAAATAGTGCCAATCGACGCGATTTAAGGATAAATACATTATGAAAATAAAGTTAAAGAGTTTTGTGGATATTATTACGGACCAAAATAGGCGTGATTTGACCATAAATTCCATGAGCATGACATTCGATGGCGATCTGATCGATCCTTACAATGGCGCCGCCGATCTGAGAAACAAGATTGTTCGTTTTGTTGGAAATCCAGAAATCAGGATTAAAGAAGATGCATTGAGAATTTTAAGATTCTTGCGTTTTCATGGACGGTTTTCTCAAGGTAAACCATTAAATAATGAAGCGATGAAAGCTATTATCCGTAACGCTGAAGGGCTGAAGGGTATCTCTCGCGAACGTGTTTGGATGGAAATGGCTAAAATCGTTACCGGAAATGATGCGAAATATCTGGTCCGAAATATTTACGATATGCATCTGGCCGAAATGATTGGCCTGCCCAATGGTGATGTCAATCGTCTGCAACGACATACCAAGAATCCGGTTACGCTGATGACTTCGATGCTGGGAGCAGAAATCGAAGGGCTGACACAAGAATGGAAGTGGAGTGCTGAAGAACGCGATCTGGCTCTGTTTCTGTCTAAGTTTATCAACAAGACTACGGATTTCTTTTATACGGATACCAACTATAAGCGGCTGGTAGCCCATGATGGATTTTCAAAGGAATGGGTTTCCGAACTGGCTTTGATGCATAACAACAAGGTCTTTGCCACTTCTGTAAGGGACTGGGAAGTTCCGACGTTTCCGGTTAAAGGTGTTGATCTGATCAAGGCTGGCATCAAGCCGGGTCCGCAAATGGGTGAAAAGCTGAGAGAAATGAAGAAGGCTTGGGCCGATTCATTCTACTCTCGAACCAAAGATTCTCTGATGAAAATGATTTAAGGAGTTTTCAAAATGCAATACATTCTTACCCAAAGAAGAGTTTGATGATCTCAAAGCCAAACGACGCGAGGAATTGAAACTTTCTCGTAAAAAGCTTCAAACACTTTGCACAAAAATTAGCGATACTATGCCGGTCGATTGGGGATGGGGAGAAGGAAACCCCAAACCTTGGGGGTGTATTCTTTCTACGGATGAAGAATGGTATTGCGACGAATGTCCCGTATCCGAGATTTGTCCTAAAGAGTACTGTCGGATGGGTTCGTTTTACTATGTTTGGTAAGGATGTTTGGATTGCAATCCGATCTACCAAATATCATTAAATCGTCAGCCTCAGAATTGAAGAATATCAATGAATCGCTGCTTTTGACCTTCATACGAAAAATGCGTCATCGCGGCGCCGAAAAGTTTTTCATGCCTACCCCAGATATTCGCAATGGATCAGGATATTATCCGAATGGCCATGGAATAAATCCAACAACACGAGAACCCAATAAACCGCCGCCAGTGGCTACTTATGATTCACTTCCAAAGAAAATGCGTTTCAAAAAAGAAATTATCAATGGCTTGGACAATAGAGTTGATGGGGATACGGCTTGGGTGCTTGAGAGCCGTTAAATGATATCGTAACTGTTTGGATCGAAATTGGTAGAGAATGCCGATTTAATTTGGCTTGGTGAAAAAACCACATAATGATTTGAAACAAAATGGCCTCTAGGACTGTCATCGATGTTGAGTGCAATGAATCCATCATAACCTTGTTGCTTGGCGGACTTAATCATTCCTTCAAAATCTATACCTACAGCAGGACCATTACCACCACCTTTAAAGTCATATACGGCTGGTTTTTGAATTGAAAGATAAACTGGTAAGATGTTCTGTCCGGTTATTTCATCTTCACGAGTAGCATCAATCTCTAAAGTTTCCCATGCGCTCATAGCGTCCTCGTAAGGTCTCCAATTACCGGTTTTTTGAGCTTGTTGCTCTAAACGGAAGACTTCATTTTGTAAACGTTCTCTTTTTCTTTCGAAATATTCTACGTCATGGACGGTGTGTCTACCGGCATTTTCAGCATAATTAGCGGCTTCATCTGGATTGGAAGTGAAGAAGAAACCTAGAGTGGCGCCGCCATTTTCACCGGTAGACAGACCACCGCGAGTAGCAGAGAACGCATTTATTGGTTGGTTTGTTCCGTGATAAACTTTTAGTGGTTTTCCAGTATC